CTTGCCGACCGCAAGAAGCGATTCAGGATTGACCCTACAAAGGGTATGGGTGACTGGCGGTTCATGCTAACACCCAAGGGACTGATCACCGTAGAGGAGCTTCCTGAGGGTTGGGGGCTCCTTGAAACAGACGGTCGTCGAGTATACAAGACTTATGGGTTCCCACCTAACACGATGTGGTGTGAATCACCGCTCGTCGGATGCAAAACCGCTGAGCTTGGAATGATGTATAGTGCCCTACGACGAATGGTGATACGAGGACACTTCAATGAAATCTATGAGGGAATGCCGAATGTATGAAAATCTTGAAATGAATGGCTATCCAGTGATCTTTTCACTTCGTCTGGTCACAGAACCGGGAGAAGGTTGGAAAGGTACTCAGTATATTGGATCATACAAAACTTTGGCAGAGCTTAATGCCGCTGTTAATGAACTGAAAGTACCATTGTACTGGATGATCGAAATTGACCTTGAGGAAAAACCAAATGAGTAACATAGTAGCAGTATGGCTGAAAACAGACTCGGGCGACAGTTATCTATTCCTTGAGAAAGATGTTATAGATTGTCAAGATGTGGTGCATCGCATTCACAATGGAATGAACGATGAATTCGCATATGTATATGACTGGGAAATCGAAGTGATTGGTGATTTAGACCGTGCATCACTAAGTAGCCAAATACGTTACTTTAAAGATGACCTTTTCGAAAAACTTGACGCGGATGCAGACTAGATCATGAAAAGATTCAGGGTGATCAAAATAGAAACAATTCATGGTCCGTTATTCACCGTGCAGGAGAAGGTATTCTATCTGTTTTGGATTGATCACCGTACTCATTGCACATTGAAAGATGCACTAAGGCAAATAGAAAGGATTAAGACTGAAAACAGCTTACCAAGACCAACGGTAGTGCATCGTGAAGAGGGTTGATACTAAAAAACTAAACCCTCATAATGTCAAACCGCACTATACATACTTCAAATGGACAAATTGTCAAAAGTGTGGTCTAGACTTTCGTCGAGAAAATGGCGTCAAATGGTATTGGTTTCAGGTCAAAGAAATGTACCTTTGTCAAGACTGCTCATATAACGGCAGTGTGCAATGGTCAAACGAATATGTGCAGTGGCTTTACGATGTGAATCACTTTAAACGACCACCCGGCGGGAGATAAATATGAATATTCGAAAACTAATTAACCACCTTGAGTCAGTTGCAATCATGTGCGGCGAGGATCAAGTCGTTCAAACATTTGATCCTGACCTATTGGAATGGCACCCTGTTACCGGAATAACTTACGGTGGCGGTGATAACGTTATTAAATTATACACCGATGAGGATTGATCAATGAAGAGATTCAAAATTACCAAAAAGTACTACTCATCTGACCCAAATGACTACTTGTATCGAGTATATGAGCGAAGCTTCCTATTCATGTGGGACTGTCTGTCAAGCCACAAATCACTTGAACGGGCAGAACATCACATCGCGTCAATCCTAGAGAGTGAGGAACGCGAAAGACTTACAAGACCGATCAAGTCTGAAGAAGTTGTGTCGTATGTATGACCCAACGCCTGTACTTGATGGAGAACAACGCACAACTGAATAAGATCGGTATAGCAAAAAATCCCTCGAAACGCAAGCGTCAATTGGAACTAGCTTCTGGTCTGAATATTAAGATCATTAAATGCTGGGTTACCCTTGACGCCACTGCTCGTTCTGTGGAACAATACCTACATCGACTATTCGCACGACGAAGGGTGCAGGGAGAGTGGTTCACACACATCTCAATACCCGACATCGAATACGCTGGATACGAATTAACCGAATGTAACCACGATGGAACAATAAAGAGAGGAAAATGATGGCAAAGGTTGAGGCAAGGTACTGGTATTTCATTACACAGAATGATATGGGTGACACAATGAGTCTGTCACCACGTTGTCCTATCAATAAATGCGACGAAGAACCAACACTCGCTCGTATTTGCGTTGCCCCAACCGCTGCACACTGCATGACCGCTATCACTCTTTACTCCCACTCGGATATATACGTCTATCGAACTCGACGCAAGGTGAAAGCAACCAAACCATGGGATGTGTACGACTCACACATTACTCAGGAACACTGGCTGACATCAAAGACAAGATTTACCAAAGTAGAAACACTTGACATTTCTAAATTCTCAAATTATCATGGGTGGTTCTACGTGGGTGACGTAAAAGAGCAATACAAAGCAAAAGTAGCAATCAGGTCATGGTGTCGCAGACGTGACCCACGGCTTAGCACAGTTAGTAAGGCTAATCAACTATGGAGAAAGAAATGAAACACATCGAGAGACACACATATGTACTTAAATACTGTACGGATAAAATGAATCTCTTCAGCCTCATCCGTGAGATTGAACTGTTCAAAAAGACATGGCCCAATGCCACCGCTGATTGGTGGTCAAATCAAGGTGAAGTCCACATCTGGTATGAAGGGTGGACGTTAGGGCGAGAGCTTGCTGAGGGTGCCGCATCTGATTTTCAACAAGCTATCAAACGTCATGAGTGGTGGGAAGAGAAATGAATAAGATGAAAGATTACGAAAAGACACTCGCGGTCATCAAATCCTGCAAAACACAAAGCAAAAATGATGAAAGAACGTGACCGACTAACCAAAATTTATAAGGCGAATGAACAATGAAAAGCACTATTCAAGAACTGATCGAAGAAATCCGTGACTGGGAAATGGAGGCAGGTGAAAGCTATTGCGACTACTTCTTTGACCGCTACTCATATGACGGTCGTTGGATGGCATTTCTCGAAAGCAAAGAATTCCACGCTGTAGTAGACGAAATCAAAGAAGACGTTTATATCTGTACTGACGGAACCGTACTTGGTTGCACTGACCAACAACTGAAATTCGAACCATACTCAACTTGGCATGAGGAAAAAGGTGGAAAGTGGGATGAGGATGTTTACCGCAAAGACGTAGCACTATGGGCTGAGTTCCTTCTGCTTCATGACGACATCTATCAAGACCACAAAGGATTCCTAGTAGAGTACTTCGAATGACTGACTGGAAAGAACTTGATGACGTAGAGAAACCCTGTAGCAATACCAACGGATGGTGTGGTTGGTGCGGTAACTGCCGAGAACACTCAGAAGAACTGATCGAACGTGAATCATGGGGAGACGATGAGTGAGAGGATTCCATCAAGGTAAGTGGTATGCTGAAGTCTACCAGTCAACACGACATGTAGGCACAGAAACTCTAAGCGTAAAGCAGTTCGATACAGAGGAAGAACGTGATGCCTTCATCACCGACTACAATCAGATCCTACTTACACACATCGGTACACCAAGGGTCTACACAATTGCTACAGAACCATCAACCTATGTCATCTATGATTTCCTAAGAGGAAAATACCAATGAACATCAATTTAGGAATGCTCGGTAAAGTAACACTAGACGAAATCAACCCACCGTGGGTGTCAGCTGACGGTTTCTTCATCACTCACGATGGATACACCGAATCAGGTATCCGTGTACATGCCGTCATCGACAACAGACAATACGTCACTCACCCAAGATGCTGGAATGATGCTATCCTCATCCAGATCTAAGAGGAAATACAAATGAAATATACAATACGATATGACTACAACTCTTGGACTCTTGGTTGTGAGTGTTGCACCGACTGTAGTTCTGAGATTACAATCTTCAATGGTGGTACGCTGATCAAACTAATTGAGCATTCCGACTTGATGGAGAACGCTGAAGAGCTTACACAATACATCAATGAAAACCACCCAGAATACTCTAGCTTCACCATTGATCCTGATTCAACTTGGTGGTGATATGACGAAAATAGAAGCTCTACAATTTGCTCTACAACACGTAAGGAACTACAACGATAGGTGTTACATTCAATTCCTAATCAGCAGAGAGCTATGGACACCAAAGCCATAACTGATATTTTACCCGCTTCGGAGGGTTTTCTTTTGCCCACAAAAAAGCCCCGCTCATCCGTGAACAGGGCTGACATCAAACTACTAAACCATCTACCATCATAACCGTAGGCTTGAACTCCTCAGCACGTATTGCAATACGCTGATCAAATGCAGGTACATCACCCTCAGCAAATGGATCAAACCACAAAGTAGAAAACCGAATACGGAAAGAACTTCCAGTGTTAGACACAATCTTCGTATTGTAAATCAACAAACTAGAAGGGTCTAGAACCAATACCTCAATGAAAGAAGGATTCAACCTCGGCTCAACATACGTGTAATCCAAATACCCAACACCCGGTGGACTATCATTATCCTGAACAACATGCACCTCAATCATCAACGCACTACTACCCCCAGTACCACCACCATAAGGCAATTCATGGAAATAACCCAACTTAGCAGCTACAGCAGGACCAACATTCTGAATAGCCTCATACAACTGATCACGTGTAACACTCATTATCATACCCCCAAAACTTTATCAAACCAACATGGCCCAATTTCAAAGAAGTATAACAGCTTTACCCCAAAAACACAATACCCCCAAATTCCAATTCCCCCCTATTTTCAACTCCCCAAACTACAACTCTTCCCAAATCCCTATCCCCAGAAATCCCCAGATATTGGTCTGAAGTGTTTAACGCCCCGGCACCTGCCAGCCTACCGCCCGTCTAGGAATCTCAAAATCCCTGCGAGTTGGCACCCTTCTTGCTTACCCAATCCATGGGCTAGGCACTTCCATGAGCATTGAATGCTTCTCATTCATCATGCATTTAACATAATACTGATTATACGAAGTGCGCATCCCTTGCCCCATTGGTCACCAACAGGCTGATATAACTAGATATGTGGTATATGTGGTGGATAGGCTATATACATGCACGTTGCGTGCACTCTCCACCATTAACACAATAATACACCCTTTCGGGCTGCATGTATAGCTTTTTCTGCTGATAATCAGCGAATATGCGCAATGCAAATGATTATCACTAACTATTTCTCCCACTGCATGGCAGTGAAAAGGGATCGCTAGAGAGGGATGCTTAACCCTATCGCCGATAGTGTACGCATATCCCACAATAGGTAATTCTGAGAATAGTCAATATTATGTCGTATTAACGACATATGCGTCTAATGCTTGTGGCTTAAAGCCACGGTCTACAAGGCTTTGAGAGGAACGCTATTTCTATGCTATGCATAGGGTAGGGTAGGTGCATTGCTATGCAATGAGTGAGCTTGTAGGAGCTTAGAGACGCCATTATGGGCTAGTGATAGGAGAGGGAACAGGGGTTATCACCCTGTTATATAACCTGTTTAGTGAATAGCTATACTCTTATGTTATACATAAGAATAGTTAACTCTAAGACTATATCTCTCTAGTGGGAGTGTTTCCCACTCCTCTTCTCTTAATGCTCTCTAAACGCGCCCTCCCGTTAATACGGGAGAATCTAGAGCAGTATACTGGCAATCAGTCGATTTAGTCAAGACCTATTCAGGTAATAGGTTGCTTCTGCTAACACTTTGTGGTAGGAGGGTGATTCCTGCTAATGATTCTCATTTGGGTAGTGATTTATTGCTGACATAAGAAAGCCCCCGTTAGGAGGCTTCTTGTTCCACGTGGAACATTTAATAATCTGAATAATCCCAATCATCCATCATTTCACACATTTCCTCATGCCGTGCATGGTCGGCAATAAAACCTTTATCGGTTGCCCATTTATCCATCCATGCCTGAGCGTGTTTTAGTTTGAAGAATGTGCGACGTCCATTGTAAGAGTTTCCCGGTGACACACCCATATCACAAAGGCTTGACGTTCCCACATACTGACCTTGTGAATAAATCAAGATACATGGAACAAATAGACCAATATTACTTTCCATGTAGGGGCGGCCTGTAATGACACGTTTGTCGATACCGTATACAGGGTGTGCAGTATAAACGGTTACACCGGCTTTCATGTCTTTGACACAGGCTTTCACGTTTGCCGTTTTCATTTGTTCACCAATGAGGTTAGTGTTTTGAGTTCGAATTCTGGTAGATAGAACAGAGTGTTAACCCCGCTGCTGTCTATCAGAACATCATCAATATACAGGTGCCATTGATCATGCATCAATTTGTATTTCCCTATTGTCTTACCTTGTTTGAGGTCGATAAGGTTGGCGTTACTGTCAACCCTGTATGACGGTTCCTTTTCACCGTAAACGGTGTATGTAAAGGAGTCATCTTTGCAGTTCAATTCTTGATAAAGATATTTCATGGTGAAACCTTTTAATTGTAATCGTTTTCTTCAATGAACCCGCAAGCTATAGCCCTCTTTCTAGCTTCCAACATTTGAGGGTTTGTAGTTTTGTGACCACCTGAACAATAGTCACCATGCTTACCGTATCGGCTAATAAGCGTCCAACCACTAATAGCCTCATTGCCACAGAAGTACAAGTCTTGCCCATTGTGACAACCTAGGAAATAGCAACTTTCACAATCATGCTCATGAATAGGTTTGCGATTAGTCATTTACAGGTTACTCAATGCATAGTCATATTCATGGCTGTCTATATCGTCTCGGTAAACTTTACCAAGTACCCCAATTTCAAAATCTTTGCTACGGTACTGGCGTTTCATCACTTTGATATCAAGCCATGGTTTCAGTGGTCTATATACATTGTCTGGTCTGAATTCTTTGTGCAGTTGCTCAAACAATGAGTCAAGGCATTCAAAACCAACAGTGTGGGCAATGAGTGAACCCAATGCGTGACGTTGTTCTTCTGTCAATTTAATAGCTTTGGTTGTCATGATCAGTTCAGTCCTAAGGCGATTTTTTCGGCGGGTGTGAGTTTGGCAAGCGCTTGGCGTTTCAGTTCACCACTATTCCAGTGCTGAAGGTCTGCAATGCTTTCGTGAACTACAAAGTCACGCTTTACATAGTGACCATGTTCGCCGGCTACCTCTTTAGCGTCTTTTTCATTAGACATAAAGCAATAGTGGTTAGTACGGTCGCCGCCGTCCCAACGGGAAACATCGTAAGCTTCAATGATACGAGTAGTCATGTGTCACACCTTAAATCATTTTGAACGATTGTACTTCAGTAGTTACAACTTCAAACCGGGTATGTAACCCTTGGGCAAGATCATCAATCAAGGTTTGAGCATTGTAGCGAATTTGATCCTCTGTACCCTCGATACCCCAAATACTATCGGATATCTCTGTTTTGTTACCTTCAGAGTCGAGTAGTGTAACTTCGATACCAACATATGACCACTCGTTATTGCACCACGAACGCAAGTACTCAAAGTCGGCACGGGCGGCAATGGCTGCTTTCTGACGTTTGCTTTCTGTACCATCTAGTGCATCACAACCCCAACCGTCACGCAATGCGATAGCACATGCTTCTTTGAAGTTGTAGTACCGATATTCACCATTCGCGCTATTCAAAATCAACTCATCAGGACGTTTGTTGCGACGTACCCAACCTGTTACTGGACCATGCCCTTCGCAGTCTTCCCAAGGGGCGCCACTGTCATGATCTATATGTACTTCGACAGCAAAGGTCATATCAACGTCAGCAACGGTCATTTCGATATTGTTCATGGTACTCATCTCTTTATGGTGAGAGGGGCTTTCCCCCTCTCTGTGACTACGATTGTACAGGGTTTAGAAAACGTTGCAAGTTTTATTTAAACACTTTCAACCATTCTTTACCATCCCAATAAAACTCAACCTTTGCAGCGTTTGCAGGCTCATCTACGCAATAGGTACGCTTGGCATTAAGGCACAGTTCATACGCTTTCATCATTGACGGTTGATCGACAACTGTTTTAGTTGTTCCGACTGGAATTGCGGGTAATGGAATATGACTTGACCCGAACAAAAAGCAGAAGAACAAGAAAGTGAGAACCATAATGATTTTCATGGTTGATCTAGACATGCGCTTAATCCTTTATCTCGTTGGGTATGGGAGTATTGTATTAAATACTCCCAAGCCTTGCAATCTTTATCGTACAATTTTGAAAGATTCTTTTACGTCTTCCAAGCCCCAAACACAAGCGTACAGGTCGATGTTAGTAAAACCATTGGTATGGTTGAAGTACCAGTCGGCAGAAGCTTGGACACTGAGAGTACCGCCCGATTCTTGAACACGAACTTGATAACCTTCGCTGTCCGTTGCTGTACCTTCAAGGCTGAACCATGATGCATCTTTGTCAGCTTCAAGGGTGGAACCAATCAAAGAAAGTTTGATAGTCTTTTGAGCCTGCATAGCTTTGAACTCTTTATGAGCGGTTACAAGGTTTTCTTTCAAGATACTAGCATAGGACATTTTAGAAGATGGTACACGTTGAAAGAACTCTTTAGTGGCTTTGTGTGCTTCTTTCATTACGTTCATGTTCGTTACTCTCTGTGATGAGAGGGGCTTTCCCCTTTCTTGATACCAATTCTACAGCCTTTAGAAAACAGTGCAACAACTATTTCGATCTAATAAAAGGTTTCCTTATAACCTTCTGAGAATAACAGGCACCATCCCTTCTTGTAGTCCGGTATCATTGTTCCCGCTAGATAATGATATACTAACTAAAACCTCAGTCAAGAGGTTTATAGTAATAACCTGACTTCTTACCTAACCATCTGTGTAATGTTGCATGTGAAATATTACAAGCATTGGCGCCTTGACGTATCGTCTCAAACTCGCCATTTGGTGTACAAATAATACCCTTTGACTTGTAATGCTTTTGTCCTTTGCAACTTTCATATGAACCATGATTTTCAGATAAAGTCAATAATTTACAGCTTTCTATCTGTTCTAACATGTTTTCATGATTTGTTATAAATCGGCAATTACCTAGAGTGTAGTGTCCTAAGTCTTTATACCTAGCCAAACAATAGTCATGTTCACCAGTGCCAATCTGATTCGGTTGAATACCAGCGTCAACCATCAAATCTTTATATTGATCGTATGTAATATTTACGCTCAAACCTCTTAGCTCGCTAGTTCTTAGCTTTGTTCGCCACTTCCGTCTAGCTACTCTATCCAAGTTGTCAGTAGCTATAAAATCATCCCGCGACCATTTATCAATATTTGATTGATCATAAAACTTACCTATCATTTTTCCTCCTTTCCTGTTTGTCTCGTGCCATACCTCACACCGTGTACCGTCATTATACACGAATTAAAGACAAAAGAAAGCCCGTCTTTCGACAGGCTATGTTCCACGTGAAACTATTTTATTCATTATCATCCGTAAACTGACTTACAAATGATTGAACGCGAGAGTCTAGGCATTTGTAAGCGGATTCAATATCACGCAAACGATTTTGATAATAGCTTAACGCTTCGACAAATGCCGATTGTTCAGTCTTTGCACGCATCGCGAGATTAAACCCGCGAGTGGTATCATACAACCAGTATCCGTCCGTACACTCTGTGATTGCAAGGGTATCTGTCAATTCTGTGTGTTTGATAGTGCTAGCCATGATACTTCCTTAATTTGAATTCGCGGTGCAATCAACACCTTTGTAGTAAAGTACTACGCCAGTTTGACCTTTTGCACAAGCTTCTGACAAGCGCTTATCGCTTTCTTCTTTTTGTGTCTTGTAGCGTTCGGCACTGGCGATACGGGCTTGCTCAGTTAAATGCATATCGAGGAATTGCGAAGCTGTGTAGACAACAAAAGCAGAAACAACAATGGCGAATGCGATTTTCATTTTCTAAGTCTCTTTTATGAAAGAGGCTTTTCCTCTTTCTTGACGCCTATTCTACACCTAAAGGATACAGAGTCAACAACTATTTTCATAAAAATACGAAAAAGCCCATCGGGTTAGGATGGGCCATGGTGTGTTATTTGCAGATATAGACCTTTTCTTTAATGGTCCCGTTCTTTAGTTGTTCACGTTCCAATGCAATATTGGCCCGCTCAACTTCAAAAATGCCTCTTCCTGTACCTTTCGAATTTGCAAGTTAAATTCAGCTTCTTGCAATTCCGTATAACGTTTCTCCCATAAAGCCTTTTGTTCAAAGTCAGTGGTATTAGGGCGTTCGGATGCTCGTTTATAAATTTCACTCATTTCTTGATGAAAGGTAGCCTCTGATTCCCATTTGATAGATTTAGCGAGAAACATCGTACACGCTACCATTAAGACCAAAATGACCGCAAGCGCAATAATGCTTAGCTTGTCATGATTCTTTACCAGCGTTTCAAGTTCTGCATAGGTTGGCTTGTCATTACAGATAACGTTTCGCATTCTATTTATTCCTTAGACCGTTGATCTTTTGTGTCATTACTACAGCGCTTTGTTTACCGCCATGTTTATCAGGGTGAACCAATTGCAACAGGCTGCGCAATTCATCATCATTGAATTGGTGAATAGTCTTAGGTGCATTACGGTCAATTTTACCATGCAAAAGAAAGTCACGCCCTCCTTTGTCATTGATTTGTTCAACTAATTCAGTCCAACGAGCTTCTAATGACTGGTATTTGACTTTCCATTTAATAGCCAACCATTGTTCATTGTTACGATCTTCTATTGCTTTGTCATAAGTAGACTGACGTACAAACATTTAAACCACCTGAATTAAGTTGTGCAATTTAACTAAGTTAATAACAGTAAGTATAAGCAATAATAACCGTAATACAAACGCCAACTTCGTGACAGTCTTAACTGTAAGTAGCGTTATAATGCTTACAACTACAGAGAATAAAACGATATATAGTGTCATACGATTCTCTGTACCATCTTAGCCTTGCTTAGTTCAACACCGTCCAATGTACACGCCCACACGGTGCCGTCATATGCGACGATAGCTACATGATCGTTTGTAATGTCGGCATAATCCTTACCTGTTTCAAGAAGATACAAAGCGGTTGCAATGTTGAAAACATTAAGGAAAGTTGCTTTAGTAGCCATGTTAGTTACTCTCAATTGTTTTAACAGTATAACGATAGCCACCATATTGGTTATCGAGTTTATCAACACGTTTTCTTGCACGTGATTTACTAGTGTAAGGTTTACCAACTTGTAAGCCTGTCATACGATCAATTATTAAGTATGACATTATTTAAAGACCTACATATCTGATAAACTTTTTCATGTTACACCTTTTAGTATTTCCCGTTGTTGGTACTGATTTTACACCCTTTAGAAAAGGAGTCAAGAACTATTTTCAAGGAATTTCGTTTTCCTGTAGCTCTTTAGATTCGATGTCGATGGAAACAATCTCGAATACCGTTTCACCGATCTGATATTTATTGAGCCAGTTTGTCAAGCCTTTTTCATCTTGCCATACGGCTTGGTATTCATCATTGTGCTGGCTTGTGTTGAGGGTGCTGTCAGCCTTGTCTGTAGTTGTATCAATGACATAATCGCTACAAGCTGACATTGTGCATACTACAGCAACAGTTGCAAATAGGACGGACATTTAAACACCCTCAAATGATTTAAGAAGTTGGTTCAATGGAACGTTATCAATTGGTAAAAAGTAGTCACACTCTTTATCACTAATTGGAAAGTCAAAAGCTTTAAATTTTGCATTTGTTCCAGAAGATGCATTTTCTAAATCTTTGATGTTTTCGCAAGCAACCCATAAAACCCGGTCATCTGTACTGTCTGTATTTGCATCAAAACCATTTGCAATTACTTCAAATTTTAACATTTTAAACCTCTTTTACGGAATGTATTTAACTAGTAATTTCACATTAACAAGTTGGCGCGCTTGTTCAATAATTGATGTTAGACTATGACCAAAAATAAGTTTGTCTTTGATCATTTTACCAACTGACACCACTTCAGAATCATAATCTTTGGTCATGTATTCTGCTACTTTATGAAGTGCTTGTCTATCGGTGTCTCGGATGGAATCCCACTCTCTGTCACCATGAATTGCAATAACCTGATATCCTGACATTTTAAACAACCTCATAAGTGAAAAGAGTTTCGCCATGGCCACCACGGAAAACCGAACCGTCAGAAACGTTGAACCAGCTGTTAAAGTCTGAAACCTGAAGAACTCCAGCACATACACGCACTTCAAAATACCTACCGTCAATGTAGATTCCGTTACCCTTGTTCAAATGGGATTGGATTTTAACAGCCGCTTGCTTTGGTGTTAGTTTCATACGTCACCTTATAAATTGGGTTGGTTGTACTGGTAAAGCCCCAGTCAAGGGGCTTGAGAAGTGGCTAGAACTAGTCTACTTGTACTGCTTAGCTAGAAATTCTTTCTCGGCATAGCCGAACAGCTTATTCCCGTACATAGGATGATTTGGGTTTCCTTCATCTTCCCAACCTTTAGGTTTTTCCTTCAAAACCCAATTTTGCGGCTCATCTAATTCAGCGATGTTAGAGAAGATGAAACCTTTAGGACATTGAGCTTTCATCAGTTCGCGGCTGTTCATCTCGTCTTTCTCCGTTGTTTGTTTCGATAGAGCTATAGTCTCACACCATTACCGACTGTGCAAGCACTATTTTCTAAAGATCATATTCTTTCTGTAAGCTCGTGGGGTGCGTCCTACGCCACTGCCATGCACACCCTTTATACCTTTGCGACTTAGTAGCTTGTGTGCCGTCTCAAGCCTTACCAGCTCGTTAGAGACTGATTTACAGATACAGGGTAACTCACTTAGTCCCTCATGCTTTCGCTCAAGTTCTGGGACGATATCAGATACTGAAAACTCTAACAGAGTTGTTGACGCAAGCCAGAGGTTTACACACGAACGTACATACGGCGTAATTTCGTTAGGTGCTGGCATTAAAAATCACCACAGTCGTAATCATAATAGGGGTCATCATATGGATAATTATCATATGGATAATCGCCTTCATCATACCAATCGTCTCTGGCGTCATGATATTCAGGTAACTCTAGTTCTGACTGCCAGTCGTCTTTTTCGAATTCATCTAATTCGCGGCATTGTTCATCAAATGACAATTCGTATTCAAGTGTATTGAACTCATCAAGTGCATTTTGGATTGTATTACGGTCTACCTTAGCCATTTTGTGATTCTCACAGTCTTGGGTTTCAGTTGATTTACTAAAGGCGTCCACCTATGTGACGCCTCTATAAACCTACTGTTATTCGTCGTCGCTTTCTTCTTCCTCATCTTCGTCTGTCAAATCATATTCATCACCGTCGATAAATTCGATATCATCGGAATCTTCCCGGCTTAGTTGGTCCTCAAGTCCTGACTGTATTTCACTTTCATAGTCACCTTTACCGCAACGAAACGCAGTCGGGTCGATTGCTTCAAGTGTACTACCAGCGCCGTAGGTCATACCACACACTTGCACGTCACCGTAAATCTCATCTAGATAATCTGAGTATTCCGAATCGCTCAAGCTTACTTCCCCGTTGCGAATGTCGAAGCCACGGAAAGTAGAAACGTTGTCGGCATAATCTGCCATATCGGGCATCAGAGATTGAATGATTGAATCAACTACCAAAGACATAATCATAACCCTCACACACTGTTTCACCATCAAAGAGGATGGAAACTCGTATTTCACCACTTGTCCAATCAGTTTCAGCCTTATGCTCAACTGAGATTGTAAGGTTCTCTTTAAGCAATTGAAGTAGTTCTTCTTTAGTCATTGGAACGGTCTCTCATCGCGTGTAGGAGGTTTACATGTACTTCCCATAGGGCAGCACTCCTACCATAAATAAAGTCTGCCACATCATCACTCAGCTCGTGTATACCTACGTCGTGACGTGCGATCATCTCCATGTTGGAACGACGCTCCATCTCCAACCATTTACGGAAGTCATCAATGTTGTCAATGCCTGAGTGACGGGCAAAAGCATCAAGTGGACCACGACAAAGCATACGCTCACTTACTGTGACAAGTCCAGCTTTATCTAGCTGTTCATCAATGCTCATTTTGCTATCCATTGGAACCCCATTACTTCAATGATAGATCCACACCGACGATACAGTGTGAACCCGAATAGTGTCAACTCTTCAACATAGCCAATTCTTTCGTACTCAAGCCAAAGGAATTGCCAGCGTTTTTCACGATTCATTCGGAGATACCTTAACAAGTCGATGGACAAACCAGTCATCATATGTTCCACCTAGATTTTCTTCGAATCCATGAGTTTCGATGACTTTGCCTGAAATATAGCCACCATCTCTTTCAGAGGTTATTTCAATCTTACACCATCGATCTGCCCACTGACCAGTAGCATACCACATTGCTATGTCACCAGTTTTGATACTCATTACCATGCCCCTTCTTTATTTGCTTGTTCACGGATGAGGTCACCCAGTGATTTGTTTGTTGATACGGTGATATCACCATTCATCATCTGCCACCAGCCATCTTCCTCACGCTTAGCAAAGGTGAACCCACCAGCTTCAAGGGTAGCCTTCGCTTCTGCTGCCAGTCTAAAAGCCATTTGGGTTATCCTCAAGGCTACGACAAACAATCATTTCGATTCATCTTTATCTACGAATTTGTAGACACTATAGTTGAGATATTTAATGCCGTCAATGGTTTCTACAGACTTCTGGGAACCAAGATACGGTGAGATTTTCCAACCATCCTCTTGACACTCATCCATAATCCACTTCGATAGGATGTCTTTGTCATATGTATCAAACCCTCGATACATCACTCTTCGTCGTTCAGATACCTTAACCTTACCCACATTCTCCAAGCCAGTAACTTGAGCCTCAAAACCAGAGCTGTGGAGTCCTGTAATTGCCATTGCAAACTGTTCCGCAGTTAATGACAACCGCAAAAAACGAGTGCGTGAGTTGGTATCGGTCACTTCGATATTGAAAATGTTACGGTTGTCGCGTCCGATATACAGCTCGCATTCAATCACTTCAATAGACATTCGTCAGTCTCCAATTTCTCTTTGATTTCGTTAATTGTCTCACGATACTCATGATCGGAAGATGTGTCAAGTGATCGGTAACCTACCCAAATGCAGAAATGTTGATTCAGTGCTGTCATTCCTAAGCTCAACGCATACTTACAGTCAGCGATTGCCTCATCACGGTCTTCACTCATTCCACTCACCTTTCTTGTACTTCATTGCGTTGTCGATTGCTTCACGCATTGTAGTACCTTTCCCGGCAAGACACAAGCCATTTGATACATCCCAGACGACGAAACTATCACGCTCAGGGTTGCAGCGAACTGTCAACTCCCCATCTGAAAGGACAAGAAACTCAAGACGTTGTGTGTCAGTGGTCTTTGGTGGGACAGCATCTGAATTTGTGTACCCATCTGTGAATTTAATCATTTGGATAAAACCTTCATGTAGTACTATAACCAGACTTTACTGAATTTGAGCTTTATCATATCCCAAATTGACCGATGTTCCAAGTCTTTTATTCGGCTTTCGTAAGAATTGATTAGCGACTCACGTGCCTTCTTGTAACCATATTGAAGCTCTCTCGTGTAGTCATCCAGCATTACTTGAATCACTTCCTCAAGCTCTCGGTCAAAGGCAACGAAACGATTCTCAATTGAATCATCCTTATGCCTGAAACAGAAACGTTTCACAGGTAAGTGATCCACCTTAATTTCATCTTTAAGGAAGACATCAGGGCTATTCCAACTAAATACAATTGGATTAGTCCGTGATGTCACTGGAATGTAACCAGCATGAGCAGTAACGACTTTACGATTAGCTGTGTAAAGTGTAACTCTCTCCATAAATACCTCAGTCGCTTAGTTTAACAAGTGTGCAGATACCATCTACTTTATCAGCATATGCTTGCTTGATCAAGTTTGCCTTTTCATATTGAGAAGGCTGGCGAGCGTTCAACCACTGACCACCAAGGTGGAATACGATTCCGATAAGTGTGGCTACTACAAAACCCCAACCAACGATACCAAACACTGCAAGGAAATGATATGTACTCTCCTTGTTAAAGATATCCAGACCAGCAAATGCTTCCATTGTTGACACAAACGGGAAAATCAGTGTACTTACCAAGACCGTCAACAAGAACGATGCAATGACAGTGAAGAAAGCAGTGAAGAACAATGCCATAGCCATAGACCAGACCAATGCTCGGATATATGTACAGGTGGTGTGGCAGCCGTAATCGAATTTTTTCTTAGCGCTACGAGAACCAAAACGATTGATCAAACGATAGTGCCAAGATTTAGTAGAGATGTTCATTTGTGTAACCCTTTTGAGTTTGTGTTTTGATGTTAAGAAGTATGAGGCTTTCAGCTGGACATGTCAAGAATGAATTTTCAGGTTTTCCATTACGTCAAACATTTCATCGTCGTACACATCACCAAGTGGTGGAAGTGGTGGAAGTGGCATCAGGTGCTTTAACATGATAGAAGCATGGTTTGCAATAATTCTTTCATCCGTATTTATACCTGAAATTATAGCAGACTTTTCAATACTCATCAAAATAATATCGTCACTGATCTTGTATTGCTCAGGTACTTCTTCAAAAGAGCCCATTAAACATTCAACCACAACAATCTTACCGATTGCCCACGAGTTTGCTGGTTTATAACAACCAATAATCATTGCTGGTTGACCAACCTGAAGTTCATTGTTAAAAGGTTTCACTGATTCCATCCTTCAAAATAGATTGTTTTTTCTTCACAAACAGGACAAAGACCAGAGTGGGTATCCCCGTCACGTTGGTCACTTCGGTGGTCAAGCTCATTATGAGTTGCCTCAACAATAGAATCACAAAAACCACATCTCCCACGGTAAAGCTTCTCACTTGGAAGCACACCTCGTTTTATAACTTTCACTGAATCACCTCAAGCTCATTAGCAAAGAAAAATACTATGTCTTCTACATCACCATCCATCGCAACACCAAAATCCCAAGCGTACCGTGGGTTTTCATTTGGTTCGGTTTCGATGATTGTGATGACACCGGTTTCACCTTCATGAGCGTGATCACCTTCAAGGATTTTTACACAATCACCTACTTTCATTCTTCTTCCTCCATTTCAAGAAGCTCTTCATTAAGCTCCTGATCATACAGGTCGTCGAGATGTTTGTCACGTTTATCTTCAACAACCGACGAACGGTTGAATGTGTTCATGTGTTTAGCTACATAGTTACGGTTCATTCTTCAATCCTAATGTTGTGACGGCCATACACCAACCTCTCCACAGTGAATCGACCCATTCTAGCTCATATGAACCATCATTATTGCGGTCGAGAAACTGCCTGTAATAAATGTGTTCATCTTCGAATGTTTTACGTCCACTCTCGATAGTTACCTGTTTGTCTTCGAAGGTCATCGCTTCACTACCTCCACAACGTAGTAGTTAGGGTGATGCTCCCAAGAACCACTACCATCCTTCCGCTTTACATCTCGCAGACGATCAAGGCTAGCACCTTCACCCATACTGCACGCCTTATTCCAAGCATCTCGTAGGAATGGCACGTGTATGTAACTATCTCCCGGTTTGTAGTTAGGGGGATATACAATCCAACTGATCTTAATTTGTGCTTTCTTCATTTCACATCATCCGATTGTACTTCTGCCCATTTGATATCACGAATGTGGTTTTCCCACATTGCAATGTATTGATGACGCATAGCTTGAAGATCGTCGATCATTTTGTCAAGCTTCATGACACGTTTTTCAAATGATTTCTGACCAGTTGCGTCAAAATCAAGATATACATGTTGAGAGCAGTCGGCTACACGAACACTTGCAGACATGTGACCACCTTGTTGGATCACCCACTGGTTACCTTTTACATCACTAGCTCGTTGTGTCTCGATCTTGCAGATAATGCTTCCACTTTCTTCGGGCGATGGTGACAGAAAATTCTTAGTAGTGTATCGCATTAAATATCCCTCAAAGCCAATGTGAGTTGTACTTCTAGTAAAAGAGCAACATTCCTACGAAGCTCAGTTTCAAGTCGCTCTATTTCGTCAGCAGCCTTTGTTACAGCCTCACCGTCAAGATGATCCCATGAGTGACCATTTCGGTAGTTATGTTCCATGGCGCGCAAGATAGATTTCTGACTCATAAGCCCAGCTCCATTTTTGTACAGAAGTCAATCGATTGTTGAGCTTCGTCAGCCATTTTGATGAATTCACCAGCAAGCTGACGATCCCGTGCATTGTGATAGCATTGAAATCCAGCAGGCGGAAGCCCAGCAGCACGCAATGATCGCTCAAGCTTAGCCAGTGTACGCTTCATGTCAGCAATTACAACATCTTTCGGATCGAGACCAATCATTCTTCCATCCCCAGAGCTTCACGTAGCTTACGTTGGTTGAGTTCACGACCTTGTGCCACACCTAGCTTGTATACATGGTTGAGAGCACTGTATAGGATCGAGTTTACATCAGGTGCGACAGCTGAGAAGTCGAAATCTTTCCACTCATACTTGATGGTCTCAAACGAGACATCACAGTCACGATGGTTGATTGTAAAACCAAGATCTTCCAGCAGTTCACACTTCTTGTTCAGGTCGTCGATGTTCTGGTTACGTCGCAGCATTTGGGTATCTCCTGTAGATATGGAGTCAATTCTACAGGATGATTTCTGGCTGTCAAGCTTTATTTTAGACAAAGAAAAGCCCCTCACTTGGAGGGGCCGAAGGTGTATCAGTAAAGCTCGTACCAACGCTCAGTCAGTTCGTTCGTTGAACCACCTACAGATGCCAATTGGTACTGCCATCCAGCAGGCACGGTGATTGTATTTGCATCCGCATATGTAAGACCTCCAGTTCCGACGTTAGTAAGAACTGTAGAATTAAATATGAAAGATGTTGCACTAGCGTTCTCCCTAATCTGAAGACTAACAAAACGGTTCGCGGGTGCACCTGCAAGTGAAGCCCTAACATGCACTTCTCGTTCGTTTGGTGATGTGTTGTTATACCAAGTACCTACGTTTCTTACCGACTTAACGTCTCTCCAAATACGTTTGGATTGAGGTAAGAATGTTGGAAGGTTGTTAATCGGTACACGACTATCTGAGTCAAGTGGGGCCACACCACTTGCCGCACCTTTGTTATACTGTGTAGGATTAATCTTACCATTAGCATCAAGGCCAGCAACACCATTAGTTTGGTTAACCGGGAGGTTAGCTACAGGTACACGCCCACTTACTAATGGTGCAAGTCCATTAGTTGCACCTTTCTGAGTGAGAGGTATGAATGTGTTATCAGCATATAACTTCGCTGAGGCTATCGCAGCGGTTGCTTTGGATTGTGAACCTGTTGTGGTTTCTCTTGATGACCAGTCAGTCTTTTGATCAGCTGTTACAAACTGTTTGTCAACTAGTTCGCTAATCTGACCAGCATGATAGTCATTTGTCTGAGGTGCCACTTGCCCAGTACGACCATTAAACGCTGTAACACCCTGTACATTAGCATCACCGAGTTTAGACCAATTGGAGTCTATTGCAGGGTTCTCATTAGCATTCAACGCCCAAGCTTCAGCTGTGTCGCTCTGGTATGCGATGGTAAGATCAGCATATGATTTCAAAGCAAGACGTGCAGCTCTGTTAGCAACGTTAACTTTACGACCAGCCGTAATATCGGGGAGTTGTGATAGTGGAACTTTACCACTAACAAGGTCGGCTTTGTCCAAAAGCTTACTGTCGATAACACCTAGACGTGCATCTTGCTCAGTGTTACGAGTGGTTGCTTGAGATGTTTGACTATCCAGTCGATTGATGGATGTTTCAATATCTGAAACCTTTTTAACTAGACCAAATGCTGGACCATTTACTACATCATCTAGATAATTGACAGATGCTTGAATTGCTGTCAAATCTACATCATCCGAATATGCAATCTGTTTACGTGCAGAAGTCTCAATATTCTCAATGAATAACTTGTTGTCGTCGATCACTAACTTGTTATCAGCACTTGTAGTCTTGTCTGTCAGTGGAATGAGTTCGAAGTTATAGTCAGCAAAAGCTGGGTCAACAACACCCGTTCTACCTTTAAAACTTAAAACAGTTGTTTCGATTGACGGACCTTCAAACCAGTTTTCGAGTACTGCTGGTGAATCACCTGCATTTAAGTAGTAAAGACGCTTAGTGTCCAACCTAATAATACGATATGGTCTTAGCATCTCAGTAGCTTGTGCAAGCATCTCAGCTTCTGTAGCAAGTACCTTAGTAACCTCGCTTGCTGAACTTGCAGATAAACGCCCTTGACCATCTACAGTTAGACCAGTGCCCACTTTGAAACCACCAAGAGTGCTAGGACCGCCTGCAAGTACGCTCACGACACCATCTACTGCACTAATACCTTCACCAGCCGAAACAAGTCTATCCGTGTTAAAGAAAGTCGCAAGTCCTTCAAATGTGGTACTGATTTGTGTACCGTCAAGGTATACGAAATTTGAAAGAGGCTCACTAAGTAGCTCTACAAGATTGTCAATGCGACGGCTAACTCTTACGTTACCATCACTAAGCTCCGTGATTAAATGTGTCTGTTTTCGGTAAGTGAAAAACACACTACTGTTGATACTTACATCCACACCTGTACTGTACGCGATACATTTAAACTTCATAATTACCTCCTTGTTACTGAAATGTAGCAACCTGTATATTCAATGATTGCATCGTTACTTACATATACCTGAGGCATCATCCCACTCAGACGGGTATCTTCATTATCAATATAGAAATGAGTGTCTAGCAAAAAGTCCTGAGTTGGTACACCCCCACCTTCATTAAGTACGACTCGTGATCCAGCTGGTAGATTTACACGCTGAGCCTCAGACCCAAAACTGTGTCGAAATTGAAACTGAAGACCATTCGTTTTAGGGATCATGTTGATTACATGACGCATATAAACCTCGTCTCCATCAGATAGTTCATCTAGAAGCACCCTACCAGTACTAACATCAAGCATACGAGTCACACCCATTGGTGGCATACTACCTGTAGTCGGGCCAGCACCATCATTTTCAATTGTGGTCCATTGACCACCTGTAAGTTCTTGTGGTCGATCAAGATTAGAATAAGCAAACCATCCGAAGTTATCTGTTCTGAATCTTACGTTTTCAGGTGAATATGTAGCTCCACCGTCAGCACTCCAACGCCAGTAACGATCACCCGGTTTAATTATATCCGTCCAGTCTGTGACACCGTTGCTGGAATATTGGTATTTTAAAGAAACTCCTACTGGTGCCTCTGGTTGAAAAAGATGATCAAAGTAACCGGCTTCAACTGATCCAAGAACCCCAACGGTTCTAAGTGCTGTTAGTAATGAATCCTTTGTGACATTTTTAGACATATCTCATTTCCTTAATTATAGAGTATGGTGTTTATGATTATACAGTTGATTGCGTTAATTGTAAATACCAATAAATTAAACACAAAGAAAAGCCCAGCAACTAGGCTGGGCAATCTTATTTCAAAATGTTACATACATGCTACACACTCACCATTCGATCCTTGAACACCAGCCATGCCGTATGTGTAATAAACACCATGCATGTTCTCATCTTCAACGATTGTCCACATTACGTCACTAATATATTCTTCTGTCTCATCCGAAGACAAGAACAAGTTGAATGACTGCCACTGACATAGGAATGGTCCACGTTGTGATGCTTGACGAATCTGAGCATACGGGTTGATTTCAAACCCTGTCTTGAATACACGCTTCGCCTCATCAGTTAACCATTCAACACCCTGACAACCACCCATCGCCTCACGCACCTCACGGATGCGAGCTTTGGTGTACAGGTTGTTAGCCTTCAAGTAAGCAAGGAACTGAGGGTTGATTCGATCAACTTCACCAGCGCTTGTACGTTGAGTCTTAACCAAACCGTCTTCAGTGTTAATCCCTTCAGTCACACCACCCATGATCAGTGCAGTGGACTTAGTTGGTGCAAGGCTTGTACGGTGTGTATTAGCAACGCCATACCCTTTACACCACTCCGGTTCACCATAGACACTTGCAAGCCACTGGCTCGCTCTCAGGCTCTCACCTTCGATGTGTCTGAAGATTTCCACGTTCAAGAACGTAGCTTCCAGAGACTCATACTCAATGAACTGATCCATATACAACGAATGTAGACCACAAAGACCTAGACCAAGTGCACGTGACTTCTTAGTGAATCTCACAGCCTTCTCAAGACCGGGAATGTTCTTGGCACGCTCAATAAACTCTTGAGCAACACAATCAAGGAATACAGTAGCCACAAAAACAGCATCTGTATCTTTCCAATCATGATAAAATAGACCATTCATAGACGCAAGTACACAAGTGTAGGTGTGTTCCTCATCATTGAACAAGCTAATCTCATTACATAACTGAGCAGCACGTACCTCAAGTCCCAAATCTTTATACATCTGAGGGCGGGCTCGGTTCACCTTGTCAGGAAAGTATTTATAACCCTTTCCTGTCTGCATCCGAGTCTTCTGAATCTTGCAATAGCGCAAGTCAGTCTCAAAGCAACCATCATAAATTGCTTGAGTATTACGGTCATACCAGTTCCAACCAATGTTTACCCCGTCATCGTGTGCAGCAAGGTAATCAACAACCTCATGGAAGTCACCATGGTCAACTGGTAAGTAAGCAGCAAAAGCCCCTCGACGTGTGGTCCCTTGCGCGACATACGTCATATCACCTTCAAGACCTTCAATGACAGGTAGCACTCCCATACTCTTACCACCGATACTAATGGCAGCACCACGTGGTCGGATGTCACCCATGTAGCCAGCTGTACCAAAGCCATGTTTGGTAAGTAGGGCTACCTCACGTTTGGCCTTGTAGATACCATCAATCGAGTCTGGGAAGTAAACACCAGCACAGGATACTGGAAGTCCACGGTTTGTACCGGTATTCGACAGGATTGGAGTGGATGGACTCAGCCACCCTTTCCACATGATATCGAAGAACTTCTCAGCCCACAAGCTTGGGTCTGGTGTGTGTGTCGCCAGAGTCTTTGCAATTCGTTGGTACTGCTCACGCGGGTTGGCTGCTTGGTACAAATACTTCTCTTTAAATAACTGCCAACTAGCGGTAGACCAATGGTTTGGCATTGTTCCGGCTTCTTGCATCCGTTTACGTTCTTTACTCAGTGCATCATATGTAATTGCTGTCATACTGTTTCCTTATTGCGACGAATGCGGCTAAAGCCTTCAAGGTTCCAATCACGGGAGTACTGGTTACCCTTACTGTTAAAGAAGTCGTTGGAGCTGTAACCGGTGATGCCTTTGTAGAACCAATCTTGAACAACAGTGTTCTTGATTTCAAAGATAGGATCATAACCCAAGTTAACCAAGCACAGATTGATACGGTGCATAGCGAACTCTTCCAGCTGGTGGGCAGTGATACCGTCGATTGGACCCTTCTCGAAAATCTTAGCGATGATGATCCTTTCATGCTCAAGTACCTTGTGGGCACCAGCATAAATATCAACTCTCAGCGCTTCCTCTTCCTCAGGTGTAATCTCACCAGCTGCTCGCTTCTCACTCAACAGAGTACGAAACAACCAAGCAGCAGCCAAACTGTGCAAGTGTTCATCGCGAGCCGAGAAGTTAATCCCGCTTACCATGTTGACAAGCTTGTTCTTGCCAGAACTCTGGAAGTGCTTGAGGTATGCAAAGCTAGAGTACAAGATTGCACCCTCACCGAATGTGAAACCACCCAATGCTCGCAGGTCGTCAGCCTCTTCCAGTGTATCAGTCAAGAAATCAATACGTGCTTTCAAGTCAGGATCATTGATGTAGTCATTGTAGAAGTCGTCAGTAGCCAAACCTAACTCTTCGTTCAATGTCTTGTAGAAGAACTGGTGGATACCAAGTTCAACACCACCAAATGTAGCAGCCATCGGTTGAATGTCAGCAGGGCGTGGGAACTTTTTCATTACCCAGTTAAGCCAGAACTCATTACCGATGATCCATTCATATTTAGTGAACAGTTTCAACGTAGTTACTACACCATGTCGCTCTGCATCACTGAGGTTCACTAGGAAGTCTTGCTTATCCTTATGAACCTTTACCTCAAAGTGAGGCCAGTAGATTTCTTGCTGCTTGTTCATGAACTCAATAGCTTCAGGGTAATCAACCGTGAAAGTGTCTTTCGGTGTTTGCATTCTCACGGTCATATATTAAACTCCAATCATTTCAAGAAGTTTAGTAATACCTTCCGATGTAGACCCAACAGCTTTCAATCGTACAACGCCGTTATTATCATAAACAACAGTGGTAGGGACACCACGGATACCCAATTTACTTGCTTCACTCATATGGTCAGGGTTCATTACATCTCGCTCAACAAAGGAAACACCTTTAGCCTTCAGAACCTCTTTCACTGTCACACAGCCAGCACAATTTTCCATACCAAATACTTTGATTTCCATTATTCAGACGCCTTATTCAAATCGTTTAGTTCACCCAGATCACATTTGATATCCACATTGATAGCAAACTTCTGAGCCTGTTCAATCATTACATCATTCAAAGCATTGTCTTCATTCAGACACTGACGCATACCAGTCGCTCTGAGGCTGTTGTGGGTGTGTCTGACGATATCTGATACACACATCATCGTATCAACCCAAACCTTGTCAGAGCGCTCACGGAAGCTTACACGCATACCATACTCAGACCTGTTGCTTGTCCGAGGCATGTAGTTGCATACTGAGAACTCATATCCATATCCAAGGTCAGCACCTAGCTCATACAACACTTGTTCAAATGCTTTCTGGTCCTGACCAAGCCATGCTTTTTCCCACAATGGGTGTTTCTCAAGGTCGAGGTGACCAAGATACTGATCAAATTCACCGGGTTGATCAAAACGTTCTTTCTGTAGCTCAGCCATTATTAACCCACCTTAACATGATTAGACACCAACTGACGGTGTTGAATAAAACCCTTCAGGTTACCAGAACCAAACTGACCATCACGATCCATATGTGTAATACCTTCTTGCCATGTACTTGGATCAATCTGATTAACATTCTGTCCGAAGTAAAAACGATCACCATCACCGTAGTCATTCACCACTTCGATTTGTCTCTCAGCAATAGGTGTAGCTTGGTGTTCCAATGGACTAGCATGTACTGGTTGATCAGGCTCTTCACCTTTCAAGTTCAAACGAGCTACAACAGCACGTGCTTTCTCAATCGTGTCATCAAGCTTACGGTAGCTAACTTGTGCACAGCAGCTGGCTGAGATTACCAGAGCATGATCAAGACTGTGCCCGAAAACATCAACAAATACATTGCTCGGGGTAAAGTCATCAATACTTGTTACTAGTTGATGTGCTGGTTTCCAGTAACCACTGTTGTAGTAAGGCACGTGCCACTCACCCGGTTGCAATACAGTCGGTTCAGAAGCGTTATGAGCAACCTTAATAACCCGTGCAAGTTGTGCAATAGTTGGGTCCGCAGCATCATGATCCCTAAGCCAGTAGAAGTTATTCAACTCAGTGGCAGTCATTACCACTTTCATCATCTGGAAAGGTTCAATCAGACGGTTGCAAATCTGTTTAGCATATCCTGCTTTATGGAAAGCTTCAGCCCATTGAGCTGCATACCATGCTGCACGGTGCCATGCTTCATCTGCTGATACTTCATCTGCATCAGTAAACCACTCATACGCTACAAGTGCATCATGAGTACCTTTATCTTGCATACCTGAATTAGCAGCACCAAACCGCACAGGGAACGCTGGGTTCTCAGTTACTTGCTTGAGCATTGTAGGTACAGGGATAGCGCGTGAGGAGCTTGCATTCTTACTAAGGGCGTTGTGTGTGTTGAATTCTGCGAGGATAATCCGGGGAAACTCTAGTTCAAAGGTGATGATTTCTTTACCGGTTACTGCTGATTTACTGTGTGCGATTACTGTTGCTTTACATTGATTCAAAACTCTCTCCTCATTAATGGTAGGGAGACCATTATACTAGCATCTCCCAAATATTGCAAGACCTTATTACTATTTATTCCAAATCATTTGCAACTTCGCGAAGCAAATCAAAGGCATTGTAGATTGCCATTTCTCTTTGCGTTGCAAGGCGACCACGTACGTCGATAACCCCAATATCAGTAGGTTTATAACTAACCCAGTAACCAGCTTTGATATCTGAGTCAGGTACACGAATGATCGACTGCCAGTTATCTTCCAGATCATTTAAGAAAGATACTGGGTCGATATCAACATCAACAACTTGTGTTTTGCTACCCTGTACAATCATTTAATAACTCCTCTCAGGATCAGTTCCAGTTGTGCAAGTACACCAAAAGCTTCGTGTGCCTTATGCAAGATATCCGACTCATGGTCAGTACACTCAATAGCAGCAGCCTTTCCAACCTGACGTTGAATGATCGCGTCAGTACGATGCCTACTTGCAGCAGCGGCCAACGCCTGCTCAGGATTAGGCAGGTTCAACCAGTCATGATCTTTGTAACCCTTTGCCGTCTGTGCCCACGTCATCACCTTAGCAATCTCACGCAATGCCAGTGGGAATCCATCATCAACCAACTCAACACGCACTTTACCAACCTTACGGTCTTCTAGGTTAGGACGATATACACCTAAATCTGGTTTAGCAGGTATGATATGAGGTAAGGTTGTGAAAGTCGTGTCTGTTATAGCCCCTACCCCCATGTATGGTGATGTACCTGTTGTTAGACCATTCAGACTCATACTGATAATTTCCTCAGGTTCATCAACGTTAGGTCTGTCTGGTACATAATCAAGACTGAAAGCAGTAGGACGATGTACAAGCTCAAAATCGTTAGGCCAGTCATTCAGATAGATAAGATCGGCAGTGTTAGTATCTGGACAGAACACGTGGTTACTTGAGTTATCTTCTACAACCGTGAAGATTTGATCACGTGTAGAGCCTTGGTCAAGCCATGCATCGAAGTCTGAAACTACACGAATCCGGTCACCAAGTTTGAATTTATCCACTAACATTAACGCTTACCTCTCAAGTGCTTAGGAATGAATGGGCGTAGGTTGGGCTCACTGAAAGACAATGGTTTCATGATTTTACCGTCAGACAAACGCTTCAGTACAAATACATTTGGAATAGGAGATTCCACAATTTCAGTTTCAATACCACCAAACATGTAACTTTGCACAGAGCGTTCCATCATCTCACGGTCTGTAGAGAATTTTGAGTTATTCGAACGACAAACCTCTTGCCATGCTTTTGTCAGATCGATACCAAGGCTCTCAAGGTAAACACCGATCTGGTCATTAACAAAACGGCTGTCAAGGTGACCATCAAGCATCTCTTGAACATCCATCGCTTTGGCACCATCTTGAATCTCTTTAGCTTCCTCTACAACAAACGCTGACTGACGAAGAATCTTAGCCAGTGTACCCTCATCGTCACATAGCTCTGGTGCGTTTTGCATGATTTCATTCCATCGCTTTACTTCAGGAGTGTATTTCTGGTACATAGGTTTATCCTCAATTAGTTTTGCAGCTGGGCCAGAAAAGGGTAGTGTCATTGGATCGTGTCGTGATTGCATTCTATTCTCCTAGAAAGTGTGGGGAGACTTTCACTCCCCTTGTTTACTTAGATGTTAGCCAGAAGTTGTTGACGTTTCTCTTTCGAGAGTTCGTTAACTCGACTACGACGCTGTACACCTGTTTTGATGTTGCGATAGCGTTTGTATTTCGCAAGGTTGGTGGTGTGATAACCATCGTGTACCCACTCGCTCATATCCAAGACTTCATCAACGTACACATCGAAGTTAGGAAGCTTATTATCCCATGAGGACAACATGTTATACAGAGCTTCAGTTGCCAGTACATCATCTCGGTTGTAAGCCTCCATAGCCTCCCATGCTGCACGATTACCTTTAAGGCACTCAACCCATAAGGTGTGACCGGGAAACTCGATGTGACCGTCCTTGACGTGTTCTGGGCATAGTTTATTGCTCAAGTACTCAAGCTTGTTGCTTGTGAATCCGAACTGCTCCTTGGCGATCACCATCGTGTCAATCTGTCGATAGGTGCTAGGCTTAGGGAATCCATTCAGAATGAACCGAGCGTTAACCTTCTTGGTATCGAAGCGCTTGATGTTCTGACCGATAACGATGTCAGCTTCATTCAGGAAGCTCCAAAGCTTGGATAGCAGGTAACTATCATCTTCCTGATTCTCAGCATCACGTTGGTCAAAGTAGAAGATTTCGTCTTCACCCAACCATTTACCACAGAAGGACATGATGAACCAGTCCGATTGAATCTGGTTAAGACCAACGTTGTTATCCCAAAGCTTCCACACATGAGCCATGATAGGCGCTGTCTCGATATCGTATACAAAGATACGCGGACCAGACTTGGTTGTCAGTGCGAGTTCAAGTGCTTCGGAACCACCTCGTTCAAACTTACGCTTGAAAAAGTCATTTACAGTACTCTTACCGATGCCTAAGTCCTTTGCGATCTTACGGCTCGATTGACCAAGCTTGCGAAGTTCCAGTGCTGCTGCGTGCCATTGTTTAAGTGTAATACTCATTAAACCTCCAGTTAGTGTTTGTTTATATCCTCAAACGAAATAGAAAAACGACATTGACACTTGAAATGACAATGCAGCATGTTGTAACAGAATCAGTTCATGAACGCTCATTAACGCAATCCTTTATTACTATAGCGAATAGGACCAACCTGTAGCTTCAGCATCCGAACTTCATCTTTAAGTGACTGTACGGAAGCGTGTAGCTCACTAATTCGATCCAGAAGAGGTTTCAATACACCATCGTCAATGATCACAGTCATGTTGTTAATCTTACTCATATGTACCATCCTCCATCGTAACGATTACGGGTTTGAGACTTGCTTTGTACATATCATCGATATAGGCTAAACATTCTTCCATTGAACCAGTAAAGAAAGGGTCAACCGTTCCAAATATTTCACCGTCTTCGGTATAGGTCACCCTTGCAATTTGATGTAGATCAGCGTTTGCGAACCCGACGATTCGGATGTCTTTACGCAAACTCATGAGAACACCACAACTGCTTCAAACTCACCTACGAAGAGGTTGTTAAGTTCACCGTTATCATCGTAGATGAATACATCTCCATCGCTGTCTACATCAATCACCTCATAAACCTTACCAATGGTAAGGTCTTCTATCATTAGGTTGTCGTTAAACTGGATCAATTTCACTCGCTGCATTAGGGTTCTCCTTAAAGATTTGAACAAGTTGCTGACGCCGCTTGTCTTTTGTTGAGGCCGCATTATACCCGAAACGGGTGATTAGCGCAACCACATTTTTAACAGATTTCTTATTGAATTCAATGGCTTGCTTGGTTGCTCGTGCATCTTCAAACGATAATCCGTGTGACTCACTCAGTGTTTTGATTGAGTGACAGCCTGTGTAGCCTTTCTTTTTGTTGTCCTTACACAGAATCTGAAGGTCTTCTGATCTCACCATCAGGATTTTATCGAAATAGTTGTTGAACTCTTCAAGCTTAGTGAAAACATGGTGGCCGTATTTATGGTCAACTTCAATCTCTGTCTCTTTGAACCTATTACGACAAATCTCACATTCATACAACCACTTGGTACGTGTAGTATCGTCCATATCTGGGATTGTACGACTATACATGAAAGCCAGCTTAACGTCGCTCTTCATCCAAGCTTGTCGAATAGCAGAACGTACAACGGAGATTACTTGTTTCTCAATTGGTCGCCCATCTGGACCAATCCGCTTCTTGAATTGGGCTAACTTATTAGCCCTTTTCTGTAAGTCAGCTGTACTTGGAACTGTCATTCCGCGATTACCAGTTCTTTACGAACCCACAAAGTCTGGTCTGCAAACTTATGACGATCCTGTCTCCAATGGCTATTGAAGTAAGTGTTATATGACAAAGTTGCACCTTGCTTACTTGAGTAAGCGGTTCCCCATTGCTCACCATTATCACTGTTAATGATTACATAACCATATACTTTCTTACTCATCTTTAAGCTCCTTATCCAGTGAGAAAATTGCTTGGAATTGACCACCACAATCATCATCAAGTGTAACCAATATAAAGTCACCTTTAATTACGCGACAACGTACACGCTCAGAGGAATAACCTCCACCATCCCATTCTTCAGGGTCGGATGCTTCATCATTTTCACTGTAATAGAAAGATCCAGCGGCCTCGTACCAGAATGATCTTGTCTGATCATAAGGTGCCCAACGATCTTCTTGGAACAACTCAAGTGCTACACCGTAATCACAAGCCATTATTCAGTTTCCTTTTTGTGTGAATATAGACCCGTATACCAATCTGTACCTCTTTCCTTATCCCATTGAGCAAGCATTTGTTCTTTCGACTTACCACCTTGTTGTAGGTTGAACAGTAAACCCATCAAAGCATATTCAAAGTTACCAGTTGTCATTAATCATCTCCTACTATAGATACCCACCATTCACAGCCTTGAACAAATGCAATCTCTTCATCTGTGTGACAAGTGTTGTAAATGAATTCTTGAATCAATTCCTGTTTGCGAATGTAACTTTCTAGGTCATATCTCAACTCATCGATAAGTTCTTGTTTACGTGCTGAGTCAAGCATCTTTCTTCTCCCATAGTCCAAGTTCTGTCATTATAGCCTCAGCAACGTCGTCAATATAGTTAGCATTAATACCGTCACTACTACCGTACCAGTGTGAGCTTGACATATCGGTTACAAAGCGCGACATGACATCCTCAATCCGTTTGCGAGTGAGATAATCAGTTTCACTAATCTCAGATACTTCTGGATCGTAAAAGTACCACTTAGCCATCAATTTACCTCCAAGTTATCAGCATAAATCATTAAAGATTCCAGAACCACTGGGTCTAGATTATAAGACAAAGCACGTTCCCTTATCACAGACGCTTTTACTTTCAGATAATAGTTTAATGCTGCGTCAATTGTTTCGAAATATGCTTTCTTATATTTACCATCGCCAATTTGACACTGCATGTAATACTTACCAACTCGGGAGTGATAAGTTACACCCTTTGGTAATTCAGTGTGAATAGTTTTACCTGTATCAAGTAGTATAGAATTTATATCTCTAGGAACGAATGAGCAATTATCAGGACTGTAAATTTTAGAACCATTTACTTTCAAATCTTTGTCAAGCTGCCAACCTTTTTCCCTGAAAGTAACTGAGTCAAACCATCTTTTGAAATTAGAGTAGTCATACCATTCCTCACAAATACTAACATTCCGGTAAGTGGGGAATCGTGATAAATACTTCTCATCGTGAACACGAGTTAGCATACTGACCCATTTCTGGTAACTCTCGTATTGAACACCCTTTGACTCCATAGCCTTGAGTGTAGGGTCAGTACAGTAACCAACCCCTTTTACACTTCTAATCAATATTTAACTCCCATTCTATCACATACTTGTCTGACATTCACAATTGGATCATCGAGTGTACGTTGCATCATTGCCATCGCAAACATTTCCTGAAAGACGTACATATGGTCAATTTCAATCTCATCACCACGCCATCCAGTGATAACCTTAGGCTCAGGGTATAGATGCTTGAAAGTGTGAACCATCGCCTCAAAGCATTCCTTGTCGGTCTTACAATCCACCAACGTGTTAAACCCTGCAACAGAACCCCACTCGATGTCGCTAAAGCAGTTGGCCTTGTAGTTGTCTACATCATCTTGAGTAATAATCTGGTAGTAAAGATGCATACGACCCTCACCACGGACGATTTTCTTATCATCCTTAAACAACATACCAAGCTTATCACAATCAACAATACCACGATGTGTACGGTTGATGTCGTAGTACTTAACTGGGCTACCCCAATAGTCCTTGTCCTCACCGATGACGAAGTGATTAGGCTGTTTGTATGCCCTGATAACACACATGTCGTCAGCTTCACGATCCGTGATGATGTCAGCTTTGTAACGACGCTCAAGGTAGCTACTAACTTCATCCAAGTGGTATGGTTTGACTAGGTTGTCGCGGTTCCCTTTGTACTTCTGTAGGGTTGACCATTCCACCCGCTGACTATCACCTTTACCCATATACATCTCGTAGCTCTTCGCACCAGACTGGGCAAGGATATCATCAACCATGCACTTAGCTGTGTGTAGTACGTTCTGGATTGGCTCAGGGACTGCAATATCTTCAATGTCAAAGTCCTCAGGCAACCACGGGCTTTCACGTTTGCTGTTCTCTTCAGCAAGGATACCACCAGCCTTTTTCTTGTGATGACCCCAGAAAGCGGTGCGACTCTTAGCTTCGAAAGTCTTACTTGTATCACCCTTTAGTGTTGCACGAATGCTTTTCTTTTCGCCTACATAGGCAGCTGCATACTTAAACGCATCAAGGTCTACAACTGCATGATTTGGAGTATCTGTCATTAGTTAACCTGCTCAAATGTAATTACTTCGGCATCATCACCTGTAAGTTCAAAGAACTTTGCAATCAAACCATCAAAGTCTTTGTAGCTTGAAGCATGAGTCTCAAAACCAATATACCAACCACGACCACTATAGTAGTTTTCGCACTGCACATTCAAAGGGAAACCACAATCTGACATTGCCTGAATATCTCCACCATACTTGCTATCAAGCTCACCTATTTCAAGAAGACCACGATGAACAAGATAATTTTCAGCGTCAGTTTTACTGTCTCCAGCATATACACCAACGTATGTCATTGAATCATAAGAAACACCCATTTACTCATCCTCATTGTTAGTTGATTCATCTTCACACATCCAGCAGAAGTCATACCACTTGTACTCTATATCGTGTTGGTCACAGTAATAAAGCGGGTTGCACGAAAGACAGTCATCATCTTTACATGTCATGTCTTTTCTCCTTAGCGATACTGTAGGCGGTACATTAGACCATTTCGGAACTCAGGTTCATCAACGGTTACCCAGCCAATTGCTGTCATGACTTCAATGATCATATTGTCATCTTCGTCGAGCATACGTGCTGCCATTGCAGGGATAACACCATCTTTAACAACTTCAAATATCATTTCTTTTCTCCAGATAACAAAAAGCCCGCACAAATGGCGGGCTAATGTTCAACTCAAATTGTCTCTACACTTTGTGATAACCCGATCACTCGTTGTAGTCAGTAAGTTGCTCATACTTGGCGAACAGCTCAAGTGCAGCAAGTTTCTTTTCTTCGTAGTCCGCAGCAGCGAAACGTACAGCAGAAGCTGCAATTTTCTTCACCTCATCACCGGGGATTCCTTTTGGGTTATCGTCTTTGTGAAACTTAATATCCGAAAGCAGTTGCTTGATATCAGCCTTTGTTACGTTCAACTGACGGTTAAGCACAACCAGACGGTCAAACGCTTGATCTTCATTCAAAGTGAAGCCAGCGCGACGGGCGTCAGATTCATCCAGAAATGTTTCTTCATAGTCAATCATCAAATCAGTCATTTATTTCTCCTCAAATGTGTATGCGAATAGTGGACCACCAGACAAGTTAATGATGAACAGGTTACTATTTATAGTCTGTGTATAGCCCTTTTTCGCCAACTCATCTTTCAGAACAAGATGTTGTTCCTCATTGATATGGAACTGTTTTGATTTTGACTCAACTGCTGTGTTGATGATTTCAGTCACTTGGTTATACAATTCGACCTTACGGTCAAAGCTTGCGTTAGCAAGTACTGCATTACGTGCCTCTTTTGCACTAATCATTTACTTCTCCTATTATTTCAGCTGTACATATTGAACGTAGAAGTGATGCCCAAACTGATCAACAAGGTCAGTTACAACATCGTGAGCTTCATCTTTATTGGTGTATGCATCTAATACGATATCATCACCATTCTCAGTCAACATGGTTACTAATGCAATTTCTTTCATGCGATCACCACTTTTTCGATGGAGAAACGATCAGCACCACTCATACCACGGTAAATTTTCTGGAACTCGTTGATGAATGCAGAAGGTGTTTTCCAGTGCTTAAACAAACCGACATCAGTTGATTCTATGAACGTGTAATTAACATCCGCAAACTCATTACGAACACGAACCGTCATCGCTACTGTTTTACTAAACATGTATGTTACTCCTTAAAACAATGGGTCACCGAAGTGACCCTTGCTTATTAGACTTAGAACGGAACGTCGTCGTCGAATGCATCAAAGTCCAGAGGTTCTTGTGGTGCCGCTTGAGGCTTACTAGCCTGTGGAGCATCACGTTTCTCTTCAGCAACCGGACCTACAGCGTCGTCAGCTTTGATCTTACCAATCTCAATCAGTGCTTTACGCAGATCAGATTCAGCAAAGTCTTCAGCCATCTTCATTGTGTTGATTACAGACTGACGCAGTGTCTTCAGAACTTCAGGATCTTGTGGACCCATAAAGTTTACAACGTGGAGGAACTTCTCATCCAGCGTTGGAACAGCACCCATATCAACCATCATCTTAGGTACAGGACCGTTGAAGGCGAACTTCTCATTCAGGAACTTCTTATCACCGCTCTGATTCAGGTGAACATGAACGTTGAACATTGCTGCTTCACCGATCAGGTTACCAAGCATCTCAGGCTTGAAGTTACCGTTGTCCAACTGGTTTACAGCTTGAGCCAGCTTGTACAGAATGGTATTGTTCTTCAGACCCCAAGTACCCTTATCCTTGTCGCGGTATTCTTTCAGGCTGTAAGGCTTACCAACAGTCTTACCGATACCCTTAACGCCAAACTCGTTGTTCAGCAGACCACGGAATGGCAACTCTTCACCTACACCATCCTCATCGAAGAACTTACCACGGTTGATGCTAATGGTTGGAAAGTCAACCATGATAGCCGCACAACGCTCAGCTTTTACAGGCCAGCGCTTGTACTCGACCATCACGCCTTTACCGTTATCCAGAGTAGCGAAGTATTCCTTGGTCTTGCCATCACGAGCTTTTTGCTCAATCTCGGCTTTCTCAGCAGGAGTACCTTTCCATTCCATACGTGCGTCGTCTTGTGCTTGAAGACCAAGATCAATAACACCAGATACGATACCGATCAGAGCTTCAGGCTTGTCAGAGCAACCGACGGTCTTAACGATATACTCGTTCATCTCATCAAAGTTGATATCAGTACGACCTTCACCACTGGATTGACGGGTTGGGACGTTAAATACGAATTTCTTAGACATGCGTTTTGTTTCCTTTAAGTTTTGCTGACATGCAGCAGAGTTTGATTTGGCATTGCTTACATCAATCATTCAATGTAAGCAGCCATTATACCTCAAATGAGAATCGTTTGCAAGAACTATTTTCAGTTATTTATACTGATTCCCAAACGACTGTCTTGACCATCTTCTCAACCTTTTTGACTTCGTAAGGGTCACTTTCATAGGTATAGTACCAGTCTGTGTGATAAGAACCCGAACGTGAACAACTCACTTCGAAGCAACGACCACTAGCAGTATGCTTGATGATATTGGTTGCATGTTGGTATTTACTGTCTTGGCAGAAGTCACCCTCTTCCTCATACTCCCACCCATGCATGTCGCAATTGAAAATCTGACGACGCTTCCTGCACTCATCCCATGAACCTTCTTGCCAAAGAGCAAGCATGTCCTCAACACTGAAGTCTGGATATTCCTCGTTCATCGTACTACACGCTCCTGTACAATCTTTTGAAAGATACGTGGTACGGGATTGTACAGACCTTTTGCTACAATCTCATCACGAAACGAGCGTTGGATAACACGTGCAGCTTCACGAGTAGATACACTAATACCGCCAACTTGATATGTGTATTGCTTTTTCATAACTTCTCCTTATGCTTTTTGCTCACGGGTTCTGAAGATTTCACCATATTCGGGGAAGTCATTCATGAACTTACGAGCGTAAAACGCCGTATGGTTGTTTGAAACCTTGAAGGCGTCAGTACTTTGAGTGCTAATACTTACTTCCCACCGAATCCGCTCAATGATCAGAGATGCACTAAGTTTAGTGCGACCAGCTTTGATAAGCTCGTTTGCAAATCGTTTGAACAGAAAGTAGATACCGGGGTTAGCAGCATCATATTCCGCAAATTTCTCAGCTAATGTTACGCTCATTTTAAAACTCCCACTTTGCTTTCAAGTTCAACGATCTTGTTTTGAATAGTTACCATCTCAGCATAGGCATTGCGTAGCTCTTGCTCCTCATGTTGCTGGGTAAAGAATAGAGCTTCAACACGTTGTTGAATCGGTCCATATTGAATAGTTCCGAGTTCGTCATGAACGTGACGCGCACGGTTGTTGTATTTACCTTGAGGATCAAGGATTTGACGTAATGCGAAATAACCATGCGTTCCGGTAGTGCCATTTGCACGACCTAATAGAATCATCGCTCGCAACGCATCACGTGCCGTCAATTCCACTGTGATTTTTGAATCAGGTGTTAGCATTGTCATTTTCAGATACCCATTGGTAGCAAGTAAACACGCTTGATTTCTTTCAGTTTGAAAGTATAGCAGGTGTCGGGAAGGTTGCGGTTGATAATCTTGAGTTTACCATCCTGCTTGGAAAAAGCCTTAACAGGGTTGATATGCTCAGGTTGGAAACCTTGACCTTTCCAGTGAATGATCAGCTCCATATTCATGTCTTCTGGGACAGCATGAATGAAGTCGTCACCCTTTAGGTTCAAAGTTGGGATTGGGGAAGCTTTTGACATTGTTACTCCTGAATATCTTCAACTTTGAAGAAGTGAAATGTATTATTACCCAAACGACCATCATATGTGAAAGCCAAGCTATGATCATCATCAAGCCAACTCTCTTTACGAGTCAACGTAGAACCAGTAGCCAGACCATACATATTTTCATTTGGACCGATGAAGGTAACCGCATCACCTTGCTTTAGCGCTTTAAACTCTTCGTTTGTCATACGAAACCTCAGGCAGTGAATGCTTTGATACGATCAAGTACACGAGAAAGCTTACCTTTCGATTCACCAGCACGTTGAATGTTCTGTTGAATCTGAGCAACCTCTTTTTCTTTCTCAGCGATATCCGCGTCAATCTGAGCGATAGCACCTTCCATCTTTTTCTCAGCCTTCGTAAAGGCGTCGAGTGCATCGTCCACCAGCTTCTCGTGGTCTACAATCGACTTAACCGAGAAACCTACGATTTTACCAGCTTGAGTAAACAGCGAGTCACGTTGTGCGTTCATGTTTCTTCTCCTAGAAATGAGTGCGTATTATACGCATGTTTGTTGTATGAGTCAAGCTTTATTTTATGCAGCGATTGCTACAGTATTTTGAAAAGATGTTACACGAGCGGCACCCGGTGTACCACCTGTTGGTGGAGTACCATTTGGACCCGGACCTTTAGGATCAAGGTCAGTGTTCTTTGCACGCTGTTCATTATTGTAGCGATGGATATGACCAGCAAACTCACCACGCTCCAAAGGAGACATTGGGAATGTCAGGCTAACAGTTCCATCTTCTTCACTAACAGCGCTAAACTGACGAGTTGCCAAGTGACGACGTTGAATATGCACGATCACATCCAGCTCGGACAAGCCTGTCAGGGTGATATTGTTACCGTTGATCAAAATTGTTTTCATCTTAAACACTCAAATTACTTTATGAATTACAGTGGCACCATCAGCACCACCCATATAGAGCTTAATTCGAAGACTATCTGCTTCATGCTCATCAAGAAACACGTCTACAAAACGACCTTGAACTGTAACAATATAAACTTTCATTTAAGTTTCTTCCGAAGGTCTTTGAGGAATTCTTTCATGTCTTCATAACCAAGGTCTTTACGAAGGCTTATTGCCAGCTTGGTTATGACATCCATTGTAAAGTCTGCGTCCTGTTGTGTCAAGTCCAATTGCAGGATTGCATTTTCAACAACGGCACATCCCTGATTGGCAAGTCCGTATACAATGTCATCCAATGAAACATCAATTGGTACCTGTGGGTTCAATTCACTCATTTCACATTACCATTTTCAAGTTCTTGGATTGCGTAGAGTACGGCACCACCAATTGCTGTCAGGATGGTAAGCAGCGATTCATTTGAGGTCGTGGCATTGATGTGGTTGAAGCATTTCTCACGACCCTCTTCAACTTCTTTAAGTACGTGATTTAGCACTTCAAGAGCTGGTACTTTGTTAGTCATATACATCTCCTTGGTTGATGGTGACCATTCTACTAGATCCTGATCACCTGTCAACATTTATTTTCAATCGTCTTCTACGTCACCCTCATCGTCAAGGATCGCATTACCGAGGATCGCTTGGACAAGCTTGTTAGCCTCATCCACGTAGTAATCATAGTTGATACCCCAGCTGAAGTCATCCATGTTGTTGCAAGGAGTGACATTCCATTTGCTGTCAATCGACAACCTACGATCACCCTCAAGCTCTTTACCCTCAAGTGCAGGCATAAGCTTGATCAGCTTGCCACCGTGGACGCTAGGGTAGTACCGGCAGATGTTCTGAAGTGGTTTCTCTTCACCAGTCTCCTCATTGAACAAGACAAGCTTGGAACTACGAGGAACCTTGGTACGAAGCATGAAATCATAAGGATCATCATGACGACGAATGAAGTCTTCCGCATTACCTTCACCAAGAAGCTCATGGACAGCAGCCATCTTGACAACCAGTGCTGATTGGTTCTTGTGCCAATCCAAATCCTTGAACTCATAAGCACCTTTTCGTTTCACTTCACCACCACGGAACACTGCAATGTAGTTGTTCACGTTAGCAGACATCATCTTGTCATACAAGGCGCCTTCCATTTCAAGACCTGTAAGCTCTTCCCACTCTTTAACCAGAGTGTCAATGGTCTTTTTGGTCTGTACGTCATCACTCGCTACAAATTCAAAACCATCGGTGTTACACATGATAATTTCAGCACCAACCTGAGCCATGAGCTTTTCCATCAGCATACAGAGTGATAGTTGTCCATTGATTGTGATACTCATCATGAACTGCTTATCGAACATAGGACTAAACTCATCACCAGACGCACCATATGTACCGTTGAGCGCCAGCTTGAGAGCCTTGTTGAGCGCATGTTTCTTGTCATAAGAGGTACGTTCATCATACAGTTCTTCATACACGTCACAGAACAGCTCAGCCAAGTGTGCCGGGAATATACGGTTGCGGATACTCAGGTTTGGGTAATACGACTTAACGTCAAGCGTGTAAATGCGCTTACCGTCACCAGACTCAGTGACACCTTTCTTACAACCATGAATACCACCTGTACCGAAGTCATACTGGAAACCGTCGATCACAACGTTAAGTGGACTACTGTTAGCTTTCTTCTCATCAACGCCCGGTGCACCAGCAGTAATACGCCAGCAGAACCAGTAGGATGCAGCACCCTTAGGGCTCTTCAGCGATACAGCCTCTACCCAACCAAGAGGATGATCCTTCATCATCTCAAGGACATGTTCCTCAGTAGGCACATAACGCTTGTTTTTAGCGCCCTGCTCAGGACAGTTCATCTTTTTCATCTTGACTTTCATGTTAGCGTACTTGGCTACGTCACCAAGATTATGCTCTTCCAGCTCAGAGAACACACCATTTGTTTCAGTGATTGTCTGTTCCATGAACCATTTGTGGATTGCTTGGAACTCAGGACGATCAAACTTGATGTAGTCGAGTACACAATCCTTCAGGTTAATGTGGGATCGAACAGTCTGTTGCATCTTACGAACCATACGTGGTCCCTGCTTTTCCATCTTATAGCAGATTCCCGGACGTGCTGACTCAAGACGGTTCACGAACAACTCTTTACCAATCTTGGTGTCATTGTAGTTCGTACAGTCAAAACCGAACTGCACAGTCAATTCTGCACGAAGCTTGATTGCGTCCATCGAGTGATGGTAGAACTTCAACGTCTCCATAACGTCATGGTGGTTGTACTCGATCAAAACATCTTTCTGAGCATTGTTCAAGCGCATACCTACTGGGAACGGTAGGTCTTCGATATTCTTCGAACGCATGTTGAACTCAAGGATCTTCAGGCTAGTCATACGAGCCTTGTTATCAAAGTGGTGAATCTTGAACAAGTCAACCTGAGGAATCAGAGTATCCGATGAACGAACAGCTGTACCAAACTTATTGTACTTAGCAGCCTCAAACATCTTACACACCTTGGTATAAATTTCAGCAGGTGTAATTACAAGTGGGATACCTTCATCCTTGGCCTTGCGTGCCTTATCCAAGATGTAGTGAAGCACTGGATAGTCAAACCCAACGTTGTTGAAACCTACCAGTCGGTGTTTTGCAGACTTCACTTTACGAAGGAAGTCAAGCATTTCCATAACATCATTTTTACGGTCGCTGATTTCGAATACACGACGACCTTTACCGTTAGCAAAAATGGTTGCGAAAGTAAAGATATTCGGATAGGTCTCTAGGTCATAGATCCAGTCATCGAATACCTTTACAAATTCTAACTCTTCAGCCACTTTATTCTCCTATAAAGAAAAGGGGCATTACGCCCCTTCATGTTTTGATGTTTAGAACGGTACGTCATCGTTGTTTACGCTAGGAACCTGAGGATTCAGAGCGGATTCAATAGTACCTTGTTTTGCTTCCCAGTCACGGAAGTTAATCGCTCGACGTGTCTCAACGTCATAGATCAACTGCATGATTTCACCAGTCTCACCACCACGGCACTTGGGCATATCAACGTGTGTGAGGTTCTTCAGGATTGGGTCAGTGTTCATCTTATCACGACTGATCACGATGTTGTAGGCTGCCGACTGTACAAACGTCGAGCTACCAAATGCATCATACTCAGTTGCTTTACGCCACGTACCATCCGAGTTGACTGGTTTCCGTGTGTGGAGTACGTTGATGATCGTAACACCAGACTTGACAATCTGTTTCTGCCACTTCATGTGATCTTCTTGCAGGTCACCGTTGGTGCCGCGAAGAATGTCAGTCAATACGTCAATCACGATGATTTTGCAACCATACTGGTGGATCAACTTTTCAACCTGACGCTCAAGCATCTTGATATCACCGTCACGCTCATCCAAGATCGAGAACCGTGGCTCACCAGTCTCAGATGTCAGGAGGTCGTCATACAGACGCACAACCTCAGGACGATCCAGATACTCAAGAATATCAACACCTTCACCAATCCACAACAGGTTCTTCTCAAGGTGCAAGCTCAACATGTCCAGTGTGTACTGACCAGATGTTGCCTCAAGACTAACCACACCAACCTTCTCTGGTGCGTTGAACATCCAGAAGTAGTTCAAGCTGTTAATGTGTGTGGATTTACCAACAGACGTGTCACCGATGATGTTCACGATAGAACCCTGACGGATACCACCTTTCATTGCTCGCTCAACATCTGCCCACTCAGGCGGCAGCTTGATACGAGGACGCATTAGCTCTTCACGAACAGCGTCCATCAGTCCAGTGGACTCACAGATACCAGAAGCGATAAGAGGTTTTGCGTTGTAAAAGTCACGAACAAAAGTGCTGGCCTTGTTGTCATCCAACATCTTGTTAGGGTCTTTACCAGACCACAATGCGATCTTTACCTTTTCCTTAGGAAGTACAGCAGCGATATCCTGCGCTGCCTTCTTACCCGCCTCATCGTTGTCCATACCGATGATGATTTGCTCATACTGGTCAAGCCACGAATACTGTGCTGCAATCTGCTTAACAGCACTGTTCTCACCACATGTTGGACTAACCACGTGAATCTCAGCGACGTTAGGTTTACCAGCTCTGTTCTCTTCGAACATCTGGTAAGCAGCAACCTTATCCTCTTCACCACCTACGATCAAGATGTATTTGTTGTGACCACTAAACTTCACCTGACCAGAAAGTTGGTTCTTACCCCCTGTATGTCCAACGTTACCGTAACGGAAGTCTTTAGGGTGGTTACGGCACTTATATCCTGCAATTTTACCTTTTGTATTCGTCTCAGGGTAGTGACGACTGATTACTTCACCAGCATCGTTCTTCTTTGTGAGGTGACCGTAAAACTTCAGGTACTCACTCTTGATGTTACGGTAGTTTAAACCATCGTAACCACTAACCTTTCGACCGTTGATTTCTTTGTGTGCACTTGCGATGAACGCCCGTACCTCTTCATCTGACATTGCTGGCAGACAATCATTCGTCATCACTTGACCATCACTCAACTTTTTCATCTCCTCTTTGTATACATCATACGAAATGCCCAGAATCTCCATTGTCTTATCTCGACCTTTGGCAAATTCTGTTTCAGTGTCCATCTCTTCACTCAACATCACAAAATCAATGGGTGAAGACCCACCTGTACCGGCACCACACCCGTAGCAGTAGAATGAATTTTGGTGGTGATAGACGTTGAATGAACCCGTGTTCTCATTGTGGAACGGACAGCATACTTTATCACTACCGTCATAATCTGACATGTAGTGTTTCATTACCTTGTAAATCAAGCTCGACAAACAGTTCTCCTTAGTTATTTATAGCCACTCACCATCTTCAGTAACGACGATATCCCACACAGCCAAGGCAGCGATAAGCGATGGGTAATATTTCTTTACTGGTGAGATATAAGAATCCCTGTAATCCACCAGAGTCTCATTTATCGGCAAGTCACGCCAGTAAACAATGTCGGCCTGTGATGCATAGCACTCAGGACACACGTTCGATGTCATTGATAGCCTCCGGCAAGGCTTCATAGAAGGTTTTATTGCCACCCCAATACCAACCACTGCTATAACCACGACAGTCAATTGTGTAGCGGCTGAAGTCCACCTGTAGGCGATATTTGAACATCTTCTCCAATGCCCAAGACTGATTACTCATTAATCAATTCCTTCCAGTTTCGACCTTTACGTGGGTAATAACCGTATCCATTAATTGGGATACCTTTAGCAAACTCAGCCTTCAATTGTTTAACGGTTCTACTACGACCATTAGGCTTGTCAGTCCAACACATCCGGCGAAGTGCTTTACATTTCTTTGCCCGCATTTGCAGCCTCCCAATCTTTAATATACTGGTCAGGATTATCAATCCAATGGTGAGCCAAAGAATCCTGTAACAATCTAATCCAACGATCTTGACTATCTTTATATCGGTCGTATCGGTCAAGCTTAGCCTGAGCTTCCTCAACTTCAATCTCAATCTTACGACGCTCCATAACATAACTAGGTAAGAGCCTGTTACTGAGAATCATATCAAGTTCATCACGACGATCAAGTTCATGACAGCGAAGTCTACTCATTGCTCCACCTTATCCTTGAACTCTTTAAGGAAAACAGCCATGCGTTCCCGCAACTGACCAGTTTGAGCGTAGTTAATGGCAAGGTCGCGAAGTAGATTCACTTGCTCACGGAACTCGTGATCCTTCATAGGCTCTTTATTTTGAGAAGTCTTAGACTGCGTATATGTATATGCCTCGCTTTCAGACCATAATTTGGAAAGCTCATCCCGAAAACCGCCCCAATCATATCGATCATCACCAGCAAGAGACCCATCGCTAAACCCTTCTTCGTATGCTTCTTTCAGACCGTAGCTCATTTCTTTAACTCCATGGCTGCGCACCAAACAGTGAAGCATTCCAATGCATGGTCTGATACATATTCACCCTCATAACGAGTCAGGTGACGGCTAGCTCGACCACGTGCACCACCACGAATAGTGTAGTGATCAGCGTACCAAGCCTCAAACGATTCACGGAATTCTTCAACGTTCATGTGTCACCTCATTGATTGAGATTCATCAAGTATACAATGGATTACAAAACGATACCAGAGTTTTCGCTCATGCATTCATCTGTGATGTAACCAGAGAAACCCAACGCAAGACTCTCAACAAACTGAGCTTCGACAACCGGCTGAGAGTAAGCAAGATCAACAACACGCATGCCTACAGTGTGAGCTTCACCCTTCATTGTGCTATCTACAATTTCAGAAGAAACTGACTTATCAGTAGGGAACTGACGTACGATCATGGTGTGGTACGCAAACTCACCCAACCGATCACACATCTGCTCAACACTTACCTCTTCACTAGCCTGTACCGAACCAAAGCTCATAGCAGTGATGAAGCCAAGAATACCAAGACCTTTTACGATTTTACTTTTCATTTTAGAACTCCTAATGGTTGAGCGATGATTGTACTCCTGAATCAAATACCTGTCAAGGCTTTTCTTCAGGCATTAAAAAGCCCCACTCAAAGAGCAGGGCTTAGGGGTGTTACTCGATTACAAGCTTGACTTTTGCAGAGAAGATTGATTCACCTTCTTTGTTGTAAATCTCCACAACGCTTGCACTACTCAGTACAGCGAAGCATGATTCCTCACCAGCAAGCTCAATAACTTCGTCAGGGATACCGACTCCACGCTTGTAGACAGGTTTGTAAAATTGAAGGTCAAATGAATCAATCTCATCCCAACCTTTCCATGATTCTAGAAAGCTACTCTCAACACCCTTCACGACTGAAGGCTCACAGGGCCACGACCACGTTTACGACTCTTTGGTGCTGATACCTTACGAGCTTTGTGACCAGCAGTTTGTGTCACACCGTTGATCTTGTCTGCTTGCTCATAGAAAATCTTACCCATTATTTTTGCTCCTTTTTGATAAGTGCGGGATCATTGCGTACGAAATCAGCACTCAGTCCCATCTCAATTTTCCAAACCTTGAAACCGTCATGCTCAGTGCTGAAGTAAGCCAGATCACCTACAATCTTCATGAAACCTTCAAAGTTTTCGTCAGTCTCTGGGGAGTAGTACTGAGCATCATCTGGTCCTGCTTGCCAATCAATTACCAGATTATCTTCAGCGTCAAGATGAGAAAGTTTTTGAATATAAGTCATTGGGTAATTCCTTTTTCAGATTTAATTTGTTGGATAAGCTCTTCACGACGCTTTGTTGCCAAATCTACAACTTCAGCCATGCGTGCATCTCGCACTTCTGAAGAAATCGGCTTCAGAATCCGATCCTTAATAGGCTTGTCACTCACCTCAAAAGGTGCGTTCGGTACAGCTGGCATTACCGTTCCCTTTGGCATATAGCTTGGTTGTAGAAAGCTATAAATAATCACAAAGAACACAGCAATATAGAGAGGATAAACTTTCTTGAGTCGCATTGCAAGAAGAATCATTGCCACTACAAACAACGGACCAAGCAGGTTCATTAGCAAAATCATTTCATATTCCTTAGTATGGGAAGGGTGACCGCATATAGTCAGCCACCCTGTATCCAATCTTACTTACGCATATCCATGATCATCGGAACCGAAGTACCCATGATGGTCTGAGGCAGTGCACCATCCCACTTCTCAGCCTTGATCTGCTCAATTTCCAGCTCTTTCAGTCGCAGAACACGTGGGTCAACAGCTTCAGCCAGAGTACGTTGCTCAACAGCCTTGGTCTCAGCCTTCTCTTTCTCGATCAGACGTTGCAGCTTGGCTTCTTGCAACTCACGCTCAAGTTGAACCTTGCTAACTTCCAACTTGGCCTCTTCTTGCTGGACCATTTCACGACGCTCAGCACTATTTTCTTGTGCCTTGGTGATGATAGGTGGGAACTTGATGTTAGTCAAGCCAGCATATCGAACAGTGAACGGAGTACGCTTACCCATAACCTCAGCCAACAGAACCTGAATCTCTTGGTTGATCTTCTCGTTGTTGGAAGCAATCTCAGCAATGGTGTACTTGGTTACCAAAGCACGAACCTCAGCTTGCAGAACCTGACGACCATAAGTGTTATAGATCGACTCAGCAGTGATCACTGACAACTGATCATCCTTCACAGTCTGAGGCAACTTGTTGAACAGTGCATCAGCCTTTTGTGGGTCAACCGAAAGAGTTGCACGCAGGTCAACCGTGATATTCAGCTTATCACCCGGAATGAAGATTTCCATCGGTTCAACATACGACTTGTCAGTGTTGTCCAACAAAACCATACGGTCACAGTAGTTAATGCATGGTGGCAGTCGCAGTTTCGAAGTAGGGATCATACCTTCCTGATAACCGTCTTTTGTCATGATCTTACCAACGAAGCCCGGTGGTACTTAAACCTTCTGACCACAACCCACCATCAGTGTAGCAGCCATAGCCAATGCAGCGATTTTCAACATATTGCGTACTTTCATTTTTACTTCTCCTAGTTGTTACTCGATTTGATGTTGCCCATTATACAGCAGTGAATTAGGTGTTGCAAGCTTTATTTTAAAAAGGTTCTTCGTGTTCAGCGATCACCCTTTCAAGCTCGTTGATCTTTTCAATCAGAGCTTCTCTATCCCAGTGATCATACGGACATTCATCTTCATCGTCAACTTCATTTTGAATGCTCCATTCATAACGGAGTTTTTCATCGTATTGACGCTTAGCCTCATGGTCAATTCGACCGTCTACAATGAAACCACCATGTCGTACCATGAGGTTCCTGTTAGGAATATCGAAACACCGTGTTCCATTGTTGCTATACTGAACACGTGCATAATCCTCTTGTGCATCAATAATAACCACTTCCATACCATGCAAACTGTGATTAATGTCAGAAACACGAACAAGATCACCTACAAACAGCTTACGATAAGCCATCTCAGCCTCCTACAGACGTTTTAACATCGTTAGGGTACATACGATCCATCAGTGCGTCAAACGGCTTACCAATCTCACCACAGAAGGTTAGAGTGGCTACACCAAGTGCAGCAATAGATCCGGGAATCACCCAGTTTGTAGAACGTACATACTCAACGACGCTTGGTCCAATATCAGTGACCAGCACACCAACACCAGCTACTGTGAATGCAGCAGCTGCAACCGTAGAAGTGATGACTAAAACCTTTGTCAATTTATCTAGCATTTTACTCTCCAGTAATGAGTGACGCAAGAGGGAGTCGAACCCTCAAGGCAATTAAGCCAGCGGTATCATGCGTTGTTTGTAACCTGCTAAGATCACTATGCTTTTATACATAGATCACCTCATACTCTCACAAAGCAATCCTCCCCAGTGTTTACCAATTCCACCATTGCGTCTTTGTTGGGTCAAATTATACAGCAATTATTTCGTGTGTCAACAACTATTTTCTCTTATTGATGATTGTAGGAAGGGTTACACATAAGATCAAAATGAACCCTATAGGCCATAGAAGCAAAAAGAAAATGATTGCCAAAGCCACATCCCATGAATCTACCCGACGCAAACTCCTTACACAGTACAGCGTGTAAACGAAAATCAATATACCTATTACAACATATGCGGTCAACATTTTTATTTCCCATTAACAAATTTGAGGAATTTGTACAATAAATCACTTTCGATGATCTTATGTACACCCACTGTAACCAATGCGATAGGCCAAAGGACGCCAAAGCACAAAAACAAAGAGCATAGATCTTTTCCACCGATCCAGACTTCCTTTCGGAAGCACTTTACGGAACGTACGAACACATATGATCCTAACAGGATATACACACATGTCAAGATAATTTCTAAAATATCCATTTCTCCTAATTACCTTCGTGCCGTAGTTTCTTCATGTATTTCTCGGTCGCTACCTTGATCGCTACACATTCATCAAGTCTCATCTGAGCGTCCCTAACGTACGTGTTCTCATACCATATAGACTGATCAGTCCTTGCTTTTTCTACATCTCGCTTTAGATGCTTGCACCGATCCTTCAACCATTTCACGTGTTCCTTCATTACTTCACTTGCTTTCATAACGCTCTCCAAATATGCTCAGTTGGTGAATTCCGGGTAGACTTCCCCTTAGGGCTCACGATAGGAGCCAAGGAGTCACCCGTAGAATATGCTCAGTCGGAGCCTCATTCCCCAGCAGTCGCTGGACATGTACAAAGGTACACAGGGTAGGATCAGATTGCAACATCTTTCTCCCGTGGTATGCTTCCACCGTTACAGGTGGCTTGCCGACGCCATACCAGAACCTTTCGATCCACTTCCACGTCATACTGGGCTTGCTCAGTTATCTGCCATTTAAGAGTGAGAAACCCGTGATAACGACGCACAAAGCTCACTCCGAGGCAGAACACGTCTACCAATTGTTATGAATACTACAGGTAAAATTCTGATCTGTCAAGGCTTGACATCAATTAAATACGTGTTACGATAGGCTCAATTAAATCGGAGACAACAAATATGCAACCTGAATACCCTGAAATGAAATTATCAGACGCTATCACAGCTCGTATCCGTCACTTCACTGGTCAACGTGGATGTGCTGATTGTGGTGATAAGCGTAGATACCTGATTGCTTGGACACCAAACGGATCACTATGCCCTAGCTGCTGCCCCGATGTCAACGTCCTTTCGAAGTCGAAGGTGATGGCAAGTGAAAAGTCTCACAATACAAAGGTACAAAAGAAACGCTTGAAATCTTGGAGCATTCCTGTAGTATTTAGTGGAATGAATACCAACACACGTTAAGGAGATTAAAATGATTTCACGTACTCAATTCGTAATCACTATGTTTTTCGTGCTTCTTTCATCTGTTTTCATCACTGGTGAGTTATTTATCAAACCCCTTACAAAAGTATTACGCGAGCATAACCAATTGGTTGCAGACTGTGAGGCTAAAATCCCACGCGATCAGTTCTGTGAACTCGTAGCTATCCCGAAGGTGAGCAAATGAATTACGAACAAGCAATCAAACCTACAGCATTTATGAATCAAGATGCTCTCGAAACCATGTATCCCTATGACTGTTTCTTTGCATTTGCCGAACCAACCAACCAAGCTTCTGTGCCATTGTTCACGCTTGATCAGGTAAAGGCTATGATTCGACATTCCAATCTCAGTACATATGATGCTGAGGATTTTATTGATGAGGCATTCCAATGAAATCAGACGGATCAAAACAGTTAAAACATGACTCAGCACGTGCGTGGGCAGGTACATCAGGTGGTAACACACCACCATTTAATAAGAAGTCAGCATTACCAAAGAACATGAACAAACCTTTTATCAAACGATTTATTGAGTGGTGGACCGCATGAAGACTCGTACATTTGACACACGCAATCTGATCAACGACAATGATCAGCAAATCACAGTACGCAAAAATGGTCGTACAACCGTCATCAAAAGCTGGGTTGTACCTGACTTTCCTGAAAAACGTGTTTCTCTTGCTACACTATTCAAGGTGAAGAAATGAAATTCTATATCTTTATTCTAATATTGGGTATCTGTATGTTTTGCTATTCACTGAGCTTACCACCTATGACTATTGAAACCATTGAAACCAATATGAAAGCAGAATTTGGGATGGGTGGTATGTTCATTTTCTTTTTGGCAATGGCTGGCATCATGGGTTGTGAAAAATGAGAATTATTGTTGATAGAACAGGTCCATTTCATAGTACAACTCCTGAAACAAAGTGGTATGCGCAGGTTCAGCTAACCAGCCATGACATGCTACCACTAGGTGTTAAGAGTTATTCGTTTGGGGCTACACCAACTGAAGCATTAGAAAACTTCATTTCAGTCTTGACATCCAATGGTGTTGCTGTAGAATGACCACATCTTAAAGAACACAACGGAGCAACACAATGAGCAATATCGTACCAACGGATGAGCAGAACAACGTATGTGAGATGTCTCTGATTCACCGCTTAATGAAAATCAGTGCTTATGCCGGTGCCGCCAAAACCTCTACACTATGCATGGTTGCTGAGCGTCTGGTAGTCCCTAGCCTTATGTTGACCTTCAACAAATCGTTGGCTGACGAAGCTAAGGGACGCTTCCCTAGCTGGGTTGAGTGTCGAACCACCCACTCTCTGGCGTATGCAACCCATGGTGCGCAGCTTCGTCACAAGCTGAAGCGTCCGCAAGGTGCATATCGTAACGTTGCAGGTACAGGTACAGAGATTGCAAAGTACTTCAAGACTGGTGACTTCACATATCTTATCGATGGTGAGCGTGAAACTCGAAAAATGAAAGCGGGCGGCGTTGGTGTAGCCATCAAGGAAACCGTAGCGAAGTTTGAGCAATCTGCGGATTTAACTCTTGAGTACAAGCACGTATCTACCAGTCCATGTGACCAGATTCTGCTTCGTGACAAGAAGAGTATGCGTTCTTACAAGTACCTTGTCCTGTCTTGCGCTCAGAAGCTTTGGCAACTCCGTACTGATATCCGTAGTGACGTTCTGGCTACTCACGACACATACCTCAAGCTGTTTCAATTGAGCCGACCAGACCTTTCTCGATACGAAGTTCTGTATCTGGATGAGGTCCAAGACGTTAACGATGTTGTATTGGATATCTTCTTGCAACAACAAGAGCGTTGCCGTCTGTATGCTGTAGGTGATGGTTTCCAGAATATCTACAGCTGGCGTGGTGCTAAGAATGGTATGCTTGAGCTTGACTGGCCTGAAGCTAAACTGTCTAAAAGCTTCCGATTTGGTCAAGCAATTGGTGACCTTGCTGATATTGTATTGGCTAGCGACGGTCGTAAAATCACCGACGTTAAAGGATGGGAAGCTCTGAATACAAGCTGTGTACACAAGAATGATCTTGATCCATCTGTTTGGGATGGTCAGTACACAATGCTTTTCCGTACCAATGGTGCCTTGATCTTCGAAGCTGTTGACTTGTTGAGCAAAGGTAAAACTGTAAACCTAGAGATTGATGTATCTGACTTCACGAAGTTGCTTGAATCAGCCATTGAGCTTTCAAAAGGCAATATGACCAAAGTCAAGCATGAATCCCTTGTGCAGTTTGCCAACTGGGAAGAGTGTGGTATCGAGGCGGAAGCGGTACAGGGTGAGTTGCTGCGTGTCTACAACATGGTTAGCAATGGTAGCGTTTACAAAGTACTTGCTGTTCTGGGTACTCACAAGAACGTAGAGAATCCCGATGTGATCCTTACCACGGCTCACAAATCGAAAGGTCGTGAGTGGGATATCGTTATCCTTTCAGATGACTTCCCAAGCCCTTTTAATCAAAAGGGTGAGTGGGTTGGATTGCAAGATATGGAACGAAACCTTCTATACGTTGCTCTTACTCGTACCAAAGTTTTGCTCGGTTACAATGAAACTGTTCGGATGATGATCAAGCGTTGTGATCCCCAGTTTCAGTATGAGCATGAAATCATCGATGAACTGGATGTTGATGACTTGTTCAAGGAATATGTGGGAAAGCAGGTACGTCAAATGGACCGCGAGCTTCAGGACATCTTGACGTCAGAGTAACAAATATCATAAAGTGGGAGCCGTACATGAGTGCGGCTTCACTCAGTGTGGAAGCTCAAATTGAAAGGCAGATGATGGAGTTTGGTTCTGGTATAATCACAGACCTTGACCGATTCATGATGCCAAATCTTAACGATTGTGATATGGACGGATACGAGGTTTATACAAATGAACTCGGTGAGATTCAAAGGTATTGAGAATATTCTGTTTGTTGGTAATGGAGTTAACCCACACCCTACACAATTGGTATGGATGAACATTCTAAAGGCACGTCACGGTGATGGTAAATTCACCGTGACATATGATAGATTGTCTGGTAAACTCCAAGGAATGGAGATTGATGAGGTGTATTTTGATGAAATACCAAGTTTGGGTGACAACCGATAAAGGTTTATACCAATGTCTTAAATTCGACACAGCAGAAAAGGCTCTGTTTGTGATCAAGAATCTAAAGGAGTACGAATATTGGAACTTTACAATCTAAAGTTTTCAGACAACATTCGGTTTAGCGTCACTGATATCGAAGACTACAACATTAAGGGTTCTTTTGACCCAAACGCTGCATCTGACATCGAGTTCTACGGATACCGTGAAACCACGTTCACCGTTTCTTCGGTTGAGATTCGACTAAACTATAACCTTTGGGTTGAAGATGTAACCCAGTTGAAAGAAGAGTTCTTGACAGCACACGATGATCAGATTACATTGATCGTACAAAACGCAATCGATGACAAACAAGGAGAATTATAATGAGTGTTTATAAAATTGTTCATAAAGATCACGAGGATGATACTGTTGAGTGGTATGGCGCTGAAATTGGTGATATTGTGGAAATTGCAGACCCAACACCTTACTCAAACGTATGGTTGAAAGGTTCAAAGGTTTTCGATAAAGAGTGGCAACGTCACGAACGGCTGTGTGTTGCCGACAGCATGGAAGACTTTCATAAATATGTGGAGAAAGTATAATGGTCGAGTTCAAAAACATGCCATTGATCGGTCAGTTCGTGGCTGTATATCAGTACAATGGTGAAGTCTGGTCAGGAACATACCGCTGGGATGAGGATGGTCTTATTACTGAGTACTGTTTCAATGACGATGACGATTATTTTTCACCAGTTGGTGGAATGGGTGACTATAACTCGCTACCATGGGTATGTAATGTTGGTATTAAACCTAAGTTCTTTGGTGTATGAATCATGAATAAGAACACCCTTTCTGTTGTTGTTGGGGTTGTACTTGGTGCTTTGGTTTGCTATACTGGCTATCAACATATTGATAAGATGGCGGAAAAGGTTAATCAAAAAGTTCTCGGTAAGCATAAAGAAATGATTGACAATGCTATAAAAGAAGAATATCCTATCGGTACATTTGAATATGAGGTTAAAAGGACAATCTAATGTTTGATAAATCAAGAGATGATTACTCAGATTTAATGACGCTTGATCAGTTCAATGCAGCTGTTGGTTGTGGTGCTTTTATCCCAACAGACGGTTGTGGGTGGATTGGTACAGAAACTCACTTTTCGTATGATCATGATGTTTGGGAATGGTATCTGAAAGGTAAGAAAATACCATCAACAGCAACTCACGTACATTGGTATAACAAATGAATATTTGCCTTGGTTGTGGTAAAGAAACAAAAGATGGACAAGAATTAAACGGTTTGTTAAAGTGTCACTGGGATTGTACAGACGCAACTCGCGATAAACTTGGAGAGGCTGTTGCTGACGAATTGATTCAACAGCGAATTAATTTACGTTTACTTCAAGATGGTTTGTCACCTGCTCACCCTTTGTGGAAAAAACTTGGAGGTTCACTGTAATGGCATTCTTTATCCTGTATCTTTTGATGATCTTGGAAAATATCCAAGGTTACCTACTCGGTATCTCTGTTGCATTTGGAGCGATTGCTTTAGCTTATCTTTTCTTCCGCGCCGTTAATTACATTGATTTAAAGGGTGAGGAGGAGGCAGCGTACAAGGTAATGAACGGACAGTGCAAATGGTTCCTTGGTATCTGTCTAGTAGCAGCACTTTTTTCAAACTTGATTCCAAGTAAGCAAGACATGGCACTTATCGCTGCTGGCGGGATCACTTATAACATTGCAACAAGCGATAAAGCTGCGGAGCTTGGGAATAAGAGTATTGAACTGCTGAGCAAGAAGCTTGATCAGATGATCGAAGATCCTGTGAAGGCTACAAAAGATGTAAAAGCAATTGCTGAAGAAGTAAAGAAGTAAATTACAGACGTGAAAAAGCCCCGGCTCGTAAGAGTATCGGGGCTTTCTTTTGTCTTATTGTTTTGTATTTTTAAGATCAAGTCGTAGTGAGTTTGTTAGATCACGCACATCTTGACGAAGACCCTGTGTCTCACGAATCCATGCTTCCTGTACGTTCTTAAACTCTTCACGACTCACCTTACCTTCCTGCAATCGGTTAATCGCTCTAACGTTAACCGCTACACTCTTCTCAACGTTCTCGATAGCGTTCTGCATCTGCACTCTATCAGCCTGATACATATAGCAAACAAGTGTAAGTAACGCCAAAGTTGCCCACCCACCAAACCTTTCAATCAAATCCTGTAACTTATTGTTGCTCCCTTTTTGGTCTGTCATCGGTGGTTTCCTCTTTAGTGTAGTTCTTAATTATACCATCCACTAATGACTTGTACGCACGTAGACAGCTTCTGTTGTTAACCCATGAACTAGCTAGTGATCTTACGGTCTCACCAGCTCCCTGTTCATCACAATTGATGATTAGTAAGTTTATGGGAATGTATTGTTTCTCATAAATCGTCTCTGTAATTGGTTCTGGTTGCTTACTTGAGCAACCTGAGAAGGTCATCAGGCAGACGATCATCAATGTCAGCAGTAATGCCTTCACGTTTATCATTAACAACCCCTTTCTTTGGTAGTGAGTTGATCAACTCTTGTTGAATCTTACCATTACATATCTCTACTTGAACTTCTTTAACAACTTCGATCAGTTGAGCCGGGCGTGACTCAAGCTCTGAAACCAAAGCCAAGTTCTGTTCACTAAGTCTTTGGTTTGAAATTACTTGTTCAGAGTATTTAATCTGAAGTGCCGTTAGTTGCTCATAGTTAGACTTACCAGATAAGTAACTAATTGATAGTGCGGTTATCAACACCACGCAAAAGATACCCAGTGCCTTACTTTTTATACTTGCAAGGATGTTCATTTTCATGCTCCATTACTTTTTCCAAGTCATCAATTTCTTGGTTTAAGAATCTACCAATGAAAAACATGACAGCAAACATAACACCCCATCCAACTAACCAAGTTACAGCCATTACATCTGTTAGTACACCGATAAGTGCCAAACCAGCCATAGATATAGCATTTAACATGTTTGCAATGAATGAGTATGTTGTATAATGTTTACACAGATGTTTATAAATTCCCATATCAACCTCAATTCCATTGTTGATAGAAAGACTTATACTCGGAAGGTTCATAACCCATGCAATACTTATACTGAGCTTGCGCACGAATGTTCAAACCTTTAAGTATAACCTTCTTACCATTAATTGTTCCATATACCCACTTAGTAAGCTGGAAACAAGCAGCATCGTAGTTCTTGTTGTTCAAGTTCTTCAACATTGTGCTACTTGTTACGTTACCTATACCCTTATTGAAAGTAAAGTCAGTTACAGCACCTCTCATCCATTCAGATTTGTAAGGAACCGTCACTGCCTTATCAATCAGCATCTGGTGCTTGATCCAGTCGGACACAAACATTGCAATACACTGATCTTCAGTATACGTCTTCTGAGGCGTCTCACCGCGTTGTACTAGGTGACCAATACAAACGGTCGGCTTACCTACTGGATCGTCGTGTAGATGGGTTAGGACGCCTTCTGAGGGTACTGTTAGATCTACGGCGATGTATGCAGACGGTCCTGCTACACCAGCCGCTAAGAGAGCAGCGAAGATTTTAGCCTTCAATGCTCTCGTTACAGGTACTTTAGCCATTATTCACCTCACTCAGTTGGTAGATCTGGTAGAACCAAAGCTGGTACAAGTACATGTAGCGTGATCATGTGTGTTAGGTCATACGGTTGACCGTTCTTTGTACATTCAACTCTCAATATTTCGGTTTCTTCATAATATGTGATATCCACATCGGCACGATCATCTACACGATTTAGTGTATATCCCCAACCAACGTTAACAGGTGGGTAAGGAACCATACCGTAAGTCCCAACAACTAAGTAAACGCCTTTCGACTCCCTCTTTGAAAAAACATCAGTACCACCAAGACTTGAGATGTCATAAATCTCACCAGTCTGACCCAGAATATTAATACCAGCTCTTGTTGTCTCTTTCATAATTAGTTCGCCTTTAGTGTGCCGTCAGCGGCTTTTGATGTATTACCCGAATGATAAACTTTAACCCAAGGTAGCCAACCATTGTATGCGGATCTAAACCACATCTGGTTATCCCCACCATAAATCATCATCTGACCTCCGATTGGACCGCTATTAAGTCTAAAGCTTAATCCTGTTGCGTTGATTGATTCACCTGTACCACCCGGAAATACAGCGTTGCCACTAATGAATGTATTACCGTAATCTGTGAATGCAGCATTCCAATCACCGATAGATACACATGAGCTTCCTAGACCAAAATCACCCGCTTTCAAAAGACGGCCTGCTGACATATCAACTACACCGACTGTTACATCACGGGTTGCAGCACTACCTAGACCTAGAACATTTCGCATATCACCAGATGTTGTCTGTGCATTTAGTTCACGGGCTTTAGCTGTAAGTGTTGCAAGTGACAATGCACCTGCCCCTGTGAAATACGGAATCGTATCAGCAGAACCAGTAAGGTTCGACATCGATGTTAGGTTCTGATTGAGATTTTGTTTATTATCAAGTAGACCCGGAATAGAATCGGTAATAGCTCTCAGTCTATCAGCTGATTCTTTATTGTAACCTTGAAGTGGGGCAATCATCCAGTCTGTTGAGCTTGTCGATGCTCCAACATATGCAGGGTAAATACCAATGACTGTTTCACTTGCTACGTTTACAATTTCATACCAGCGTCCATCCGGTCCTCTGAAACCATCACCAACTCTAACGTTAGATACGAAATTTGTTGATGCTCCAGTAACCGCTTGTTGTCCTGTAGTTACACTAACAGAACCAGTTTTGTACCAAGCCATATTAACTCCTAATTTAAGATATCGGTTTTGCAAAAACAACAGACATATATAGTGCAGTCGGGAGGTCAACACCCGTTGCTTGAATCACTACCCTATTCCCGCCGTAATCCCAGACCGCTTGGACTACGCCCTGTCTTGATACCGTGCCTGCCATGTCCATGGCGATATTGTTTAAAAGCATGTAGTCGCCAGTGTTTATCGGTGAAAAAGCGGACCAGCTTAATCTGTAAACGCCGGGTTGTGTTTGCTCTGCTCCAAGGTAGTTCCAAGCGGATATGGTGCGCGTAAATTGTGCACAAGGCGTCCCGCTATCAAAAATAATCTTTGATGTCGCATCCCATAGCCTTAGACCATAATCAGCAATTGGTGATGACTTGAATGCAGCGATAAACCATTTTCCGCTGGAGTTTGTCCCTGTGAAGGTGTTAAATCTAAAAGCGTGCCAGTTTCCGGGCTCACCTTGCACTAGACAGAATGCAAAGACATCGTTTTGGTCTGGCCTTACAAAAACTAAAGGCGGCTCATCGGTTGTAATTACGCTTGAGAACGCAATTCCTATACCACCACTTCCACTCCATGTTCCTTTATCGAGTACTACAAGTCTTGCAAATTCAGAGTCAAGCGTTACTACGTTGTCGTTGTTTGTAAATGTAAGTCCGTATGACATTATTTATACCTCATGACTATAAGTCTCTGGGTAGTTGTTCCGGTCGGCCCAGTAGTTGCTGCTGGGCTTCCGAAAAAAACCCTTACATATCCCTCGTAGACATACGGCGTGAAAGCGATTGCGCTTAACTGCTGCCCACTAGTCAGGTAAGGGACCACAGGGATGCAAACAGCCGAGTCCCGAGTTGCTGTAACACCGGGAATTGTAATATCAACATATCTACCTCCTGTTTTGGGTATTAGTTCTGAGTGTAGAACTCGTACCGTGAATGAGTTTTCGTCTAGCTGGAGAGACCCATCGTCTCCCCATATCCGCATACCAAATGCCATTAAGTTAAATCTCCCAACTGTACACGCTTTGTGCCATTCTGGTCGTATACGATTATTGACTTGTTTGTAATAACCATACGTCCTGATCCTGCGACACTTCCGTTGATTTCAAAAGTACCAGATTTATCAAGTCTCCAACCGGTTTGTCCAGAAACAAAGTCATTACTCTGAATGACATTACCGATCATAGCGTTTGTGATCCAACCATTACCGATAAGTGCTTGACTGATAAACACCTGACCGTTCTCTACAACAAAAGGTGCAAGTGATGTTGATCCGGTTCCAGATACAACAGCAAAACGATCAGCACGTACAAGGAACTGACTCTGTAAGCCAGCAGGACCGTTCTCAATACCCAATCCAATACCAGCAGCAACATACTTACCGTCCTGTTGTTGCTCCATCTTCAATGTCCAAGCTGTATTGATCTTACCATCAGCATCAATCTGTGCAGTCCGTACTTCCTGAATCGAAGCACTCTGTTCACCAACTTCTACTTGAACGGTATCAATCCTTTCACCAATTGCTGTATCTGCTGTTGCTCTTGCTGTTGACTCAACCTGAATTAGTGCTTTCACTTGTGTGTCAGTGATAAGACCAGCTTCAATAGTATCAACACGTTGGGCAATCGCTGAATCATTATCAGCAACAACTTCAGTAAGTTCAGTAATCCTAGCAGAGTTTGTATCAACCTCAGCTTTGAATACAACAAGCTCTTTAGCAAATGCATCATTTTCAGAAGCTCTTACTTCACGCTCTGTTGTAATCTGAGCCCTACTATCCCAACCAGCAGTGGCGTCATCCTGTGCACCAACACCGTCATCATCACGGTATGCCGCTTGTAGACTTTCAATCGAGCTGACTACAGATGTAACCTTACCGTCAATCTCAACAACACTAACCTCTACTAGATCAACACGTGTCGCTAGGTTGTTAACTGTCTCAAGAATAGTACCAACGTCTTTCCAGTACTCTTCGTTAGGTGGTGTCACACCTTCTGGGACAGCTTTTTGAGCTTGATAAAGCTTCTGTCCAAGCCGTACTATGTCTCCTTGGAGATACGACTTAGTAGGATCATATACCAATGCATCAGTGATGTTTGAAATCTGTTCCTCAAGATCAGTTACCGCATTATTAATTCTGTCATTAACAGATCCCGGTCCGTTTCCATCAACTAAGTCTATACGATCATGTAGAGTTTTGTCAAGAGCAGTGTCACTAATCAAACCAGCAAAATACTCATTGTACTGACCATCGTCGTTGATTTGAGTAGTACCGACCACACCAGATTCTGATTCCAATGGGAACCATGGTCCAGCATTGCCCGATCTATCGAATAGACGACACCAGAAGTATAAAGACTTACCAGCAGAAAGACCATGAAGCTCATGAGTATCCATTGGGTACGCAAAGTCACCCAACTTACTAGCGTTGACAAACGAATTTGTCTCGCTGTACATGATTTCGGTACGAAGTGTGTCTTCAGCGTTCTCGGGGAAATACCACTGTAATCCGATACCAAACAATAACGGAGTCGTAACAAGGTTAGTTACAGCTGGTGGGAAACCAGTCTTACCATTTAGAACAGTGGACTCACTAAGACCCCACAGGCTTTTGACACCCATTGCGTTGATCGAACGGATACGGATCAGATAAGTACCTGTGTAGATACCCTTTACGTTGAACTCCTGAGCGCCTGTGACACCCATTTGAACCCAGTCACCCTGACCCAAACGGAACTCACCTTCATACAATACAGCGTTCTCTACAGCGTCCCACGATGCGGTCATTGTGGTTACAGCCATTGTTTGTTCAACAAAGGTGTTAGCTGTTACTGTGATAGGGTTTGGTGGTGAGATAAATGCTGGCGGAACTTTACTGATTGGTCGTGGCTCAAGTCTAGCACCATTATCAATCGCAGCAAACTTACTCTCGTTGTATTCAACACCCGAAATCTCAAACAAACCAACACTTGGACTTGTGATTTTGGTTACTTTAAATAACTGGTTTTTCAAGTCAGAAGCTTCAAGATACCAGACAGCATCCTTCTGAGGAATCTGAGTGTATTCTGTTGTGACAGTGATCACATTACCAGATACCGCTTGGATAGTACGACCCTGTTGACTTCCATCTTTCTGAGCAATGAAAAGCTTGTCACCTGCCTTTGCTTCAGTTGGACGGTCGAGAGTTATTACAGTTTGCGTACCAGCAATGATACGACCAGTGAAAGGCTTACCCGAAATTAGCGGATCAGCAACACCGATAATGCAGCCCGGATGTACTTTATGGTCAAGACCCTGCAATCCTGTTCTGAAAACAACCTGTCTATTCAAAAGGTTTGTCAGAAGTGTATACTTACCCTTACGTTGAGCCTCAGCGCGCACTGTGCAGCCGATAGCATTTAGTTTAACCTGACGGTCACCCTTCCAACGAAGTATCTCTGAGCGCTCCCATGAAGCCTCTACCTGAGTGTTGTAATGATCATCAGGATCGTCATAACTGATCAAAGCCGATGTGTAGATAGAACGTTCATCTGTACTTGGGTAGTCGAAACCGTTAACAACGTTTGAACGAGAGAAGATCGGGATGTTATCTGTTGGTTCTGGTTTATCAGCAACAGCTACGAACTCAGTACCATTCCAATATGTCATACCGTTAAAGATAGAAGAAATATCACGAAGAACAGTCCATGCTTCTGCAACTTGTTGGATATATATGTTACATGTGTGTCTAGGCTGTTTAGCACCAGAACCTGTACCATCATCAACAAAAACGTCACAATACTGTGCTACTTCATACAAGTCCCACTTGCTTACTTGTTCACTTGTGATACGGTTACCAAGACCAAACCTATTGTTTGTACACAGGTCGAAGAATACCCAAGCAGGGTTGTCTGACCACGCCCATTTGAAAACACCTGACCAGACACCAGTGTAGGTTCTTGTTTCTGGATCATAGTTATCAGGTACACGGATGATACGACCTTTTGTTCTAACAGAAATCTTTGGGATGTTACCAGCACCAAAAAGGCGACTATCGAACTGTACAAACAGCAGGGCAGTGTTTGGGTATGACTGCTTAGCGTCAACTACTTCAGTGTAAGACTTGATAATAGTTTGGTCTTGAATCAGAGACGACTGTGAGTTTGCTGTTTTCCGAACTACACGAAGGCTCCAACCAAATTGAGGGTTACGTGGGAGATTCACACGGTGAGTACGCTCATAGTTTGTGTTAGTTTTACCAGTAGTGGTTACTTTCTCGTAAAGTTGGTAAGAGCCACCATCTGTCGATACTTCAATGTCATACGACACAGAATATCCGTTTGTATCACCATTCGGCATCTGTTGGTACAGTGCTGGAATAGAAACAGTGATTCGCGCTCCAGACAGGTTGGTCTTTGTTATCTGACGAACCCAAGGTGTTGTATCTTTCAGGTCGAAGTTTACAGTAACCTCGTTACTTACCTCAGGCATACCCTGAATATAAGTTTGATCCTGAGTACCACTACGCCACTCCCAAGTTACACCACCAAAGTTTGATTCACCATTAGGACCGATCAGTGGAGTACCATTTAGGTAAATATCTTCACCTCTAGGAGTACCAGCAAGCTCACCTTCACCAACAGCAACAAGAACCTTAGCATAAGCAATAGAGAGCAAGTTGTTTGGTGTTTCAACAGGGGTGTGTGGTTTCTCTTCACCACCCTTAGACCCCTCAATTACAACTTTTTCATCGACATACTCATACGATGTGTTAAGTACGAGTGTGTCTTTAATTTCGTTCCCCATCATTTATTCCTCTATTAAGTTTGGTCTTCTGCAACAATGCTCGCAGAGATAATTGCACCCCCCATTTCACGTAGACCATACGGTACACCGATAGGGTTGCCTTGTGCTGTTGTGTTTACTGGTCCACCGAATCCATATGAACTCTGGTTGGCTGCATCCTCTTTAACTTTTAAACCTTGAGGTTGTGGTGATAACAGTTGTACAGCACCACCAATCAATAGTGCGAAACCAGCGGGTCCAGTTGGTGCACCAAAGAAAGCAGCTACAAGTAGAACGACACCAAGGATTATCTGGAATACACCACCACGTTTACTACCAATATATGCAGGTAGAATCTTAAATACTTTCTTACAAGGGAAGGATATTTCATCACCTACCCCAATATTGTGTCTGCCGTTAAAAAGAATAAACCCGATACCCTTAGATTCAGCCTCTTCAAGAGACTTCTTAAATCCTTTTATCTGAAAGCACATTGCTTTGATTAATTCTTTTGTGTTACTAACCATAAACTTATGTTCTTTACCGTAAGCCTTTCCGAGATAACCCCCAAGCTGTACGGTTACAAGTGACTCAGCCATATTAAATATCCTTGTGTCTTAGAATCAATCTAGCTCGTTGAGACCATTGTCCACCATAAACTACGATATCAGCGTTCTTACCATACATGTGGTGAAGCATGAAAGGTCCACCATGTAGATTACGTGACTCAAAGTTGTTTGTGTATCCCAAGTAAATACCAGCATGATTAGGATGATATGAACGACCAATTTGCATTACAATCATGTCGCCGGGTTCCGGTTTATCAACTACATAGAATCCGTTACTCTCATAGAACTTCTCATACAACGATTCAGATTCTTTATTCTCCCACCACAACTCTTCACGTTCGAAGGTTGGGAACGTAATGCCAGCATAAGTCTTGTAGTAGTCCTTACAAGCTGACCAGCAATCCCATACACCGTGAACAAATGGACGTCCAAGAATCTCTTCTCTAACCGTTGGGATATGTTGTGCGTAGTCACCTTCAGGCCATGACACAATATGCCACGGGATTGGATTACTTTCAGGATCGACAATCAACTCTACTTCACGGTTACTACTCATCACCGCAATATCATGACTGCTTGGTCTGGTAGTGGCGTCTGGATGGCTGTGTACAATTCCTACAATTTCACCTTGTTGGTCAGCATCCATGAAAGAGTCAGGACACATCTTAAAGTCTTTAGTCTTATCTGTTGCGATGTTTACACAAGGGACATACTGTTCGATATTCTCAGGTGTAATAATTACAACACCGCAAATCTCTTCAGGGTAACCAGACTTAGCATGTGCAAGAATGGCATTTATCGTTTTCTTCTTTAGTTTCTTTGGTACGTTAGTCATTGCCATTCTCCGTTATTAAATAATCAAGCTGCTTGCGATGAATCCACCAAATGGAAGCTGGTTCTCCTCACCAAATCTAAGCTTGCAATCCATTACACAAGCCCCACACTGATCTTCAGCAGGGTTATCCGTGGGTACGCCTTTATCAGTGAAGAAAACGTCACCTGTGTATCCACAATCAGGTCCACGATATCCACCATTTAGTGCCCAGTGACACAACGAGTGAACAATGCGACGTGGGATACTTTGTCCTGTAAGGTCTGCGGGTGAAGATAATACGAAACTGACATACTCTAATCTCTCACCAGCCTTACTGCTAATGTACCAAGTCTGTATGAAACCCATTTCAGGGTCAGCATCCGATCCACCGTCGAGGTACTGTTCAAATGTTGTTGTCTCTGTTACCTTAGCCAAATACAGATTGTTCAATTCAAGACAAAGATTACTGATTGAACCATCTATGTTGGCTACTTGGAGAGTTGGGTTTGGGCTTGAACCCATTCCATCCATCTCTACACCTTCCATATGATAAGGCCAGCAATCGTAACGTTCACCTTTCCAATAGATCGGTTTTGGTGGGATCTTATCTACACCCTGTGCCTGAAACTCAAGAAGTTCTTCGGCAGTGTATGGTACTTCATAGTTATGAAACCTAAGAATGTCACCATTGAACTCTGTACAATCAACCTCAATCAACTTAACCTGACTACCCGGTTCAAGTTTTTGAATTACCTCAAGGATGTCTACATTAGCCATATTATGCTCCTGTACTTGCATACGCCTTTGTGAACGTACCTGTAATTGAATATAGACCACCACCTTCATCGTTCCAGCTTGGGTCACGACAAGTAAATAGTCCGATAGTGTCTAGTGGTGGAATCCAGAAGAAAGATTTGATACCCTTGTGACGGTCAAAGAAGTCCATGATCTGTTTTGCTTCACCGGCTCTAGCATGAACCCTGATAGTATAGGATACGTCTTTGGTGTTTATACCATCAGCACTCAGTTGAGTGTAACCATCACCAAATCGTGTTTCGATAACTCGATACTCAATACTAGGTGTGATGTTTCTTTCGACCTTCCACTTGAATGTTTCTACGGCCATAAATTCTCCAGAAAAAGAAAAGGGAGACATAAGTCTCCCAAAAGTTATTAAAGAATACTACATTATCTCGGTTTTGTCAATACTCACCCACCAATTGCACGGGAGATTTGACCACCGGGTTTCAAGTCACGTGTGAGCAATGTTTGGTATCTTGAATCTACATAGTCACCGATGTCTTTACCGAACTGAGTTGCTTGTGGCTCATCAGTTTCAGTTGTAGTTCCTTCGCTGGTTATGCTAATGTAAACATTAACGCCACGTCCACCAACTTCACCACCACCAATCATACGAACACCTAAGCTTCCGTCTGCGGTTCTAGCAAGTGGTACAATAGCTTCTGGTCCAGCTTCACCCATTACACCCCTTTGACCACCAGACATCCCGAAAGAAGTTGGTGAGGAAACGATAGAGTTGGTAAACGCTCCACCTTGTGCAAAGAACTGAGTTCCACCACTCCAACCACCGCCTTTCTCTTGCACGGTAGTTATCTGACCATAATCACTGAATCCAGATGTTGCTGTAGTTGTACCAGCACCACCAAAGTATGATCCAGCAGCACCACCAACAATGTTGAAAAGTGAACCAAGCGCACCTAGTGTAGCCTGTTTTGCAGCGATCTTGGCTAAGTCGGAAAGGATGCTAACCGTAAAGTCTTTGAAGTTGAACTTACCAGTCAATACGAAATTAGCAAGGGAATCCGCTGCTGTATCAAAAGCACCAGTAAGCGCTTGTTGAACAGAGCCAGCAAAGTTCATACCTGCATCTTGTGCATTCTCAACGGCAGCTGTAAATCCATTTGTCCAGTCGGCATTTGCTGCTTGGATTTCCTCATCGTTCTTCACGATTTGAGCAGTCATTTCAGTATGAGCTTTCTCCAAATCTTTCAACTTGGCAGTATACTCTTCTGGGTCCATGCCTTCAGAAAGCGATTTAGTCAACTCACGTTGCTGACGCTCAAATGAACGATCATTAGAAGCAAGCTGTCTTGCAACACCGGCCTGTCTATCACCTCTACCAACACCATCAGCTCTTCTTGCACCCTCTTCTTGAAGGTTGTTCAACTGAGCATCAAGAGACGCCTTATATGCTGCGATGTTTCGTGTTCTAGTTTCAAGTCTTCCTTGTTCTTTAGCTAGAAGCTGGTCTTGCTTGGTATCAATCTTCTCAAGAGCAACAATTCGATCAGATTCAGCTTTAGCCATTTGGTTATCTAGGCTGATATTCTGAGCAGCAGTGTTCTTCTTGTTATCACGAAGAGCTTTTAGGGATTCAATTTGTGCATCATACGATGCCGAAACGGCAGCACGTTGTGCAGCAAGGATTGACTTCTGCGAATTGAAGGTAGCCTCAGCAGAAACGATTCCCGCTTGACCAATCGCAGTAACCCGTTTGTAGTACCCGTCATACTCAGCTGTCAACTGATCAAGGTTGTTCTTGACTTCAGTAACTTCACGAGTATCTAGAGGTGTACGTTTAGACTTAGAATCCTTTTCTTTTGCTTTAGCTAATTCCTCAACAGCACGAGCCTCGTTACGAGTCATCATGATAGTCTGTTCAGCTGTTACATTACCACCAGCAGTGATCTTTTGGTTTTCTAAGCGTATCTTTCTAAGATTTGACTCAGCAGCTTCTACACCCTTCTGAGCATTCTCATAGCGACGGGCTGAAGATACTTGGGCAGAAACAGCTTCACGTCTTGCTTTTTCGGTATCAGCTTCTTGCTTAGCAAGTAAAGCTTCATATTGAATACGCTGTTTAACCTGTGCAATTTCTTTATCAATATCTGCAACTGCTTGAATGTTACCACTTTGACCAAATCCTTTTAGACCAAGTGAAGCGTTTGTATCAATTGAGTCCTGATAACTTTTACGTTGACGTTGAAGTTCGGCAAGCCTATCAGTGGTTGTAGTATCTCTACCCAATCCTTTTAGAGCGTCAAATGTACCAAGAATAGCACTCTTAACACCATTCCAAGCCTGTTCCATGTATCCCGCTTGCTCGATAACCTTTTTAGCGGCGTCTGTTGTAGCTTCAGCCAACTTATCCTGAAGCAATGTCGCTGCTTCACTATCGTTACCAAGTGTAATCAGTGCTTGAGCTTGAGCTAATACAGAGGCTGTAAGGAACTTATACTTCTCATCCAATCGGACAGCAGCATCTACAGGGTCTTTACCAATAGCATTAAAATCAGCAATTGTCTCAGACAATGCTTGACCTGTCGCTTTCTGGAACAGGATAGCTGATTCAGCAACTTTTTGGAAGCTCTCACCAGCAACACGACCACCACTTGCAATAAGTGTCAATGCCTCAGCAGCTTTACCCGCTGTAGTTACAGTACCGTCCAGTTCATTACGATACTGAGCAAACTGACTAGCCGAAACACCCGCCGCATTGTTACTCAAAATGATCGCTTTGTTGAATGCATTAAGCTCTTCAGAACCTTGATACGCAGCAATACCCAATACAGCTAGACCAGTAGCAGCTAGACTTACTGGTGTGATCATAGCCAGTGCAGCACCACCAACCGCCTTCAGTGCTGGGACAACACCACCAAACATATCCTTAATCTGTCCACCTTGTTGCAGCAGAACAGTCAAAGGAGCTTGACCACCTTGTAGCGAAACCACGATGTCAGTGAACTGTGCAGGTAAACCACGAAGGGCAAAGGCTGTCTCTTTTGCTGTCTTACCCGTTGTATTAAGAGCTTGAGAATACCGTGTCAATGTCTCCTTGTTGGATTCAAGAATACGGTTATAACGCTCAAACTCAGCGGCGTTAATATTACCTGAAAGCTTTTGTTTATTTAGATCACGTTGCAGAGATTCAAGCTCTTGCAGCTTCTTAATCGTAGGGTCAATACGGTTAAGCAAAACATTCAAGCTTTCAGCCTGACCTTTTTCGGCAGCAGCAGCAGCATCAGTAGCACCTTTCAGTTGACGCTTGGCATTGAACTCTTCAAGAGCAGCTGCTGCACGTCTGTTAGCTGCATCAACCGCACCGGAGCTTACTAGACCCTGTTCGGCTTCACTAGCTCCACGGAAGGCAGTGGTAAGCTTCTCCTGCGCATCAGCGCTATTCAGAGCGGCTTGGGCAACCTTGTTTAGTCTATCAGGTACTTCACCAGCTGACTGTGAAACGTTCTTCTGTGCAGTGTTAACATTCAGAAGCTTGTCAAAAGACTCCTGAAGCTTAGCATTGTAGGCATCAAATGCACCTACTGACAGTTTATCCTTGTTTGCGAAAAGAAGTTTTTCCTGTGCAGCAAGATCACTAAGTTTCTTGGTGATAGGATCAATCTTACCAAGCAGTGTTTCAAACTGTTTATTTTGACGGTCAATTGCTTTCGATGAGGTATCAGTTTCTGTTGCTACTTTCTTTGAAGAGTTGGCAAGGTTATCATCTGAAACCTTCTTAGACTCCGTAGCCTTTGACGCTCTTTCAGCGGCAGTGGAGAAGTCGTTTAAAGCTTTAGTACCTTCAACAACAGGACGTGAATCTAGTTTAATCTGTAACTCAGCTATCGTTGGCATCTTTTTGATTCTCCCCCATTGTGATGAGCGCTTCGTTCTCCATCACTTTAATGTCTGGGAACATATTGTTTATTTCTTTCTTTTTGAATCCAAGCATCTTACCAACGACAGGAATCACATTGTAATCCAAACCAGTGGCACCGCCCATACCGACTCTCCATTGTGTACCCATTTCATAGAAGAGTCTAAATGCATTCCAGTTGATATCCCAAACAAGAACTTCTTCTGCTGGGATTTCGTCTAGATGCAGACCAAACAATCCTGCTTGGTGTTTATCTGCATCTCTGGCATACAAGGCATTGGCGGCGCTTATTAGTTTCCCTGACGGGCTCGTGTGTAAGCTTCGTTGTATTCACTAAGGATTACATCAGTTACAGAGATAGAAGAGTTCAACAGCTCTTTAATATTCTCATCTGTGAACTCATCATCGAATCCCCATCCTTCTACAACATCCTTAACTTGTCGTACTTGAACTTCAAGCTCACGCTCAGTCCATTCTGAAAGGTTGAATTCTTCATCTGTACCTTGTACTGCTTGCGATGCTTCAAGCAAAGCAATGCTTTCTTTCTTCCAGTTATCAAAAATGGCCGCAAGTTTAGTACGGTCAAATGTTTTGAAAGTGAAAGTTACATCCAGTGGATCACCACCAACACGTGGAATCTTAACAGCGGATTTGAATGTTGGGTTCAGTTGGGTTTTAAAAGACTTAGCCATATTATGTTTCTCCTCAGAAATAAAAATGCCCTCACCATGAGGCAAGGGCATAAGATACACTTGCGTGCGTTATTGCGATTTATGCACCAGCTTTGTAACGAGTCACACGACCTTGTTGGGCCAGAGTGATTGTACGAACCATGATCTGGTTACGAGTCAAGCTTGGTGTGTTGGTAATCGAGGCAATCGAGTTGTAAAGGATAATATCCCCGTTTACCAGATTGAGACGCTGTACGCGCTCTTCCTTCAGTTCGTCAGCAGCTTCAACGACTGGAACGTATGGTTGACTTGGGTCATCCGCAACGGTCAGTGTCAGAGTCGATGGAGACTTGGTTGTAGGGATTTGACGATCTTCGTCCTCTTCCAAGAAACCGAACTGGTAGAACTGTTGCTCACCACCAGAACTTGCTACCTCAGTGATTTGTGGAATGTTTACCCACTTCTCAACTTTCTTAGCAGTACCAGCAGAAACACCAGCTGGATAACCTTGTGTAGAAAGGGTATTAACACCAGTCAGTACGAAGGTGTCAGTAGTAATTGTTCCAACTTTGAAAGAACGACCAGTTAGTTTTACCCAACCAGAAGTAATAACAACGATGTCACCTTCTACAAAACCATGAGCGGTTGCCGATACAACAGCAGGGTTAGCGTTACTGATCGCAGTGATTGTTACGTCATCTCCGTACTCTTCAGCGAAGTCGAAGGTAGAACCGTTAGGCAAACGAAAGGCCATATTTGTATCCTCTTTAAATGATTAGTTTGTGTCAGCTCGGTAATTGAAGTAACAGTGGCATGTCCACCATTGCTTAAACTGTCTAGCTCCTGAAGCCTTCAATGGACTTATCACCTGCACGGAAAAACCGGGCTCGCTGAGTACCATGTCTACTTCAAAAATGTCTTGTAGTTTATCTTGTATATCATAAAGCTTAGTGTCGGCGTCATACTCATCACTGTTCATGAACACCTTTACATCCACTTGATAAATACCAGTAAACCGTTTGTGGTCACCACTCAGTGTCTGTGTCTCAGCTGGTGCCGGGATTAAGGATGCAACAATTTGACTAACACTGTCATACATTCTAGCTTGGTCAACGCTTAGAATAATACTTGGTCGCATAATCGCAATATCAAGCTTCCCATTAGTTGTTAAGCCTTCAACCAAACGATCATAGAAGAGTTTGTCAATTCTTCTGTTGCTCATACAAACCCTCCTTATTGATGCAGCCTGATTGCCTCATTAACAATGTTCATAAATTCAGCTTCAGTTACACGAACCATACCAGCAGGAGCTTGTGTACTAAAACCTTCACTGGTTACCTTTTGTGTAGGTCCATTGTAAAGACCGTACTCCAAATCGTTACCGTATAGAACGTTGTTCTGAATGTATGCAACCTGACCAGCTGTAAACGAATTAGCCTTTGATGCAATTAAATTGATTGTACTTTGACCATCTTGGTCAAAAGACATTGTGCTTGCTCCTAATTCGGCATCAATACTAAGTTGCCAGTTAGCTCTAAATCTACCTGTGTCAACAGGGCTGAGTCTAACAACCATAGTACCAACCTGAATTATAATTGTTTGCAAAATATCGTCTAGATTAACTTCTGTCTCTTCAATCCATTCAGATACAATATCGAAGAAATTAGCCATATCTCACCTGTAACTTCCATCCACATCCAACACTGTTTTCATTGAAGTGTGAATAGTTTACAACAACAACCTTACGGTTAAGGAATGTGTAATGATCACCAATGGACGGCTCAGGTGTATCTGTACCATCATCAAGGACTGGTGAAAGATAAATCTGAAAGTCTCCATAGGTTATGTTTGTACTTGTGAATGCGTAATCAGAATAGTTAACCCTCACACCACTTGATGTGAACTCCTTGTTAACAATTGGTGTGGTCTTCCCTGTACTGGGATCAAAACCACCTGAGATGCGTTTCACGAAGGTTATAGGGACACCCTTACCCTTTGGTTGTGCAGCTAGTTGACGTATCACCATCGCTCTCATACGGTCATGGAAGGCCATTAACAACCTCCACATGCAGGGTCAACAAGATGTTGCCAGCTCTTAGTGTCACAACGGCTGAAATCAAGCAGCTTGTTACGATCACACTGGTCTGCACCAGCGAACCAAGGCATCAAATTGTCAGGAGGGACTTTACCAGTTGTAGCAATAAGATAATCAAGAAGCTTCAAGTAATTCGAACTCGTTGAGCTTGAAATCTGAAGTTCACCGATCACCTCACGCGAACTCTCACCAGATACAAAGAATGCAGCAGACATTGCGGCATAAACCACAGCTCTGTTTACATTACCTTTACCAAGTAAAAGGAACTGCCTATACTGTTCTTCCGAAAATATCGGATAGTAAGGACCACCCGGAATATCACCGATCATAAGAGCAAGGAGTGAAATCTTTTCTTCATCAGTCATTTTCATACTCCTTAAACAACAAAGGGCCAGCTTGACGCCAGCCCTCGGATGTAACCACTTAGCTAAAGGTGATATCGAAAACAGCAGCAGGGTAAACACAGCTGTTCATGAAGTTAGAACCAACCTTCATTTGGATGATGTCATCCTCGTCATTCAGACGTTCGAAGTAGTAACGACCTTTGGCACGCTTGTTCACGTCGCTGAAGGTGTTAGCTGGAGCGTAGTAAGTCTTGAACATTCCACGTACACCAGTTGGCAGAGCAACACCTTTGGTTGGCTCGATCCATGGAACGAAGTTGCCCTCTGGATCGTCGTATCCACCAGTACCAGCGTCGATAAACACCAGACCCCACAGGGACAGGGTACGGAAGTTAGCATCCAGACCCGGAGCGGTATCAGGAGTCTTCAGCAGGATCTTGTTAAGATCTTGTGCGAAGTACTTGATCGCGTCGGTTACGAATGGGTTAGTGTATACTGCGTCAAACAGGTCAGTACCACACAGGATGATAAGTTGACGGTAGTTACCACCAGTCGAGCTGTTACGCAGAGCTTCACGCATCTTACGAACCAGTTGCGAGCAAGAGATACGTGGGTCAGCAGAACCAATCAGCTTCAGGTCGTGAGTCTGACGGGTAACACCCATTTCTTCGTAGAAGTCAACGGTGTCGCCGTACGAGGTAGCCAGAGTACCGCTTGGAGCGTATACTGTACCTTTCGTCAGCATCTGCATACGAGCCAGATCAGCAGTCAGGTCAAAGGCGTAGTTGAGATAAGTCAACTTCTCGATACGAACGTCCATCACTGTTTCCAGCTGAGCGGCTTCTTGGATCGAGTTAACGGTTGCAACACCGTCGATGTCTTGTGGCTTGATTGCATCTTGCAGTTCAAAGTTAGGGATTTTGATCTGAATGAAGCCGCGCTTTGGCTTGCTGACCATGGTGTCAGCTTTGGCTTCCCAGTTCTTATCTTTGATCAGGTGGTTGCTGTACTGAGTACGTTGAATTTCGATTTTCTTCTGGGTAACGAAGACTTCCTCAAACAGACCCAGATGGTCGATGATCGAAATATTACGTGGCATTTCTACCAGAATTTCGGTTAGCTCAACGAACTTACCTTGCGACAAGCGATCAATATTTTTATCGATAATCAGAGACATTTATTCTTTCCTTATGTAGAGTTTTAAACAGGGAGCCATTAGAGACTCCCCTAGATAATTAAGCTGGTTTGAAGTCGGAGACATCATTCAGGACCAACAGTCCCTGAGCAGCCAGAAGTTGCTTCAGCTTGGCGTATGGAACAGCACCCAGCAGAGTTGCATAGTTCTGTTTAATGTAGAACTCTTTGAAAGCTGCATCACGTACAATACCTACAGCGTTGAACTTACCGGCAGCGATAGCTTTAGGTGTGAAGTCGTAAGCAAACGAGTGATGGTCACCGAAGACAACAGCAAACTCGTTCGTATCAACGGCATCATCAGCAGCGTCAAGTACAGTGTAAGGATCGGTAAAAGCAGCACCCTTAGCACGAACCACAATAGTGCCTAGCTTAATTGGTGAAGCTGGTGGGGTAATGTTGATGTTTTCATTGCTGAAGTGGAAATCTTTATGGTCAATAACCAAGTCCGATGCATACTTCAGAAGTTTCAGTTCTGTGAAAGCCATGTTTGTATTCCTCTAATAAATGTTTTGATTAACCGCGAAGGGCTTTAGCGCGTTCAACACCAGCTTTCAGAATCGCGTCCTTGGTAGACAGAGTAGGCGATTCGTCTTCGACTCCCTCTTCACCAACAGGCTTGAAACTTTCGGCACGTGCATCTTTAACTGCTTTTAGTTGACTAACCATAAAGGTAAAAGCACCTTCGTCAAGAGACGACATGTTAGTCAAATAGGATTCTACTTCAGCAGCAGGTACAACCTCAGCCAGAGCAGCAGTACGTGTAGATACAATTAGGTCAGCAGCGGCTTTCTCAGCTTCCGCAGCAGCAGCTTTGTAACCTTCCAATTGAGATGTCAGCGAGGCAACCATTTCAGTTGAAGCAACCAACGCATCAGCAGCAGCTTTCATCTGACCATGAACTTGCTCGTAGTCAGCTTGAAGTGTAGTAAGTTGTGTTTGCAGTTCGTCTAGTTTAGCCATTTCAGCTTTATCCTCTTTAGATGTAAGTTTGAAGGCATCTTTAAAGTTCATATCGTTACCCTCGATTCGGTTTTGGGCAGCATCTGCCATATAGTCATAAAATTCTTCAACAGTCATAACCTTATCAGCAAGTCCGAGGGCAAGAGCTTCGTCAGCCATGAACACATTTGCTTCAGTATCTTTAACTGCTTGGAGTTCGATTTGTCGATGTGTTGCCACATGACTTGTGAAACCTTCGTAAAGTGTGTCAACCTGAGATTGCAAACGATTGATGAACTCTTCAGTAAAAGATCCATCAGCAGCAAAAGGAACCTTGTCTTTACCGGCAGTTACGAACGTACGCTCATATCCGATCTTCTCAAGGTACTTGCTATCGTTATACAGCTGAATGAGTACGCCAATACTACCGACCATGCTGTCAGACGACATAATAATCTCATCAGCAATACAGGAGATACCATATGCAGCAGAAGCCGACATACCATCAACATACGCGATAATCTTAATGTCATTTTCATCAGCAAGTTTACGCAAGTAGTTTGCAGTATCCATCATTGCGTGAGCTTGACCACCACCGGAGTCAACCATCATTCCGACAGTCTTTGCTCCTTGGGCGACGAAGTATTCCATTTGTTCTTTCAGCATCTCGTAACTTGTACCACCACAGAGTGCTTCCCACCCGCTTGTGCGGTAAGTGAGAGGACCAGTGATATGCATTACACCAGTCTTTGTGTCAGGAACATATCGGTCTTGAAGACTGATTGATAGTTCCTTATCAACTGGTACAAGTTCAGCGTTGCCTTCAATTCGTTGGTTAACGTATTCCATGATTGAGTTGAATGAACCTTGCTCAATCAGATGTGGAGTGTTAACCATCGAACCTTTGATTCTTACAAGACTATGCGGTTGTTTACTCATTTTGAGTTCCCTTGTATTTAGTCACCCAGTTAGGATCGTCCATGGGAACCCATCCCTTCTTAAAGTGAACGTATATCATTGAATGAATATTTGAAACGTTTTTAATGTTTCTATTTTCACAGATTTTAGAACCACTCAACCCGTTAATACGGTCTTCATAAATCTCGTCAGCAATAGACCAAATATCGGGATTATTATTAGCTCCTTGACCTACGATACGTTCACGAACTGACCATGCCTCTTTCTTAGCTTTACTAATTGCAGATTTATGTGATTCTGAGAAGGTTCTTCCTGTGAGTGACGTACTCAAAGATTCACAATGCTCTTTAGTTCTTTTCTTTCGAACCCTTCCAATTGATGAGTTGTCACCACCTTGCGCACAATTCCAGCCAATTCTTTCAAATGGTCGCAATTTAAGCTCAACACCGTAAACGTAATCAACATCACCGATTAAAATTGTATCGACAACTATATTATCTTTGTATTTTCTAAGAGCATTGTAGAGAGGTATATTATCCGATTTCTTTGATTTAGAGAAATGTTGACTAACTCTCTTGGATACGGTCTGCGTTGTAACACCAACATAACCCTGAGTGAAAATGTCGGTGTGTTCAGGAAGTCTCAACCAGTATACAAATGCCATTAATTAGCTTCCTTGATTCGCTGTGTTGGGATCACCACTAGCACCTGTGCCTTCTCCGTTACTTCCCGGTAGACCTGTCTCCAATCCACCACCTGACTCAGATTTGAAATTAGACATAATCTTGCGAAGTTCTTCAGTTGACATATCGTCAGGAACTCGGTAATCAATACCTACACGGGCCAATACAAAGTTAACTGTTTCTGGAACAAGAGGCATAAGACCAGTAGCGGCTGTTTTTTGCAGATAACTACCTACGCTATCCAGTGTCTCACTGTTAGGAAGATCAAAGTCAAAGTAAGGAACAATATCTGTAGGCCAGCTATTCTGTTCAAACAATGTCTTAACCAACTTGTGGTTAAACTGATCTTTCAACTCATTGAGGCGACTCTTAACTGCCATGTCCAAGACCGAAATCTTAGATTCAGCAAGTGAGTAGCTACCACCGCTACCACCACCCAACGACAATATATCAGCAAAGAGTGCAACTTGAATCTCTCTGGTGTATCGGTTGATGATTGCGTTGACATCATAAGACTTCTGACCGGAGATGTTTTTAATCTCAAAGTCAAACATCTTATTACCTTCGTTATCCACCAACATTGGAAGGATAAAGCCACTCTGTTTAGCTTGGTGCGCTCGTTCCATCATACGTGTGTACATCTCGAAAGATGCTTCACGATCAGGGTCACGATCTTCAACAAGGTAATCAGGTGGAAGGTACAGGATTTTGAATGCGTTGTTATCTTGAGCCACACCAATCGCTTCTGACTCTTGGTACGCCATCTTCATCTTCCAAGGTTGCCAAGCAGCAACAAGTGGGGATGAACCTGACGGGCTATCATTTTGAGGGTTGTGCCGGAAGTGCAAGCATTTCTTCATCGGGATGTATTTGACAGCAGGCTCTATTGAAGGCAGCGTACGCAATACCTCCCAACCATTATGCTCAAATATTACGCCGTCTGTAGGATAGAGTACACGCTGGTCGAAGCCGTCAATCTCACGTCCTTTGTCCTTCCAGTACCACCGATAGATAGTACCTTGACTACGAGGGCTAAGTGCTTCAACACCAACCAGACCGTCATTGTACTTACTACCATATTTGAAGTTACGGAAACGGAATACCATCTCTAGGATGCTAAAGCCGTAACGGTTGAATGTAGCACCGTTCTTAATCGCCGTAGACCAGCTGTGACGCATGTCGTTCATAACTTCAGTAAGATACTTCTGCTGAGCCTTCAACGTTGCTTCACGGTCCTTAGGGACATCCTTAGGGATCTTGACAGACCACGTTGCTTCAGCTACCTTACCCTCAACAAACTCAAGTGCAGGCATGATGGTTGCATCTGCCGACATCTGACGAAAGGTTTTAAAGGCGTGAGGCCATCGCAGTTCATGCTGACAGTCATCAAACACCTGACCACCAAGCGTTACCAGACCAGTGTAACCAGTCTCGCCATAAACGATGGCAGGAGCTTTGGTGTCTCCTTTCTCTAAGGAGATTGAATCTTCGGCTTTATCTGCCATTGGGCAAACTCCTTATTTATCGAAGTGGGGTTTTATTTGTTAGGTTTACACTACCCAGAGCCTTAGCCATGTTGGGTACGTTAACTCTTTGTGCTAGAATTGATGTAGCGTCACTTATACAGTCAACCATATCATCATGACCACTTTCACCACTACGCTTCTTACCGTTAAAGCCTTCAAGCTCACGATACATGAAGCTATTGTTGCACTCGATGTTGTTTTCAAGGTCTGTCGCACAACCCTTTAGGAACTTCACATGACCATTCATAGCCAGTGATGAGAAAGGACGGAAGCGATCCAGCTTTGACTGACTTGCTTTCATTGTCCGAACCCTGTATCCTCTTTCACTCAATGAACGAGTTAGTAGGGAGGTTGCAACCTTGGCTGAAGCACCGGGGTCAAGCGGGATAATAATCTCGCAGTTCTTTCCGTCTTGCTCAGCATTATCGAGAATAAATCTTTCCCAGTCACCATACAGAATACGTGTGCGACGAACATCATGAACGAAGTAATCGCCAGTCTTTAGTTTGCTCATCTTTGCACAAGCCGTATAGTCAGGACTTGGGTTACCAGAAGATTTCAATGTACCAGCAAAGTCGTATGCTCTGACAGTACGAAGAATTTCAGATGCTGGGGGCTCTGTAAGAGCTTCCTCACCACACCATGATCTTTGGAAGTATGTACTACCTTCCTCACGTGCGGTCCAGTCACCAAGCAACAGACGACGCATCTCAACTTCAGGCAAAGCCTCAAGGTTTGATTTGTATTCTGGTTGCATCTTCATCAGTGTTGGGTTGTCATCAAGTGTTCCCAGCAATACTTGGAATGCAATTGGTTTTACTTGATCGACATGATCGTTCGGTAAATGTTTTTTACCGTGCTTCTCAATCAACTCATCAGCTGTATCACCCCAAACCATATCACCACCAACACGCAAGCAGTATCTAGTGATACCATTACGATCAGGATCAGCAATACCGTGTTTAGGATGACCTTCTGGATACAGCCACCACTTTACCCAATCGAACAAGAAGCTGTCGGGGTCAGGGTTGCATGATAACCACATGCTTGAGTTAAGGTCAGCGTTTGTACGGAGTCGTGAGAACAACCACCAAATGTGTGCCTCAGCAGCGTGAGTTGCTTCGTCATAGAAGACATTGGAAAGTTGTAAACCCTGATATTTGATATAATCAGCGTCATTCTCATAATGAGAGAATGTAACAGAGGCACCACTTGGGAATACAATTCTTTGGTCTTTCCATCTAACTTTCAAGTTAGGGTAGACCTTTGAGTACAAGGCAATTGCTTCTTGGAACAATCCGCCTGCTTTCATCAGTGTGGTACTGTTCTTACGAATACAGTAACCATTGTAATTTGGATCATGCGCCCAACGTAAGTGTCTCATCAAGCCGACATAACTCTTAGAGCTACCGGCTGCACCACCTACTACCAGAATCTTCGCATTCGACTTCAGGTACTTCTCTTGAAAAGGAGATTGAGGACGCACCATTTCGACTTCATGTTTTACATCCATGGTCATGGCGTTCTCCATGGAGATGATTGCTCATCTCCTTATATGTGCACAGTTTAACGGGAAATTGTTTATTTGTCAATACCCTTATTCAAATTTAGCAAGATATTCTTTAATCATCTTATCTTTTGAACGTCCGGTGATACCAACAGCCTTACAAACTTCTTTAAACTCAGTTTCCCAGTCCATTGCAAGCAGTTGTTCCTTAGTCCAAGGCACTCCACCATTAGTGGTCTTATCAACCACTGTTTCAGTAGTTTCAGTATCCAAAGAGAAAATAGCAGATACAGGCTCAACAAAGGCAGCGAACAATTCTTTGTTTGTCTCTTTATCAAAAACACGAACCATTGCACTTGGTGTTGGTGGAGTGTCGGTAGTAATCTCCATACTTACTGAATGAGGGAAACGCATGAATGGAGTTGTTCCCGGCTTTAGTACAGCACCCTTGTTAGCCAGTTCAATAATGTTCTCAATAAGGTTCATGCCCAGTGAATCAGAACTGGTCACATGCAGGTTGTATGTTTTTACTTCAGTGGTATCGGTCATATTTGACTCCTATTAATGTGTGGTATGTTCCATATCAAGACTAAAAGCACCAGTAGCGACAGCATCTGTCTCTTTCTGATTCTCTTCTAGTTGATTGGCATTGTTTTCGTTCTTCTCTCTAACACCGAGGATCGCCATCTCTTCACGCAAGCATGTGTTGTTAAGACTCTCGATTGATTTGACTACAAACTTCGCCATATCAACCTTTTCTTTAGTCATGGTGACAGTATCACCAGCTGAGTTCTTACCAGTCATACTAATGCGGAGAATCTCTAGAGCATCGTCTTGGAGTGCACACAGTTTCATTAGCTGCGTTCTCATCTTAGATCTTGGTGTCTTACCACCTGAGCCCTTTGGACGTCCAGCAGGGTTACCAGAGACGCCTCGTTGAAACCTTGTATCTCTTTCATGTAGTGGGCTTTCACCCATGTCTTCATTTTGGCTCATAAAGCCTCCCTTTAGTCAAGTTACATAATTCTAACCTTAATTAGTTGATTTGTCAAGACCACTAGTGTATAGACGAAAAAAAGCCCCGCTTATTAGGCAGGGCTTCTTATTTGCAGTCTAGCTGCTACATCACCTTGTCGGGTAAGATGTTTGTTTCCCGTCTCAGAACACCTCCGACCGACACTCTATATGCCGACGAAGGTACTGGAATCAAACCAGTCTTGGGAATAAGATTTGATGCTCGGACGGGTTTCGCATCGCGGGTCCGATAGTTTGAGATGACACATCAAATTTGGCAAGGGAAGTAGGATTCGAACCCACGAAATGCCGGGATCAAAACCCGGTGCCTTAGACCTGACTTGGCTATTCCCTAATTGTTTGGCGGAAAGAGGAGGAGTCGAACCCCAACCACGTAAGCAGTACCTAGTTTTCAAGACTAGTCGCAGGCCAACCCCGCTGCATCACTTTCCTTATTTGGCAGTACAAGTAGGATTTGAACCTACGGTGCGTTTCCACACAATCCCTTAGCAGGGGATCACAATAAGCCTCTCTGTCATTGTACTATGTTTGGTAGGAATTGGTGGAGTTGAACCACCAGCCTCAAGCCGCTAAACTTGATTTGTACAGTAAATAACCGAACCTCTATTCCGATAAGTTCACCGGTGCATATCAGCGTCGAGTCTGTACCTTCCCATATTTGGTTGGTCGCCCGAGATTCGAACTCGGAACACCCGGATTAAAAGTCCGGTGCTCTAACCAGTTGAGCTAGCGACCATCTTGTTTGCAATCAGAAGCCTTACCATTCGGCCAACTAGGACATAATCAATTTGTGAGTATTGCAATCCATATAGCTAGACTGATCATAATAATCAACAAGCTTGCTGGTATTGGTAATTGCATATTTACCGGCATACTTACATCCTCTTTAAATTTGGTGCCCACAGGGAGAGTCGAACTCCCACGCCCTTTCAGGCCACAGGGTCTAAGCCTGCTATGTCTACCGTTCCATCACACGGGCAAAATTGGGGTGAGGCAGCGATTTGAACGCTACGAACCGGGTCACAACCGGAACTCCCAGCCAGCGGGAACGACCTCACAGTCACATCTTAAATCGCGTTTGCTGCCGTCATCGACACCTTTCGGCCTTATAATCAGTACGATATCACACCATCACTGCACGAATGCTTTCTGGTAATACCTTTTCAACAAATTGGTACGCATGGGTGGATTCGAACCACCGACCTCCCATCCTCTACGGCTTGGGGACTCTATCCTCTGAGATTACACACGTATTAAATTGGTCACCCCGGAAGGACTTGAACCTTCACCACTTCGTTCCAAACAAAGTACGCTACCATTACGCTACAGGGAGATGTTGACATCTTATGCTGATCTTACGGGAAGGAACAGATGTCTTATTGGTGGTCGAAGGATGGAATTGAACCTCTAGCACAAGGCGGGGTGGTTACAGCACCCTGACAGTAGCCATCTGTCTCTACAACGACCGTATTGCATTTTGACTGGCGATATTCTCAAGCCTGTCTGAATTAGTACCGGGTATCTAATGAGCGTCTAGAATTATCACTCGATACCCTGTTGAGCTTGCCAAATGCATTCCGAACTATATCCCACTCTATCGCAGGATGTGGGGATTGAACCCACAGCAGTCACATCTCACATAATGGGGTATAGACCCCGTTCGCTATTGTTGACCTGAAGTCGAATAGCCTTTCTATAAATTTGGTGCCGCCACCAAGGATCGAACTTGGGACATCTTGCTTACAAGGCAAGCGCTCTACCATCTGAGCTATAACGGCAAGTGTGAACATTGACTCCCTGTCGGCGGTTGCCTCAACAGTGTTGCCTGTCGGAAGTTGCTCACAAATTTGGCAGTCTATACGGGAATTGAACCCGTGTCTCCGGCGTGACAGGCCAGTATAATCGACCACTATACTAATAGACTATATTTGGTACACCATCAGGGATTCGAACCCTGTTCCTCTGATTGAAAGTCAGAAATCCTAAACCTCGTAGACGAATGGTGTATTTGTTACTTAACCTTACCAGAGTAAGGATTCTTACCTTTAAGACCTTTGTTCGGATGACATTTCGACTTCTCCTTACTACCAGTAGAACTCTTCTCGATCTTGGCGTGTTCTTTTGTTGCATCGTAAAACTTAGTCATCTTACATCCTCTCTTTGCTTTACTACGAAATTGGCACCCACGCGAGGGATCGAACCTCGGACCTACTGGTTAACAGCCAGTTGCTCTGCCGCTGAGCTACACGGGTATAAATTCTAACAATGTTCAGACATTTTACAGTAGTCTTGGGTCATTGTCAACCACAACATTGATCACTATAACGGGGGATCAGTACGAACCGCTCACTACACGGTCTTAGTCGATTTGGTGCGGGTGACAGGTTTCGAACCTGCAATGTCTGGGTGGAAGCCAGAAGTGTTACCGTTACACTACACACGCATTTGTTTGGTGGTCCGTCAAGCGTTATTACACGCTCTTTGCTTAGCATAAGGACCATTGTTTGGTTGCGAAGGCGAGACTCGAACTCGCACATACCGGGATATGAGCCCAGCCTTCTCCCAGTTGAAAGTACCTCGCAATAATTCTATTTGGTACACCTGAAGGGATTCGAACCCCTGACCTTGAGCTTAGAAGGCTCTTGCTCTTCCATCTGAGCTACAGGCGTATTACTTGGTGGGTCTCACGGGGTATGATCCCGCATCTTACCTGTTATGAGCAGGCAGCATTATCCAATTATGCTAAAGACCCATTTACTAATTTGGCAGGGTTATTGTAGTTACGAACTACTCTTCTCGGCTTGGCCCCGAGCGTGCTGCAAATTACACTATCACCCTATTTGTTTGGCAGGCCGACTAGGACTTGAACCTAGAACAAAGGATTTGGAATCCTCCGTTTTCCCAATTATAACTACCGACCTGTAATTTGTTGCCAAGATGTGGAAGGCCAATATACACTAACATCACATCTCAGTCAAGCAATCCTTTACGTCACCTGATTCCTTAGAGGAGAGGGCTAAGTACCAATACATCTGCAAAGGAAGTGCCTCTTATGTTCTGATTCGCTCATTATACAGACACTTCCGTAAGTTGTCAAGACCTTTTTCAAATATTTTAACTAGCGTCACTAGACATGACTGTACCTCCGCTTGTAGGGTGTATGCCTTTCCGTGATGCTTTCATGTGCATATTCAAACTTGAAGTCCGCATTATACTCGCTATCATCATCTGTGTCAAGCGAATTTTCAAGCAGATCATTAATCTCTTGCACTTCCTTCATTACATCCTCATAACTATTGGGTGTTTTCACATCGTAGTTTCCTTTTGCTGATTAATAGAAACCACACTGTACACCCAATAGATGGAAAATGTCAATACCTATGAGTTAACGCTTCATAGCCCACTCAACCGCTTTCACAATGATGTCACCGTGACATGACTTAGGTTTACAGAAACAACCTAATCGCTTCCCATGCAGGCTCTTCAGCATTTCAACAGTGATTGTACCAGAACGTATGCTATCCCACAACTGATTTCTGTAAGCGTCTACAGCCTCATCACGTGTTTCTACCTTGTGTGATGCCTTAGTTTCAGGGAGGTGACTGTAGTCGTTACCCCAGACAGAACCACGACCAATGTAGATATCATACCCATCTTTGTATTTGTTGACGACTGTACACATAAATCACCATCGGTCATAGGAGCTACAAGGCTCGTAGAGACCACTCATTGTGAATTCAGGGTCGTCGTTAAGGTTGATAGTTAAAACCTCACCAGCAGCAGTGGAGAGGCTTACAGAGCCACATGTGTCGTCAGCCAGTACTGCACCACCGTGAAAATTGTACGAATCGTGTTCTGTAGTGTAAATCTTACTCACAAAATTACCTCACATTCTTGAATTGAAAAAGTTGATGGTGCCCGTTTGGTTCGTAGGTCAGATTACATGATTTTGCAGAATCACGCCAGTTGTTTTCTTCGATTGCCTGTAACCAATCACGTAGGTATTCAGCAGTCTCTTTTCTTGCACAGGTGAAGTGGACATACTCATTGTAACCGACTACCTGCCAAGCATACATAACCTTGTCATCCATTTTTACGCTCCATCTGAATTCGACTGATCGTTGCAATGTCAGCAGTATGACGATCATATTCAGGTTTGTCAGCGTCATTTGTCATTCCGCAGCAGCCACAAACATAACGACCTCTCTTCTTGTACAGCGTTGTCTTTACACCTTTCAATCGATGATCACTAAGGCGTCTAAGCATGTGAATACTCAACATATCTATACTCCAGTTGGTTGATGTGATCCAGTATATAGAAATCAGACAAGGTGTCAAGACCTATTTACACAAAGCAGTGATAGCAGATTTTGATCTTGATCTTCTCTCATAACCATTGGTTATAATTATATATCTTATAATAACATATTCTCTATAAAGATCAAGAGCTTTTTCTTTATTCTTTTTCTCTTACTACTATCTCTCTAATTACTTATAATTCATAGGGTTACTACCCTATAATCTTTTAAGATCAAAAGCTTTAAAGATCTTTAGGGTATCACAAATCTCGGATATGTCAAGACCTATTTTCAAAATATTTGTGAAATAAACACAGAAATAGGTCTTGACATGACAGCCAAATGCTATAGAATGAAAACCATCAAAAACAGGAGAGACACCATGAAATTTAAATGCGAGTGTGGAATCTCAGGATTCTCTTGCTTCATTCCTACAAAATGTATTGGCTGCGGCCAACCACTAAAAGACGAAAAGGTAGATAAAATGCAGGTAATCGACTACATCACAAAATATGGCTTTAGCAAAACCGCAATCTCAAACCAGCTAAAGCGGTTGACAGAAGAGCTTGGAATCAGCGTCAAGTACGTTGACGACCTGATCGTACTAAACTACAACCAGATCGAAAGTCCAAAAACACATCCAGTTGTGATGGAATGCCGCTCTCTGATTCTGGAAGCTGGAACACTGAAGGTTGTGAGCCGTTCCTTCGACCGTTTCTTCAACTATGGTGAGGGTGGTAAGATCTGGGAGCGTGACCAGAATGCAATTGACACAATGGAGTTGATTGACTGGGAGCAGGCCGTAGCTTACGAGAAGGTTGACGGTAGCCTCATCAAGATCTACAACCACAAAGGTCACTGGTACATCTCCACAAAAGGTACTGCATATGGTGATAGCGGGTGCATGGGATTTGACATCACATTTGCAGAACTAGTCTACAAGGCTCTCGATTGTGCTGATGACGAAGAGTTCCAACAGTCGTGTGCTTCTGCTGACCTTTGGCCTGAGTTCACGTACATCTACGAACTGACAAGCGTTGAGAACAGGGTTGTACGACGCTACGAAGGCTATAAGCTACATTCTCTCGCAGTACGCGCAAATGAGGATGGTCGATATGTTACGGAGACTGAGCTTGTTAACGCATTGGCGATTGGAGCTTACCTACCTGAAGGTTTCAAGTTCGATTCAGCAGAAGAATGTATTCGTGCTGCACGAAACCTCAAGAATCTGGATGAGGGTTACGTGATCTACCAAGATGGTGTACCTGTGGCTAAAATCAAGTCTCCTGCATACGTTGCTGTACATCACATCCGTGGTGAGGGTCTTAACCCTAAGCGAATCATGCAGCTTGTTCTTTCTGGTGAGCAAAATGAGTATCTTAACTACTTCCCTGAAGATACAAACGTTATTATGCCATATGTTTACGCCTACTTGACATTGACTGACGAAATCGGTGATACTTATGATCTGATTAAAAATATCGATGATCAAAAGGATTTTGCTTTGATGGCACGACCATACAAGTACCAAGCTGCATTGTTCCAAGCTCGAAATAAAGGAATCTGTGCAGTTCATGCGTTCAACGATCAGCGTGATACATACAAAATGGAAATCTTAAAGGGGTATGTCAAGTGAAAGGTTTTGTGCGTGTTTACAAATCTGATCTTTTGTCAGCTATCATTGGTTTTGAATTGAGGCTTGATGCTGGTAAAGAAATACGTGACAAAGGCATCAATTTGTACTACGATTTTAAATACAAAAACATGAATGCATTTGGAAATTGGTGGTATCGAAATCACTCAGCAATCCAATTCGCACGTGATGATATGTGTGCGTTTGGTCGTTGGCCTGACCTACTTCATGTTGTACTCACTAAAGAAGAGTGTGATGAACTTGAGTGGTGGTGCTGGACTCACAAAAGCAAGGTTGATCCATTAAAAGCGCTTTACAAAGCAACAATAGACGATCATGCGCTTGTTGATCAGGACATGGCTGCGTTTATCACAACGCACAAAAACTATTTGGAGGGACTATGAAAGCAAAAGCACTTCCAAGTAGAGATTACTTGACTGAGTGCTTTGATTATGACCTTCACAGTGGTAATCTTATTTGGAAGGATAGACCGCTTTCACATTTTATTGATAGCTGGAGAATGAATCAAAGCAACTCACGTAACTCTGGAAATGTCGTATCAATGGTTTCTGTATCTGGATACATTGAAGTTAAAATCAGTGGTACGACATATAAGTCACACCGTATTATATGGAAAATTGTTACTGGTGATGAACCTTCAATGATTGACCATATAAATGGTGATAGGACAGATAATAGGTTTATTAATCTGCGACTAGCAACAAAGAATCAAAATGGTGCAAACAGGGGCATATCTTCAAATAATGAATCTGGATTTACAGGTGTTTCGTATCACTCTCGTGATGAGAAATGGCAGTCATACATAACAGTTGATGGTTCAAGATTATATCTTGGGTCTTTTGAATCACTTGACAGTGCTATTATTTCAAGGCAAAATGCCGAAGTAAAATACTTTGGTGAATATAGGAGAGAATAATGCGTGCAATTGTAACAGTCGGTATCTCGGCAAGCGGCAAAACAACATGGGTGAACGACCTTATTGAAACTGAGAAAGGTTGGCGTGACATCAACCGTGATTGGATTCGCTTCAACGTGGTTAAGCCCGGTGCCAATTGGTCGAACTACAAGTTCAATAATGCAAACGAGAAAGAAGTTACACGTATCCAAGGTCAAATGATCATGGAAAGCTGGGCCGCTGGTGAGAACATCGTTATCAGCGACACAAACCTTAACCCAACTACCCGTCAGGGTCTTATCAATCGGTTGCGTGAACTTGGATACACCGTTGATCTTAAAGTATTCCATGTAACATACGAGACGGCACTCAAACGTGATCGTCTGCGACCAAACAGCGTAGGTCATGAGGTAATCTATCGCCAGATGGATCAGTGGAACACGTTCAATGGTCGTGTTACATACGTTGGTGATGAGTCTCTTCCTAAGGCGATCATCGTTGACGTTGATGGTACAATCGCTCAGATGAGCGGTCGTGGACCTTTTGAGTGGCACCGTGTAGGTGAAGACCTGCCTCGAAAGTTGATCATTGATATGGTTAAGAATTACTTTGCACAAGGTTATGAAATCCTGATTGTTAGTGGACGTTCTGACGAATGCAAGGCTGAGACTCAAGAATGGCTTCATCATCATAGGGTTCCTGTTCAAGAGCTGCACATGCGTAAAGAAGGTGATTATCGTCGTGATTCTGCGATTAAGGAAGAAATCTTCTGGACACACCTTGCTCATAAGTATAACATTGTCGCAGCAATCGATGACCGACCAATGATGATTCGTGCTTGGCACGAACTGAAAATCCCGAACGTCATAGCTGTAGCTAACCCATATTTGGAGTTCTAAAATGATCAAGTACGAAATCGGAAATTTGACAGCACATGTACGTCAGTGGTTCTTCCCAGATGGCTGTGTCGGAACAAATATCAACATTGGTGAAGAGCGTACCGATCCTGAGCGATACGAGATTACTGTGACTCTGGTATTTGGCTCTTCGGATGAAAACGGTAAGAAATTCAGCATCAATGACGATATCATGGCGCTTGCTCAAACCGTAGATGCATTGAAAATTCACTACCCAATGGCTACATTGTATTTGGTCCTACCATACATTCCGTATGCGCGTCAGGATCGAGCATGTAGCCCCGGTGACTCGTTCTCCCTGCGAGTAGTAGCTAAGATGATCAACGCGCTTGGTTTCGGAACAGTTACAGTTGCTGACCCACACAGCGGTGTAGCTGGTGCACTTATCGACAACATGTATGATGTTCACCAGTATGAGTTCTTCCACAACGTTCGTGACTTCTCAGATGTTTACATCGTTGCACCAGATCAAGGTGCTTCAAAGAAATGTGAAGAGTTTGCAAAACGTGTTGGTGCACTTGGTGTTATAACTTGTGCAAAGGTTCGTGAAATGTCAACTGGTAAGATCCTTGGTCTTAAAGTTATTGATGAAATTCCAGATGCGGCAAAACTATTTGTTTTGGATGACATTTGTGATGGTGGTCGTACCTTCATTGAAGTCTCAAAAGCACTTCAGATGAAGGCATCAAATTCAGGCAATGGTCATATTGCAGTGATTGAGCTTGCTGTGACTCATGGTCTTTTCACAAAAGGTGTAGATGCACTATCTGCGTTCTACGACAGGATCTACACGACAAATAGCGTAATAAGTGAAAAAGAAGGATGTACGGTCATTGACATCCTTTAATTAGGGTGTAAAATGAGCGCATAAACAACATTACTAGGAGAAACAAATGAATCTTTTCGCACCGTTTAACTCAGATGGCTACAAACTCGGTCACGCACCGATGTATGCTCACGGTACTGAGTCCGTGTACTCCAACCTGACACCACGATCTGATCGTATTTACAAGCGTAACGCTACTCGTTATTACAAGGGTAAGTTGGTGCTTATAGGTTGCCAAGGTGCAATGATCGAAATGGTTGAGAACTGGAACAAGTTCTTCACTATGAACCGTAGCATAGCAATCGCACGATTCAAACTCCTGTGCGATAACTACCTTGGTCCAAACGTAGTTTCCGTTGACGAACTGTCGGCTCTCCACAAACTAGGCTATTTGCCTCTGGAAATCAAGACTCTTGATGAAGGCTCCAAGGTTCCAATGGGTATTCCTGTACTCACAATCACCAACACCGTTGCTCACGCTTACTGGTTGGTGAACTTCCTTGAAACCACGATCAGTAACTTGACTTGGAAAACTTCGACGGCGGCAACAATCGCTACCGAATACAAGGACATGCTGAAAGACTTCGCCTTGAAGACAGGTACTCCTATGGAGACAACCCTTTTCCAAGCGCATGATTTCTCGGCTCGTGGCATGTCTGGCCCTGAAGACGCCGCACGCACAGGCTTCGGTCACATTGCATCTGGTCACTTGGGTACTGATTCGCTTGGTTCTGTTCTGTATGCTCAAGAGTACTATGGTGGTGGTAACTTCGTTGCTGCTTCTGTACCTGCAACCGAACACGCAGTAGCGACCAGTAACATCCTTCGTATCGAGCAGGAAATCGAAGATGGTGTGTACAATCTTCAGACAGGCGAGCAGGGTGATATCCTGATCAAAATGAGTCTTGCTGGTGAAGACACTCGCTTGATCGCTGAAGTGATGTTCCTGTACGAACTGATGCTACGTTTCCCAACTGGTATCCTGTCGTATGTTACTGACAGCTTCGACTTCTGGGCAATGATTAGTCGTGGACTTCCGTACCTGAAGGCTGTGATCTTGCGTCGTGAAGGTAATGGCATCACTCCGGGTAAACTGGTGATTCGTCCCGACTCTGGCGACCCTGTAGAAGTGATCTGCGGTCGTGTTATCCACGATTTGGGCTCTGAAGTTCTGGACGCTGACGATTGGGAAGACAGTGCCTCTGACATTGGTTCTCAATACGTCAAAGATTGTGATGTTGAGGATGAGGTTCGTTTCCTTGTCCGTGATGCTGAAGGTGCAATCCTTGAGGTGTTTGGATACGCTCAGCGTGAGTATGACCGTTCTATGTACTTTGAATACCAAAGTGTTGAAGAGTATGAAATGAGTCCTGAAGAGAAAGGTGCAATCGAGGTTCTTTACGAAATCTTCGGTGGGACTGAGACTTCTACTGGTCACAAGCTGCTGAATGAACATATTGGTCTGATCTACGGTGACTCAATCACTACCCAAAGGTGCTTGACGATCCTTGAGCGGCTGGAAGGTCAGGGTTACGCTTCTGGTAACGTGGTATTTGGTATCGGTAGCTTCACCTATCAGTGCGTGACACGTGACACCTTTGGTTTCGCTGTCAAGGCTACTCACACTGTTGTAAACGGTAAGTCTATTGCGATCTTCAAAGATCCTAAGACTGACAGCAAGAAGAAATCGGCAAAAGGTCTGCTTCAGGTTGTGCGTGCTGAGGATGATCCAGAAGGTGAACTTTTGTTGATCGATGACGTGTCTCCTGAGGTTGAACAATCTGATAACTTGCTCACCCGTCGATTCTACAACGGTCAGTTTTTTAACATGACCACCATTGATGAGATTCGTTCTCGACTAGCCTAATGTGAAATAGCCCCTCCAAGTGAGGGGCTTTCATTTGCCTAAAATAAAGCTTGACCTATCCGTTATTTCTGATAGAATAGCCACACAGACAAAGGAGAAAACCATGAAAGAACAATTGAGTATCGCTGTACCATTAGCCATTGAGTGGCATGGCGACCAAAAGTATGGTGATAGTGACCTACCATACATCTATCACCTAAACTGCGTTGACGAATTAGTTGTAGCAGCATACGCACCAAAAGATCGAGGACACTCTGACCCTTATAGTAAAGAACCCGGTGATGAGGTTGATAACCTACGTGCAATTGCCTATCTCCATGACGTTCTTGAAGACACCGACTGTAAGGTATTAAATCTCATTGATGCCGGTTTTAATGACGATGTTATTAACGCAGTAATTGCAATCACCAAGAAAGGCGATACTTATGAGGATTATTTGAAAATCGTTATGAGTAACCCACTTGCATTGAAAGTTAAAATTGCAGATACAGCCACAAACTTGGCTCACAGCATCTTCGCTCAGAATGATCGACGTATTGAAAAGTACATTCGTCAAATTAATATCCTGAAGGGTTTTGAATCACTATGAAACAGATTGGCGATACAAAAGGCGGATGGATGCACTACGTTAAGGACGTGACAGGTTCTCTTGCACGATCACTTACAGACGCTGAGTACGCACTTGTTATGAAGTGTTACATTGGTGGTAAACCATATACAAAAGCTGCGGAGGAGATGCAAAATGCTGGTAACTGAAGACGATAAGAAAGCGATGGCTTTGGCTGATGCAATTAAGTATCTTGAACTTTCACGTAAAGCAGCATACACCTATGGTTTCGGTTGGGAAATCGATGACGCATACATCGCAATCCAAGAAGTATTGGAGTTTGAAGAATGAGTTACCTTGAAAGGAACAACGGTCGTCTTTACCCTATATGGGTAGATACAGAGAACTTCGACGATGAAGCATTTGAGGCGTATGAAGAGAATGGTTACATGGTCATTGATCGTGAAATCTACAGGGTAGACTGGGATGTCAAGTCGTCACAATCTGGTGGTTTTTCAGATGTTAAGGTTGGTATTCAAGGTATTATCCACTTCCACACAATGCATCATAATGGTGGTGCTAGCCTTAGCGAAGTTATTGAGGACGCTTTATGCCGATAGTATCTTGGCAAGATAAACTAGGCTCGACGGATGGCTACACACCCGTTGCTAAAGGAGGTAGCGCTGGTGTGTATTGGGAAGACTATAACCTACCCGATGGTTACTGGCGTTATACTTGGACAAACTTTACACTAGATGCAAACCCAATACATGTAGAAGTCAATAGAATGGAGTACGAATAATGAACCTTCATAACCAAATTATGAATATCAATATTTCTAGCGGTTTTGATTATTCAGAATTTGAATCAAAGGTGATCGCATACAAATGTGGTCATCGTGACGCTCGACATGCTGCGGCATTTCTTGCAGTAAAATATGATTCAATTATCGAAGATTTACTTGACCACATCGAGAACTTTGGTAGCGATCTTTATGTAGAACGAATTCGAAAGGAGTACAACCTGTGAATATCCCAAATACCGAACAACGCGCCAGTGTAATTTATGTTGCTGGACCAATGACCGGTCATGAAAATTATAACTTCGACAACTTCAATCGTGTGGCTGATAAGCTTCGATCTGAAGGATGGACCGTGCATAACCCAGCTGATCACGGTGCTATTGAAGGCGCTACATGGGAAGACTACATGGCCTATGATCTAACCAAGGTCGGTTTGTGTGGTGCGATGTACATGCTCAAAGGGTGGCAAATGTCACGAGGAGCATGTCTTGAGCAGCTTATCGCACAGAACCTTAACTTCAAGATCATCTACGAGGACGCCCAATGACTCTGAATGACGCTATCAACAAGATTTCAGATGAGGCACGCGCCCTTGGTTACAGTGAGTCTTCAATTCGTTCTTTAATTCCAGATGCACGTGAAATGCTGTATGATATTGAAGACCTTACAAGTGAAGTGATCGACATTTTTATTGAGGAGCATCTGTGATTGATATTAGTTTTTATGACGAAAGATCAGAACAGTATTTAGATGTCAGCTTGTACTCTAAACGTCAACCACTTGTTGATGTTTCAATCTTCGGTGAAGGTCCGGGTGTAGCTAAAGTTGAGTTGACAAAAGATCAGGTAAGTGATTTAATTGTTGGTCTAGTTGAGATTCACAAGGAGATGTTGTAATATGGCTGAAAAGGTTATCAAGACAGTGGTAGTTAAATTTGAGAAATTCAGCGAGTGGGATTTTATACCACCGGGTAGCTTTTATATCCGACCTGCAAGCGGGGATTATCTTTTCTTGAAAACCTCAGATCGCAAAGCAGCACAAGAAATGATCAACGAAACATATGGAAAGGGTAAATATTCCGTAATCCCAACAAAGGATCAGAAAACCAAATCCAGACTTGAGTCTGGTGGGCTAAGCTGTTATGGTACAGCAACCAGAAGAGGACAACAGAAACGATGAGTAAGTTAATTGAACTACTAGTAGGTGATTCAGAGTCACGATACTCGCATTTTAACAACACGCTTGAAATCAAACAAACCAAACGAGAATTGGTCAAGCATTACCCAATTCAAACAGTTTGTGAAAACCAAGAACAAGTAGAAAGCGCGGTTGCATCTATGGTTGATGCTCAATGGCTAACTTTCAAGCACAACTATGCTGTTGCGTTTAACGAAAAGTACCCAAATGTATCATTTGACGAAATTCTTTCATCTGGGTATAAGGTCGGTGCTGTACTTGTTTGCCCACCACACCGTTTCATGCATATTAATAATGAAGTAGAAGCTGTAAAACCATTTGTATTTCAATATCAGATGGCAAGTGGTAAAATAGATGTACGTGTTGAAATGAACTACTCGTTCGAAATTTACTAAGGAGAAAGACATGACTCATAAATTCGTACCAAGCAAAACAACTAATATTCAAGAAGAATCGCTGACCAATTTTATGGCAGCACTCGGCTATGAGCCTGTATACAGCATCCACAACTGTAATCTTCTACGATTCAGCCAACCACGTTTCGCCAAACATGGTCAAGCAATCGTAAGCGTGAACCGTGCTATTCGTATGCACAACTCGGCAGGTGAAGAGTCCTTTGCCGAACTGATCGCTTTCACTAAACCACAAGAGCTTCGTGAATACCTTCGTGATTTCAAGAACTACCAGACCATTACCAACGTTGCTGCCGGATCGACAAAGATCGTTGAACAGATCAAGGGTAGCTTCTCCAAAAAGAAAGGCTTCATTGTTCATGACCACAAAATCAAGTTCATGACTAATCGCGATAAACGTAAATGGTTTGATATGATTGGTTGGTAAAATGGTGTGGGAGAACTACTCAGATGAAATGAGGAACGCTTCCAAGTCAATGAAAGAAACAAATGACTGCACTGTGATTGCATGGAGTATCTGTTTTGATGCTCTCCATACAGCCATTCTCATTTCTGGATGAAAAGACACGGTAGACCAAATCGACGTGGTATGCAGCTTTTACACATACAACAAGCTCTTGACAATTGTAAGAAAGCTAAGATTCGCAAAGGTCCATATAACCGAAGGAATCGAATCACACTAAGTGCTTTCTGTAAAGCTCATCCTGTCGGTAGGTATTATGTGCTTGTCGCTAGACATGCTTTGTGCGTCAAAGACGGTATTGTTCATGACTGGAAGCACGGACCCCGTAGACAGGTTCAATTCGCAGCAAGAGTGTATCTTGAGGGGGAGATTTGATTAAATATGCTGGAATCGGTGACTATCTGAAATATGATAGCGTTACTGGTGAACTAACTTGGCTAAAAGGTAGAATGAAAGGAAAGATCGCAAAATCAGTTGACACAAGAGGTTACCTACGAATCCGTTATAAAAACAAATTGTTATTAGGTCACAGAGTTTGCTGGTTTTTGTTCTATGGGGATTTACCTGATGTGATTGATCATGCCAATGGTGACACATTTGATAACCGAATATCAAACCTTAGGGAATCATCTAACTCCACAAACAATATGAATAGGACTATGCATAAAAATAATAAGTCAGGGGTAAAATGTGTTAGCTGGTGCAATAGGACAAGTAAGTGGCGTGTTATAATCGGTAAAGATGGACGATACCATTCATTTGGGTGCTACACAGATCTTTCTGAAGCAAAGATTGTTGCAGACAGCAAACGCAGACTGTTACATGGTGATTTCTCAAATGATGGAGGGGGATAATGGTTTTGCACAAAATGATCACGCCGTATATGGAAACAGCACGCGCTTTTGCGAAGCTGTCCAAGGCAAATCGACGAAAGGTCGGAGGTATTGCTGTCACACCACAAGACGTTGTGATATACTCATGGAATGGAAGACCAGCCGGTGATCCAAACGATTGTGAGATTGATGACGTTACACATCCACACGTCTTGCACTGTGAGAGCAATCTTGTAGCGAAAGCAGCACGTGAAGGTATATCAATGAAGGGGTCAAGTGTATTCGTTACACTGAGCCCATGCTTGCCTTGTGCAATGCAAATGTTTCAGGCTGGCGTAGTCAGCGTGATATACGACGAAGAGTACCGATTGACAGACGGAATTGAATTCCTGAAATCACATCAAATACACATTGAAAAATATGAGGAGAGCGTATGAAAATTCTTGTTTCGAAATTGTTAGGTGACGCTACAGTGAACATCTACAATAAAAATGGTGACCTTATCCATACTGAAGGTTTCTGTGGTAAGACCAACAGTAACTATGTCCGTAGTATTCCCGTGGATGCTGTTGAATATGGTTACTCTACAGCTCTGTTTAACAAAGACTTCGAATATAAGGTGGTCACATGAGTAAGAGTTATCGTGTAGTTGAACAAGAGTTAGTTTCAGGCGAAATCCGATACAGTGTTCAATACAACAATGGAGTGGTCGGTGAATGGCTTATTAGTTCATACCGATCTAACCTACAAGCTGCAATTGATTTGATTCAACAAATCAAAAAGTATGATCTGGTTCGTGAGGAGGTTGTTCATCTTGATTAGTCGTGAAGAGGTAGCTAGTGTTGTAGAGGAAGCTCAGAAACCTGTTGACCGCGAGGCAATGATGGCACAGGCTCGTAAATTCCTGTACGATAATCAGGAATGCTATGTTGCTCAGTGGGTTTTACAGAACCCATTTGCCGATATCAATAGATATCGACTGAAGTTTGTTTACACTGACACGTCCCTACTGGGATACACCGTTGAAATGGAGAAGATTGAAAATGTTTGAGAAACGTATGTTTGGTCTAAGCAAGAACGGCACATACAAAGTATGGAATATTGGCGTATTTCACATTCACGGGGGAGACCTCGATAAAGACGGTGCTGCATTCACGATTACTCATGGTTCTGAGGGTGGTAAGCTCACAAGCAAGACTGAGTATGTAAACGAAGGTAAACAAGGTCGTACACCTTACGAGCAAGCTGTATTGCAAGCTGAGGCACGCTTCAAGAAGCAGTACGATAAGAACTACCGTGAGACCAAAGAAGAGTTAAACGAAATCCCAGTTCTGGCAGTTCTGGCAAAAGACCACACGAAGGTTGGAAAAGATTCGGATATCGAGAAAGGCGTACTCACATCCGACAAACTAGATGGATGCCGTCTTCTGGCCTTCTGTAAGCGCGTAGACGGCGTTAAAACTGTTTACTTGAACTCACGCACCGGTCAGGTTGAATCGCTCCCACACATCACTACAGAGCTTCTGAGTATAATGAATGTTGGTGACATCTATGATGGTGAGGCATACCTTCACGGTTACAAGCTTCAAGAAATCTGCTCAGCTGTCCAACGGACGGATACTCAGGCTAAAATCGATGAGTGCATCAAGAAGCTCGCACGGGTTAAGGCTAAATACGAGAAGAATCCATCTGAGGAATTGTCTCATGACGTTCTTGATGCTGAAGCTGCTCTGGAGAATGCATACCTGATCCATGATCTTCGTCCACGCCTTGAGTTCCACGTTTTCGACGTTATTATTAATGGTAATCTTGACATTCCATTCCTGAACAGGGCGGCATGTCTTAAAGATGAAGGTCTGAAGTTCCCACAAGTAGAACACATCAAGGAAGTTTGCTACAAATATGCTGACTCGATTCAAACGCTTACTGAACAGCTTAACGATGCTATTGATCGTGGTTATGAAGGAATCATGTATCGCCTTCCTGAAGGTGTGTACGAGAGTGGTAAGCGTAGTAGCTATCTGTTCAAGTTTAAGTTGTTCTTCGATGAAGAGTTCATGATTCTTCGTACACATAAGGATAAACAAGGTTTCGTAGTCTTTGAGTTAATCAATAACGTGAACACTGAAGAGTTCAAATGTGTAATGGGTGACTATAATTGGAGACGTGCTGTAGCAAACGACGACTTCCGCGGCCAATGGATGACAGTGAAATTTCAGGCTCGTAATAAAGGAACCCTGTTGCCCCAGTTCGGCACAGGTAAAGCAATTCGTCAAGGTACAGTTGTTGACGGTATATTCATTCCAAGTCTGTGAGGAAATATGATAAATATCCTTGAGCATAGTAGTTCATCTTACGCACCACGTACATGGCATAACGCCGCTCAGGGTATCACTCTTGCTGTAGCCGTGGATTTCTCCACGGCAGGTGAGAAGCTGACCACCAAAGCGGCACAGAAGCAAGGTATCGTCCATCTGGACGCCCGAAATTTTGCAACCGGTTGGTTGCCAGCTGCACGGGAACTCTACAAGAAGCTCAAAGATAAAGACTTACACGTGATCAACGTGGCTGGCAACGGTATCTACACATACGCAAAGCACGGCTTCAATCAAGAAGGCGTTAACCGTATGGTTTCAATGGTACTAGATCAGGTTAATCAACATTGGCCGATTCAGCACGTTGTGAGTGGTGGACAGACAGGTGCTGACATTGCCGGGTTGATTGCAGCAGCGCATCTGGGTATCGAGTGTACAGGAATGTGGCCCAAGGGTTACAAAATGCGTTTTGAGGACGGTATCGATGTGAATCATACACCTCAACAAATTATGGAGATTCTGAATCAATATGCATAAAATTATAGGTTCGTGTGGTCATGTCCACCAGTACGACATGAGAGACTTCAAAGGACGTATCTTTTTCACGACTGACTTGCACGGACACTATGATCTACTGCATGAGGCTCTTAACTCTGTAGCATTCAGTTCCGAAAAAGACTTCTTGGTTGTAGGTGGTGATTGGACAGACCGTGGTCCGCACAGCAATACATTTCTAGACTACGCACATATACCAAGTGTCCGTGGTAATCATGAGCAAATGTTCATTGACGGATTTCAGGCTAACTGGCACCCTGAAGATCGAAATGTTCGAACACTGAAAGCTCACGGCGGAGACTGGATATGGCGACTTACTGATATCGAGAGGGTCATGATCCATGACGCATTCAGTGCAATGCCTCTAGGTATCGAATTGTTGTTGCCAAATGATCGCAAAGTCGGTATAATCCACGCCGAAGTCCCGTACAACGACTGGGATCAGTTCAAGGCTATCACTAAAGCTGAATTAGATTGGGATGGTCAGGCTACTGCTCAGTGGGCTCGATCTTGGTACACTCAACGATACAATGGGCAAGTCAAAGGTGTTGATATCGTCCTTGTTGGACATACACCAACCGACCAGTCTCATCTTGAGCGTTTGGGTAACATGGTGTTTGCTGATGCAGGCTGTCACTGGAATGATCGTATTAACCTGATCGAAATTAACGAGAATTTTATAAAAGGAGAGTAAACTATGCGAATTGAACAGGCAGAAGGTCAAGATCGTAACGTATTCAACAATGCAAAGCGATTTATCCGTGATCTTTCGAAGCTTGACAACAAGCAGCTTGCAATTGTAAACTTTGAAATCTGGCACGAAGCAAAAACGCGTGGTGCACGTCTGTTAGAAGAGGAGAAGAAAGATTAATATCGAATACACAGACAACTTGAATGTTGACTTGTGTCGTGCTAACCCCGCAAAGATCTTTGTATTTGGCGATAACCTCGCCGGTATGGGGTCAGCGGGGCAAGCTTGTATCCGAAAGGAACCAAATGCCTTTGGGATTCCGACCAAGCGATACCCATCCACTCATATCGGTGCATATTTCAGTGACAGAAAATGTGAGAGGGAACACGTAATTTCTTCATTAAGGGACTTGTACTCACTCGGACGTAGGAGTATAATCGTATTCCCATCAAGCGGTGTTGGCACAGGTTTGGCTAAAATGCCAGAAAAATCACCATTGATATACAACGAGATGTGTGAAATACTGTTTAAACATTTTGGAATTAGGAATGAATCATGAAAAAAATTAAAGAACTGTTCTGCAAACTGAAACCTAAGACGCCAGAGTGTATTGCAGCGTGGCAAACGTTTGGTGTTGTTGCTCTAATCATCGCAATGATCTGTTTGGCAATTATCGACATTGGTTATTTGATTTTGGTTGTACTCTTTACATTACTGGTATTCTCTATCAGATTTATTTACATAGAGCGTCTAGACGAAGTACGGCGTAAGAATGGTCGTAGTCGATGAAAATATATATCGTCGTCAGTGTGGATCATGGGGGTTATGATGGCTGGGATGTTTCTTATCACCGAACACGTAAAGGTGCGTTGAAGTTCATTATGAACTCTAAGTATGCTGACTGGGATCGATTCCGATATATTACACCCGGCGGTTACGAGGATAACTATATGTACATAACAGAAAGGGAATTATACGATTGAATCTAATTAAACACCTGCTGACACGTAACTACGACCCAACACGATATGTCAATCAGGTGTTGGATATGGACGAATCTGTTCTAACCGTATATCTTACAAACCTTTCAGGCCAGTTCTCAGGATTCCAGCAGTATCGACCTACCGTCGAGTCTAAGCGACTCAACGATGCACGTGAGGCTAGATACTTCACATACTCACAACTGGGTGTGAATGCCTGCTGGGGTATTGAGACACTTGACAGTAGAAAGGAGGATCTATTCCTCGTTGAAGGGATCTTTAAGGCAAGCGCCTTACACATGCTAGGGTATAATGCTCTAGCATTGCTTACATCAAACCCTAAACCGATGAAAAGTTGGTTGCACACGCTACCGTACAACCTCGTTGGTATCGGTGACAATGATAAAGCTGGTAAAGGAATGATTCGCATTGCTGGGAAAGGGTTTCAGTCCGAACTGGACTTGGATGAGTACAATCTTACTGATCTTAAACAACTAATCGATGAATGGAGAGAAAATGGGTTTACATAAAACAGCAATTTCGATATTTACAATGGTTGTTCTAGCACTCATGCTCTTGATATATTGCACTCTGAATTGGCCTACAATTATTCTTAAAGTATTTGGTGTGACCGTTGTTGTTCTCTGGTTTGCACTTTTATACTTTCTCATCTACTCAATCGTTAGAGGAGTTAAACGAAATGGATCTTGAAGATCTACCTAACAAATACACCATCAAACTGAATGTCAACGATGACTTCGATCTGTTCGTAAATGGAGTGAAAACTATCACGGCAACATTCGTAGGTGGGCTGCTTGTAGCTATTGCTGCGCGTGAGGGTGTTCCCGTGCATCTCAAGGGATCTAGCGAAAGCTACATCTTAGCCGTCTTGAAAGAAGACGGTATCAATATTGAGGTCGAAGGATGGTAATCTGGAAGCGTAAGACAATCAACCTCGGCGATCAAGCAGTTACCGAACTGACAATCCTTGAGTGGAAGAGATTCTTCAGTATCAAGCTTTTCAACTTCCACAAGACAGATGGTAAACAAGACCGCTTCCATACTCACGCATTCAATGCTGTGAGTATCCTTCTGTCAGGTGATTATGTCGAAGAGATTGTTGACGAACTCGACAATATTGTACCTCTAAAAAGGAGCCGTAAGCGTTTCCTTTTCATTCCGGCGAACCAGTACCATCGTATCACCAAGAGTGATGGTTGTCGTACATTGTTGATCACAGGTCCATGGGGTGAGAAATTTAAAGAGTTACGTCTTTTAAATTCAAGACTCAATGTATACGAAGGTTTCACTAATGTGTCATTATGGCAAATTTGGAATTGTGGTAAGCACCGTATCGATTTGAGCAAAGGTGCTCTTAAACTACTAAAAGGAGAGATTTGATGAAACGCGATGAGTTTATCAAAACGTATATCGAAGGTGCCGAACTGACACCATTTATGATTACCATTGAGTCACTCATTGGTAAACTATACGATGCTCGTAAGAGTGTTGAAGACATAAGTGAAAAGTATGAACACACGATTGAATTCATGGATGATGTAGCACGCAATACACGATGGACGATGACCTGTCGCTCATGTGAAAAGGAATTCGAACCAGACTGTGAACTAAGTGAGATGTTCGGTTCCGAAGTATATTGTGGAGGATCAGATAGATGCTGCCCATAAAGAATGTAGGTATATTCCGAAAGTCACAACATTCAATGCTTAACGCATTTAAAGAACATATCGTAGAATTAGAAAATGCTGGTTCCGTGTTTCATGCCTCATTACATAAATCTGAAATTGAACTACCACACGGTGTTCGATTCATTTTTAGAGTAATCTCTAATTATGAGGATGTCATGAAGGTATCCGGTATTAAGTTCCATGCAATATTCTCAGATGTTGATTGTGCAAAAGCGCAAAGATTTCTTCTTACTCGGATGAGGGGTTCTTAATGCAGCTATCGCATGACGATCTGTGCCTAAAGGCTGAGAAGTTCCTGAAGTCTAACGGATTTGGTGTGGTATTCCACGATAAGTTCAAAGCATCAACCCCTCACGGAGAACAACCTGATTGCCTTGGTTTTCGATCTGGTGTATCATGTCTGATTGAATGCAAGACAAGTCGATCAGACTTCCTTGCCGACCGCAAGAAGCGATTCAGGATTGACCCTACAAAGGGTATGGGTGACTGGCGGTTCATGCTAACACCCAAGGGACTGATCACCGTAGAGGAGCTTCCTGAGGGTTGGGGGCTCCTTGAAA